CCGGCTGATGGTAACAGATCCCCAGTGGCTTGCAATGAGAATCGGTTGACGTTAGTGGTGGCGAATGTGATACTACCAGCTTCATAGTTACGTAGCTCAGCATTGACACCGTTGTAAGTATATAACATCCCATCGGTCGCAGTAGCTCCGGAGACAGAGTTCTGTTGACGGATATTAGAGGCTAATGGTGTAGTACTACGTACACGTAGCTCAGACGCACCGGAGTTGTAAATATCAGCGTTGCCATTAACTACCTGTAGTGCACCATAACCAGAGCTGACGAACTTAGCAGCTAGTGGTGAACCAGTGATATACGTGATACCTGATATTTCAGCACCAGCCGTAACCTGTAGTGCACCATTACCCATGTGTGTGGTGCGGTTAATTAATACTGCTACAGAGTTTTGATAACCTGTTGCAGCGTTACCAGGATCAAATTGACAGATATTACGCATACCCCAACTACCACCGGCAGAGATCAGTGTAAAGGCACGGACCATGACCGGGTTATATGCTGAAATAGTTGGCTCTGATGAATTTGAACCAAAATCCAGATAATGTTTATAATCTCCTGAGGTAACAGAAGTAGATCCACCGGTATTCCAACTAAAATATTTAGTTAGTCCAGAGGATAATTCCATCAGATGCATGTTATTACGCACACCACCATTAATGAGCGGTGCAGTACCTTTGATATGTAACATACGACCTTGATCTGCATACGCACTACTGTCTAATTGGAAGCGACCGGCAGTATCGATAAAACCTTTATTGATAGTGTTTAATATAAAGTTAAACTTACCGACAGCACCAGTACCTGAGTTTTTCACTGATAAGTTGACATTACCGTTACTGTTAGCACCGAGTGCACCACCTGCCGATATATTTACGTTACCACCAACACCAGAAGTTACTGCATTACCCGCATTAAGTGTAACGCTACCACCTTGGCTATTAGTACTATTACCAGCGGTAATAGTAACTGTACCACCAGTGCTAGCTCCACCAGAACCTGCGGTAATACCGACATTACCACCTCTGCCAGTTGTGTTGCTACCAGCTACCAGTTGGATTATACCACCGTTGTTTGCAGCGCCATTGCCAGCCCCGCCATTCAGGTAAATATTACCGCCGTAGGTAACACCCCCGCCAGCAGTTAAAGTGATGTTACCACCATAGGTACCAGTACCAGTACCGGATTTAATGAGCAGCGATTGACCGATAGCGCCATCGACAGTTTTCAATGTACCGCCAGGGACTATAGCATCTAAGATAGGTGCTGCCGTAGATACTTGAACACCATTGAAGTAAAGGATACCATCCACTTCAGTGATTTTCACCAAAGTATTAGCATTAGATAACTGCACATCAGGTGGAGTGTCAACACGCACCCCGTTATAGTGCAGTACACCGTCGAGTACGGTTAATTTAGACAGTACGTCGTTATTAGTAAATATCTCACTTGATTTATCGACTAATACACCGTCATAACGCAGGGCACCATCACCATCTACTGACAGTTTCTTTAATACCTCAGCATTCAAGTAATACTCTACTGGATCATTGAAGTGTAAGAACAACGCACCGGCTAAACCGGTACACGACGCTCCATCCAAATCAATGATAATGGTGTATTTGTAATTGGTATTAAAAGGGAACCCTGCAGTGGAGTTTAATCCAGCAAATACGACTTGTGCGTTTAACAGTGAGTACTCGCCTACAGCGTCAGCTACCCAATTAACGTTCGTATATTTGGTTAAAACTGATGCTAACGTAGTACCATTAAAACCATCTGTTAACTGCTGGTGTAGTGTAACGTAGTCGCCAGTAAAGTCGATGTTGTAAGTTAATGACTCTGCCATCGGAGTAGAAGCAGTGTCTACGTAATTAAAACCACCGAGTACAGTTTCTGGTACAGTCCAGGTGACTGAGACGGGTGCAGCTTTAATAGCGAATACGGCACTACCAGTCCAACCGAGAGCCTCTGGCTTAGCAGTTAGCGTAATCGACTTAGTTAAATCACCAGCAGTGATAATGCTAGCTGCTTCAAAATCAGTTACCTGTACTGCAATACCATAGTAGCGATACAAATCGCTAATTACACCTGCCATATCAGTAGTACTAGTAGACACTGGTATAGTAGCGCCGATCATGCCTGATAGGGCAGCCAGTGGTAATCGATCGTAGCCCATGACTAAACTACCAGATAGTCTGGAAGTCGCCGTCGGCGTAACGCGGATTAACGTGTTACCAGCTAAGGCTTCACCGGCCCACTGGGCTGGTTTGGCAGTCGGCTTAGAAAAACGTACCTCCGATAACGCGAGTTGTAATTCAGGGTACTGTAAGTTCAAATGATCTAATAGACCGGCCACCGTGGTGTCTAATACTGCGCTCATGTAGATATCCTTTTAATTAAAATGTAAGTAGTAATCAGTAGCATATGCTGCGGGGGTGTCTAACTGCCCTGCGTAAATAGGGGATATTTTTACACAATATCTAAAATTGGTATTAACCCACGCTGGTACTGGGTTAGCAGTGCTCAGTACCCAAGCATTAAAAAAGGTTGTTATATCGCTATACTCATCGCCGCGATAAACCACTGGAGATTGTAGTAACGGAATACCTAGCGTAGTTAGCTGTGCATTAATAGCAGTGAATATATCGGGATATAGCGAGAATTCCCATACACCATTATCTATAATCTGCATCGACAGTAATGCTTCTCCTATCTTATCACTCAGTATAGCAGAGAAATCCACACTACGCAGCAGTGCCATTGGATTTAAACGCACGTCATTTAACGGCACTAATAAACCTGCTTTAATACAACCGCCGCTAGTGGTAGCGGTTAAGCTACGCTGATCGACAAACTCAAATAACGGTAAACCTTTATTACGTATCGTTATACTGCAAACACTACCAGGTACAAATCGTACGGAAGTTTCTGCTGCGATTAGTTCCAGCGTCATTGAACCGCCACGAGTAGGCGCTAAGAATTCAATATCGTCGATATCATTATCCACACCACCTAAAATAAAGTAGACTCCGGTAGTTGCTAATAACTCGTCTAGAAAATCACTGAGTCTATAGAGCTCCTCTTCTACTAATGGTAAGTCTACCTGAGTAGCTGATACCGCAGCTAAATCAATACGATCGTAGTATAAACGTAATAGCCCACCATTAGCAGTACTGATCACGACTGAGGTATTCCCAGGCATATCAGTTTCAGTGGTTAACATCGCAAATTCCCACTCGTTTAATGGTGCAGTAAACTCTGGGTTTTGTTTACGGATTAACGTCGCTAGATCATACTTAGCGCTGTTTAATTTGAACATTATGAACTCCTATTAAGCAGGTACGTACACATCCGTGATACCTACGTTGAGATGGAAATAATAATCCCCAGCTAAGCTAGTCGCAGTAGCTACCTGATTACCTAATGCTGCAGGGATGATGACTACATAATCGTAGTTATAATTAATATACGGATTATCTGGTAAGTCAGCAGTTGGTGTTAATGCAGCTATCGCTGCTACCTCGTTCTCGCCATCTGGAATCTCTACCCCAGTAATGATTATCCAATCCACAGGTAGTGGAATACCTTTAGCTGTTAACCGTGGACTTATTGCTGATATGGTGTCTGCATTTAAACTAATGGTACCGCTAGCAACTTCATAAGCGGTCAGTGACATCAGCTCACGAGTAAAGTCCATCATCCGCATCATTAGCTGAGGTACTAATCGACCATCGGCCACCCAGGGTGTTTGCGAATGATTAGTTATAACAGTATCAATACCAGCGCCGATGGCAGTATCAGATAGCTTTAATCGAATCTTTAGAGTAGATCCAGCCGCAGCTAAGATAGAAGTACTGGCTGCACTTAGCGTAATATCTACATGCTCGCCAGCGTTGGGAGTTACGATATCTTGATCAACTAAATCGATCGCCTGAGGATTTTGATTGAAATGTGTGCCTAGAGTTTGATTGATAACTCCGATAATATCCGGTAATCGATAGGTAGTATTCGGTGTTAAATTGACCTTAACTACCGGGATATGTTGTGCACCACCTACATCATTAAAAAAGCGATCTAATGGAATACGTTGATAGTCGATCTTTAAACTACCGTTAAGTGCGGTACTGTTAATTGACAGGGTCGCACGACCATCCCAATGGTCATTAGCATCTTTAATATCAGTTTGGATATTACTGAGTGCTAGCTCGGCATCGGTTAACTGCAGCGTGGGGTTTTTCGAACGTAATAGGTCGAAAACCTCATTTTGCGGATTGGGATTAAAAAAGAGCATACTATTTACTCCGTATAAAAATAACTCATAGAATTTAAATCATTAGTTACTATTAGGTTACCAATAGCATCCGATTAACGTCCTTGAATAAAAAAGATTTTAGCTTTGAATAAAAAATAACTCAGATATATATTACCTAGTGAAGTTAGATAATAATAACTATCTAATAACCTATTCAAACTATCAACGTTAGCCGAAGGTACTTATCATGTTTACTCAATCATTCATAATCGAAAATGCAAAAATCCGTAACTACCTTACTCAGACTACTGCAGTAGAATCAGCATTAGTTGGTACTGATCTGGAAATCGTAGTGGAACAATTAATGAAGTTAACTGATATCCAGCGTGGTATTAGTGCATATATCCGTGCGTTTAATCAACGGGTAGAAGACCGTAAAATGGGGTTGGAAGAACATCTACTATTGAAACAGCTGCGTTTAGCCAGCACTCGTGTACACAGCGTAGGCGTTCACATATCTTATTTATACGAACAGTTAAAACAAGAATACCTCCAATCAAACTAAGGTAAAAATCATGAATAAATTATTAACTGGAGTAGCAGTAGTTGGCGCAGTAATCGGATATGTGGGTTATAACCGATATCAACACCAGCAAAAAGTTAAAGCTGCACGTAGTGCGTGGCAGGACGAGATGTTCAATAAAGAAAACCCCTGGGGTAAACGTCGTAACCCTAATAAATTTGCTTAATTAATCTCATCACAACGATAGCTAAAAGGATCACTCTCATGAACACATTCAAAGCAGTTGCCTTAGGTTTAGGCGTAGCTACAGTCGCAGTAGCTACTGGTGTAGCAATATACAACCGTAACCGTGATTGTACAGAAGTTTACGGTGAGACTCTAACTATGGGTCAGGATAATGGCACCCGTAGATTGATATTCAATACAGTTACACCTCGTCAGTACTGGGGTAAGGACACCCGCAACTATATCGCAGTGTTGGAAAGACGTGGCAGTGGTTACGAACTAACTATAAGTGATCGTGATGTGCAACCCTGTGTATTATCTAATGATATTCTCCAGCAAATCCTGCGGGAGTTTAAACTAGATAAATATTGTCAATATAAAGATTATGTTGATAACCACTACACCATCATTGAAAAATAAGGAATATTATCATGTCATTCTTAGACGCGCTAGGCACCGTAATTCGTATCGGTGTAGAAATCAACAATCGTATTGAAACTCAACACGAGTCCACTGAGACTCGTATTAACATCGAACATTTAGCCCCTGGTACTAATCGTATTCGGGTCCGTAAAGACGGCCGTGACTTAGTCGTACAATACCAGGAAGTCACACAAGACTCATTCGGTAAAGAGTTAGTCACTATCGAAGGGGTTTGGGCTTACCAGAGTAATCGGTACTATTTCAAACCTAGTAATAATGGCTTTGTTAATATCGACAAAGCTTTGATCGAACGCATGCTTAAATGCATGGAATCAAATCAATGGATCAGTACCTACACTCTCTGGAATAAATGGTCCAGTGATAAATACTTTAACGCCACTCTGTGGGGAGTTTAATCATGATTAATATTAATTGGAAATTAGCTGGGTATATCGGTGCCGGTGTGGTAGCTACTGCAGCAGTAGGGTATGGTTTATACTCTATGTTTAAATCCGATACTCCATCCACCGCCACACCGCTGGTAGAAGGGGCTATCGAGTTTAAAGAGATCACCACTCACGATAACTCTATCGTAGGTTACGGTAGCCGGATAATCAATGGTGCACCAGTAGACTTTACTTTTAGTTATCTGAACCTAGGTAGCTATAGTATCATAAAAGCGGTATACATCACTCTGGGTAATAATCCAGTGTTCTCGGTTAACGAAGCTAATTACTTCGTTAACCGTATTGGGGTAGCGGGACAATTCACTGCACGTCCTACTGAACATGGGTTTATTCTAGACCCTAAGGTGTAGTATGTTCACAATCTACTATGGTAAACGTAGACACTGTGGTAACGTCCTGAGACACAGGACCTTCAATCTCCCGTACACGGTAGTAGACCGTGTACGTGGTAATCCTACTGTACCTAGCGATGATGAGTGGGTGCAGACTATTAAACGTTGGCTAAGTAAGGAATAATATCATGGACCAATTAACATTTGCTACCGTACTGGCAGCTGATATAGCTTTATTATCTGCATACAAAACTGGTAATGAGTTAGAGTTACACGACTGTTTATTAGAGTCAGAATCTATCTTAAATTCTATCATGGCGCAAACTATCCCAAATCACGATGCACTGGTATTATCTATGGTAAAGCTAGCTCGCCATATTGAAATAATTAAATCCTACTAACGTTTGCTAAAGGACTACTCTCATGACTATCTTAATCAGCAATGGCTCAATCATCAATAAAACTGGCCACAAGCAAATCGTGGTCTCTCCAGAAGGTGAAGTCCGTCCGGTCCAGTCTTGTGTACGTACCGGCTTACTCCACACTCGACATACCCTGCAAGCCGCCATGCCTGGTGACCACGTCTATACCGTGCGTTGGATATTGTCTGATATTACATATACACAATCGATCGTCGCTGCTAACGGCACCTTAATTACTCACGATAGTTTTACTCAACAGCCAATCAATTTACCAGACGAGATCAGTAACTGGTTATTACCAGATTACGTGTATGCTGCGGCTTATCTACCAGCTGGACTCGGTTGGGACGGTGTCTCTACTCGTGCAGATTTAAACAAACTCGATCGATTACAACGGTTCTTCTATAACTTAGAAGATCCTATTAAATCGGTGTTAATTGAAGCAGGTCGTAAAGCACCAGGTCGTGCTATCCCGACGTTGTGGAAAGATGCACAACCATTACCGTTAGAACTAGTGCTAACTCCTGCCACTGACACTGATTGGGAAGCAGTAGTCACCTGGACACATACCGGTGAGTTACAGGTAATTAAATCTACCGATACGACTTTGTGTCAGTTCAGTCACTTAGTACGCAAAGCCATGCATATCGTATTCCATGGTGGGTATGTGCAGTGGCAGCTGTTTAAAATCTAATACGGAGTAATCTACTATGTGCTTCCATCAAGATATTAAAAACATAAATGATCAATTAGATCCACATTACGAAGCGATTATGTGGGGTTACGCTACAGTAACTCAGGCTAACTCTATGTCCATCGTGATGCATCTGGCAGATGTAGATCAATTGGTTAAACAGTTTTCCCGTACACTCTACGAGTACACTACAGTCACTGCTATCCAACGTAGTGCCGTAGATCGTACAGTATTAGCTCAGATTGAATCACTACAAGCTCGATTTGAATTGATCCGTACTAAGTTAACCGAACTCGTCGAGCAATTAAAAGCTCTGTCAGTGTCAGTTACACTACATTAGTTATTAATTACCAGTCCCTGCACTTTATGTGTGGGGGCTATGGTATTACTCCATTAAGGTATTTATTTTTTGTTTAAACCACCGGAGTGGGAATATGTCAATTAAGATTATTGCAGCAGTCGGTTTAAAAGGCGAGATCGGTCGTAATAACGATCTGTGTTGGCGTATTGCTGCAGATTTAAAACGCTTTCGTGCTTTAACTGTGGGTCAGATCGTCGTCATGGGACGACGTACTTATGAATCAATCGGACACCCGCTAGCGGAGCGGTTGAATATCGTCGTGTCACGTACACTACAGGCTATCCCGGGGTGTGTAGTGGTATCAAGTTTCCAACGTGCTATCGAATATGCACAAGACTATAGCTCGCAGTTAGATATCTACTGCATAGGCGGTGGTGAGTTATATAAAGCTGCTGTGCCTGTAGCAGATGAGGTTTTGATTACCCGTATCTATAATGAAGCATTATTAGCTGATACCTGGTTCCCGTTCGATTTAATGACTAACTACTTACCGATGATCCCTGAAGATGGTGATGCCTACCATATCGATAAGCCCAGTGGATTGATGTATAAGTATTGCACGTACTTACGTAAACCGAATATAAATTAAACATATATTATCTATTGGATTACATTCAATAATGGAGTTACTATGCACGATATTACCCCGATGCGTCCCTATTTATTTAAGGCGTTTTTCGATTGGTGTGTGGATAATCAGTTAAACCCACACATCAATATCCAAACCGATTATCCTGGTGTAGATATTCCAGTGCAGTTTACGGCACAACCTAAACTGACGCTGTGTATTCGCCCTGACGCAGTAATGCACTATTTCCAAGATGAAATCGGTATCTCATTTAATACCCGGTTTAATACCGTGCCGTGTCAGCTCTATATTCCATTCGGTGCGATTAATGAGATCTTCTCTAAAACGATCGGTACGATCTTACCATTTGCACCAGAGCCGTGTTATGTACAGGAGTATTTGGATAGCAAAACTCCATTGGTATCTGAAAAATCTACTACCACTATGCCACCACGTGTGCGTGGTAAACCCACTTTAACCTTGGTGAAATAACATGTTAGTACCGTTCTTTGGTTTAGTACCAGCAGGTACCCGTGAATCAGATGAATTAGATCAGTGGGCAGATAAGTTAAATATCACTCTGGTCGAAGAGACTAAACTCCCTACTGAATTACACGTCTATTTAGATGGACAGGTAGTCGGGTCAGCTGAGTTTCATGGCCATAAACCGCGATGGGTAGGTCATAATCCACAGGAATACCAAGTAGGTGTGTATAACATCCGAATCCACATGCCAGAAGTAATGGCGTTATTGGTACGTCCGGCGGCACAACTCTGGCCGACAATGGTACTGGGACATTCTAGTGATCAATCCTATCCAGTGTTGACTACAGTCTTTGGGATAGATTTAATCCGCGAGGAGGAGTTAGATGGTGAACCATTGGTTTAATCTCGTTAAGATCGTTCGTGAATGGCCAGCTGGCGAATGGATGGTCAAACTCACCCATCCAGATTGGCGAGCATTAGAGTTACGTCCTAATCACGCTAAACGGGTTATGGATGTATTGCTGGTAGACTTGGATGATCATGTCGGTGTGGTTATCGACGCAGAGTTTGCTGAGTCACTCCAGCGACATTTACAGGTACTCCGTAGTATGCATGGTGTAGAGCGATTCCCCTACACCGAATTATCCATCAGTCACTAAAAGGAGTAAATAATGTCACAAGTTATCCTAGTGCTAGTAAAACCTGGTACTACCCAGGAACGTCAGCAATTCCTGGCTCGTAAGTATGGGGTACGTGTACAGGTAGTCGCTACCTACCATCATCCCGAATTACCTCGCGATGAATTCGCAGAAGAGTGGCCACTACGCCGCGCTATGGTAGACCAAGCACCTAACCCAGATGATAAGCAGCTAGCCTTTCGTAGTCACCATCAATCATTAGCGATTAGCGCGCTGCATAACACTGTAATCAAAGTTAACCGAGTGGGTAACTACGCTCTAGTGTGGGCAGATGTCCAACCTATTCGTACTCCACCTAAAGGGTATTTTGGTATTCGCGGTATGGGTTATGTAGACACCACAGGTGAACACGTATTCCAGGAGTTAATCTCTATCGACTGGTGTACTGAGGTGGTGTAATGGCTAATGTTCGTATTGCTGGATTTACCGTACAGCGATTATCCCCTGCCCGACTGGCTGAATTAAAAGCTAAATACGGGATCGAGTTTTATCAGCTGGCGGCCTGGGATGTGTTGAAAGGGATCAACCATTTATTCGGTGAGTCCCTGGAAGACTTACAACGTGAAACTGGGTTATTAAACTATGATGTAGAACGTTTAATGGAAATACCGCTGTCTAAAGCTACAGTAGCTATACATGACATACATACTTACGCAGATACCCTGCGTGGAGTACGGATTATGTCAGGTAATGTATATTGGTTGAAAAAGATGCCAGTGTATTTCGATCGGGTAATTCGTGGGTTGTATGATAACGATGATCGCATTACTAAAATCCTGGCACTGGATACCTGTGAGCGGAAACCATGTTAATCGGCTTAGGGTTAATCACACTAGCGTGGGTCCTCTATTATCCAACTAACTGGTTCTTTGATTTGGCTTGGAGTGGCGATCCGTCACCATTTATAGTTGATCTAATCACTGCCACTATTGGCGGTGTTTGTATAGTGTCGATGTGTCTGTCGGCTATTATTGGTATTGGCGTAATAGGAGCTAGTTTATGATGCTATTAGGCGTAATATTAATCGTACTAGGTTTCGGTACATTACATCCCATCTCACGTGAAATAGCGAGTTATTTCACACCAGTACCACATGCTATTTACCGTAGTATCGAATGGGTAATGGTGTTAGCGAGCTGTATTGGTGGTGGTGTGTATTGTATCATGGTCAATAGTTTATTTCGATAGCGTATACCACCCAGTATACCCACGGGTATACTGGGTGGTATGCTGTGTGTTTTAAATCACTGTAAATGCCATTTGATGTTAACGAAAAGGAGTAGATTATGTCTAATAAAGAATTAGGATTAATGATGGCGCAGAACCCACATGTGGCACCATTAATGACACTGGCAACATTAGCACATTTGGATAGCCGACATTCCAATACTTCATTTGCAGATTTGTTCGTTCCACGGGTATTTTGGTATGAAGTAGGTGTACTGCGTGGACTGGCTCCAGGCACTACATGTGCAGTAGCTCAAGCAGTACCTATGGTAATGGAATATGTTTTAGACCGCGGTTACGCGTGGCTATTGTGTAAAGACGGTACGTACAGTAGCGTCTCTAAAGCATGCAGTGACTTAAAACTAACGGTAGATGAAGTAGTGTCACAAGTCATTAAGCGTGACATCGGTCTATATGCTGGCGATGTCAATAGCTAAGGAGTAATCTATGCTCGAGTTTAAAGAAAATCAATTCGTGATGATGCGTATACGTAATCACAGTGGTTCGTTGGACAGTGCCTTAAAAACAGAACAGTCTATACCGCGTACAGTGCACTCGCTACTGGCTGTATTAAATGAGGATTTAAAAGAGTGGGTTAATTTCACGATTACTGAAGCTCATTTAATTTTAGGTCCTGTCCGCTATGATGATCGTATCGGGTGGCATAGTCGGTTAGTCATAATCGATGGGTGGGGTCCATGGGGGTATTTAGATGATAATCCGGATGTACCCGAATATGGAATATGTAGGTAAAATGCACATGAATACCGAACAGTTCGTGGCGTTAGAAACTGCGAAGATGTACTCAATTGCCTGTAAGACCAGTGCTAATTGTATTATCTTGAATGGTAATGCGACACCGGTATTACCAATAAGTAAGTAGACCAGGGGGTGGTACATGGTAGCCGTTTTAATATTGGGTCTCTGTTTAGGGACCCTGTTGACTTTGATGGCACTGGCGCCATTATTAAAGCCACCGAAGGAACCAGATAATAGTGCCCGTGGTGTACTATTGACGCTTTATGCAGTAGCGGTTAGTATTATACTAATCGCATGTGTAGTTTATGTCATTCAAAATTAGTAAGGTGTAATATTCCAATGAAACAATATTTAGACTTAGGTAAGCGTATCATTACTGAAGGTAAGTGGATTGCTAATAAACGCACTGGTAAACGCTGTTTGACTATCCCAAATGCAACTATGGAATACGATGTAGGTGCTGGTGTTTTCCCATTAATTACTACGCGCAAAGCTTACTACAAATCCGCTATCGCGGAATTACTGGGGTATCTGCGCGGATATGATTCTGCTGCTCAATTCCGTGCCATTGGTGCAAAGACCTGGGATGCCAATGCTAATGAAAATGATGCGTGGCTGGCAAATCCTCATCGTAAAGGTGTGGACGATATGGGTCGCGTCTATGGGGTACAGGGTCGACATTGGCGTAAACCAGACGGTACCGAATTAGATCAGTTAGCCAAAATCATTGATGATCTGTCCAAAGGTATCGATGATCGTGGCGAGATATTGACCTTCTGGAATCCAGGTGAGTTTGAATATGGCTGCTTACGTCCATGCATGCACACACATAACTTTACATTAATTGGTGACACGCTGCATTTGACTTCAATGCAACGTTCCAACGATTTTTGTTTGGGCACGGTGGCCAATGCCGTACAGTGTTATGTAATGTTAGCACTGATGGCACAGCTCACTGGATATAAACCAGGGATCGCTACACATCACATGGTCAACGTCCACATCTACGAAGATCAGTTTGATTTATTTAAAGATGTGCAGCTAAGTCGTGATCCATTCCCATCACCTACACTCTGGATCAACCCTGAAATCCGTAGTTTGGAAGATCTGGAAACCTGGGTAACTACCGATGATTTTAAAGTAGAAAACTACGAAAGTCATCTACCGATCGTCTATCCGTTCTCAGTATAAGGTACTACTATGGCACGTGTACATACCCCAGAACCATTTACTCAATCACGTGAAAACGTGCTTGTTAAGATGTTCAACAGTCAACCTTTTAAAATGTCAGTAGCGCTCACACCGAAAGCGGCGGCTATCTATGATCACAACCCTGCGTATGTCTTTACTCGTAAAGAGGTATGTTGGATTGAACGGGGTGAAGATTGGTACGGCATCCCACACTATACTGGTAGGGTAGCAGTACTGGTAGAGCGAAATGATTGGCTGTCCGCCAGAATGAATCAAGACCGCTCAGATCCATGGGGGTAGTATGCAACAACGTTATTATTTAGCCGATACGCATTTCGGTCACGGTGACGCGATACTGCGGTTTAGACCACAGTTTAGTACGTGGCAGGAACACGATCAGTACATTATCGATCAAATCAATGCTGTAGTAAACCCTACCGATTCATTATATCTGGCAGGTGATATCGTCATCCGTACACCGGGATATGCGGCACTAGATGCGATTAACTGTCGTAACATATACTTAGTGCAGGGTAATCATGACGGTGAGCGCTGCGTGCTGCCTACGCGGTATAAAGAGGTGTCTAGTGTTAAACCGTGTCGTATAGACAAAGTCATGGGGGTTATCTCCCACGTACCAGTACATCCACAGTGTTTAGATCGTTGGGTGTTTAATATACACGGTCACTTACACGACCAGATAATCGACGATCCACGTTATGTGAATGTCAGCTGTGAACAAACCGACTATAAACCAGTTAATTTAGACTGGATTCGTAATAAATTAAAAGGAGTGTTACATGCAGCGTCCTCGGATTGAGTTTGGTACTATCCAAACATTTACTGGACAACCAGATTGTACGGTAGCTATTGAGTTACCATTTATTGATATTGCATTACCAGACTGGATCAAGCCAGTACCGGATGGTTTAGGATTTTATATCGCATCACCATGGCGATTGTTGAGCACTGTCGCACTGGATGAATTGTTGGCATATATGAATAAGCAATCCTTACTAATCGACGCATGTCGTGTAGCAATGTTCAGAGGCATGGTAACTTTACTCAAAGACGAATTACATACCCCAATTTATGCTCGATGGGTACCTGGTATCCCAGCTGACTAATATAGGGAGTGTCTATGCTATTGATTGCTATGTTAGTAGTTATAGGCATTCCAATCTTTTTAATTGGATTAATCTATTATGTCTGTAGCCACTAGGATTAAATTAGTGTGCTGGGTAGTGGTGGTAACCACTACCTTAACGTATAGTTATATAAAACATTTGTAAGGATATTAGTTATGTGGCAAATCGTCGAGAAACGGCATGCTGAAGCTGTTTACTGCATTTCATTTATTGAAAAGCTAGCAGTAGAGTTTAGCTACACGCAATACAATACGATCGTCACAGTAGACGATGCTACTGCTCAGATTGGATTAAATGAGCGAGTAACCGGAGAGCTGTGGCTCCAGTGTCCACGGTTAGCGTGTTTATTAGGTACCGGCATTACTTTTGACGCAGGGCATATCTGGCTAGACGACGTGTTGATATTTGTACATGATGATGATACTAATGTCCTAATGTGTGGTAATCAACTAATCGATTGTGATAATACAGATACCATCGTCTGGAACATCTCTCAATTATGGAAACGTTTAAATACGACATTTCGTATACTATTTAAACTGATGTTAGCACAAGACCCTGTGATAGGTATTAATCAACCTATCGTAGAGCATTGCCAGCGGATTTTAAGTATGATCGATTCTAAGGAACCGATGACCTTAGATGTGCGTCAAGCGGTCTCTAATTCTATTACTGCATTAGCACAGTATTATAGTTACCGCCCCAATAACCACGGCGTAGTAGAACTACTCAAAGATCTGCATCAAATGTCGATCGATGCAGATCATATCCAGTACGGTGGGATTACTATCCCTAAAACATTATTCGCTGCGCTGCTCTGTGCTGAGTGTCGTGATACTTACATGGGGGGTCAATGAATGACTTTAAAATGTACTGCTTGTCAAAAGCAGTTAAAACATCCGCCATACGACCTAGGTGAAATGGATCTTGTGCCACAAGATCCGGCACATCCAGTCTGTCCGGTGTGTGGTGGGTTACATTTTGAATGGGCCTATACACACCCTATCGAATTTGACTACTACTATCAGGTCTATCGCGATACCAACAGTTGTCCAGTGGATATCGACTACGAGGCGTATCCGTGCCCGTCGTGTAAATCACCTGCTAGACTCACTGGTGTTAATCCGTATGCAGAACATTATGTATGCGGTACCTGTAATCGTGACTTTGACGTGAAATAACCCTAGCTAGCTACCTTAAAGGTAGCTAGCGTAGGAGTTGTGGTAGTTGAATTATTTTTTCTAGCAGTGTTAAATCTGGGGTAGTTTGTGTAAGGTCTGCCCAGCGACTGCAATATCTACAGCGTAGTCTTACCTTTATGCACAGTGAGTAACTTTGGGTACTCTATCCAAGGTTTAGTAATAAACAGTCCAATTAATCCAGTAGAATCAGTATATGGTAATACTGATTCAATAAAGGATTTCAATATGGGTACCGTAGATAAATTACTAGCACTAGCTAGTTGTAAAGTAGATGTACCATCTTTATTGAACGCTAGCGTACGGGCATACCACTGCGGCCACTCTGGATGAGTACCCCATAAGGTCAACCATGTTTCTGGTATGTCACGATAATTACTAATGTACATTAACCCATCTTTCGGTGAATTAATACATGCTTGTATAAATTCTACTGTAGATGTCGGTAATGTAGATTTAAATTTTAAGTGTAGATAAACGCCATTGGTCATAAATAGACCTCACGGTAATTAGTACACAAAATTGACTGGGTTTTAAATTACAGTCTTTAATATTTGATGACAAACTTTACTTAGGAGTAACCCATGTATTTCGTATTACGTTTTGATGATCAAGTAACTGCAGAAGTGCAAGAGACTATCGTGAATTCGGTATTACTGCGCGAACTGATTACCCATTTTTATTATGTTAACGAAGACGGTACACTGAACATCGAACAGTTCACTACAGACACTACTGACTCGACACTGACTTATGCATTCGATCAACGCTATCCGATTACTCATGCTACTATCGTTAGTGATGTATTAGCTAAAGATGTGATGTATGTGTATCTGGCCAGTGGCAGTGAGACGCTCTCTGCGCAAGCGACTATCGAAGGTATCTGTTCTATGCAGTCAGTACCTGCAGATGCTACTGAAGCGATGCAGTACGCTTGGGAGCGCATTCAATTGGATATGGGTGAACTCGCTGCTAATTTGATGTCAAACCCTGATCGTGTCATGGTCGGTAAGATCGGTGAAGTCCAATTACTGACTAGTTTCTGGTACGGTAAATCTCAGCCACTGGAAACCGAAATGATCCAAAGCTACAGTCAATTACCAGGTGAACCTACTGATGACTGCACCTGTGATAACTGCGTATGCGATGACAAAGATCCGATTAACGAGTGATATTGCTGATCGGTGCATTAAAACGGACGGTATATAATGTTAGTCACTAACACCACCGGATATCCTCTCTGGGATATCATATTTACACTTACAGCTATAGTTAGTGTACCGGTAACGATATTAGCGTTTAAATTCTGGCCCTGGTTACATTATCAATGGCTAATCCGTACCTTTACTGAGGTTAGTGAGATAGTTGAAGATGTAGCAGTAATCTGCCCACCGATTGATTTATTTAATGGTCGTTATGGTAGTTTACTTAAACGGGTAGAGTGTCGTAATCTACAGATTACCTCAGTAGTAGTAAGTGGTAAACTCTATACGTTAAAAGATCGGGTACAGACGATCCAGTATCAAGCTGCTACTAACCACCCATGGTCACAGCTAGTATGTATTCAACAGTTAGCTGATATATGTGTAGGTGATCGTACAGTAGCGTGCGTAATCAAATTTAAAATCGAAAATGGACGGTATGAATTACTGTCGATTAAATGCGATTATCCCATTGAACGATATAATATCGTTTATCAACTAAATAGAATAAAGTAAGGATGTACTCGTGTATATAGCATTCGAAGGTATTGATGGTTGTGGTAAATCCACCCAAGTCATGGCACTGATTCGACATCTGGAAAAACTCGATCTCGCTACCAAGCGTGTTTGGGAACCAGGTTCTACACCGATGGCGGAAGCACTGCGGTCTATGTTGAAATCCGATGAACTCGATGAGCTCGTGGTACCAGAAACAGAACTACTGCTATTCAATGCAGCGCGTCAACAGACACTGCACAATATCGTAGCACCTGCTTTAAAAGCTGGTAAAGTTGTAGTATCTGATCGTAGCTATCTGTCTACACGTGCTTATCAAGGTTATGGTCGTGGTTTGATGCAGCAGTGTAGCGCATTAGAATCATTTATTCCTAAACATTTAATGCCCGATCTGATTATCTATCTGGATGTGTCAGTAGAGGAAGGTCTGAAACGTGCTTCGGTACGTGAAGACTTAGACCGCATTGAACAATCCGGTCTGGAGTTTTTCCGTCGCGTACGTGATTGCTTCCGCACTGAAGCACTGCGCAACCCCGATCGTGTTAAACGCGTCAATGCAAACCAACCTGTAGAACAGGTCTGGGCAGATGTCTGGAAACATGTAGAAAAGCATTTGACTGATTTAGCTGTATTAGCTCCTGCTGCAGTGTAAGTAAAATGGTAGCTAATCCTGTGAGTCTATATAAATCACGGGGTTAGCTATGTTTACGTACGAAGTATCAATGATTACTGGCTTTGACTACGATTTAAGTTACGATATGTATGTGTGGTACCATACTAAAATAAATGCGCACGCGATAACCGAACATTATAAACCAGACGATGGGGTCATGGGTACTGTAAAAGCTATTCGACCTGATCCTATTAACCCATACCTATGGTCAGTAGATGTAGACTATACGGCTGTCGATCTACCCGATCTTTTTGAACTTCATCCAATATCAACTGCTGTAGATAACCAGTTAATACTACTAGGATTCTCTGTATTCCCTAAAGGAGTTAGTTTATGCCAATCACTCACAACGAGTTACGAGTGTTAGTTGATGAATATGTAACTAACCCATTTATACCGGAGATCGTTAATCTCATTTATTTATTGCGATTATCCAGTGAAGGGAAAGTCGCTTTAAAAGAGATCGACTATACCATTAGTCGTTTTGAGATCGCGAAGATCCGCGTCTCACCAGAAAACAAAGCCAGACAAATACACTACGCAGCTAACCGCGTTCGTAAAGCCTTAAATATCTCAGTAGCGCATAATCTACTGCACGTGATTGACACCGTCGATACCAAGAACTCGTGGTCGACTGGTAATCTCGAAGATGCTGCCAATGGATTAAACTGTCCTATACGTGATATCGCCCAATATATCACGGTGGGAGGTGAGTACCTGTTTTTAGGACGTTACAAAATAACACATCCGGCGATGGCTTGAGCTAAAGTAAACTCAGATATATATTATTCGGTAGTAGATGGCGAAAGCTGTCTATTACCCTTTATGCTGTCTACTATCAACGAGGTAAATTAACATGGCTAGTTTACATAGTCTGATTATGAATTACAACACCGATTTAGCTGCTAAAATAGCTGATTTAGAATGGCAGGTAAATACACACACCGCAATAAGTAATCGTGAGTCATTAAGGGCTATATTAGCCGAGATGGAATCTGAATATGACGATTACAGCTGTTTTGTGGTAGAAGAGACTTCCGCAGTAGCCCGTCGTGTATGTGCTACAGTATTAAAAATATTACGACAGAGTATCGATCGGTACCGTAATACTTTAATCCAAGCTGAGTTGTTGTAAAATATTAGTTTAATTAACAAGGAGTACTATATGCGTATTATTAAACAGTTAGATTTCAATCATGAGGCATTAGGCTATCAGCTGGCTATAAAGATGCTAACTAATGGTAATTGTCAGGTAGATTTAACTATGCCTAATATACCCGCAGATGTGCCAGTGTTTGAAAGCGGTAGTATAGAAGGTGGGTTTATTGGGCTGGTAGATTGGCTAGTAAATCGCGATATGCGTGATGCACTGGAGTTTTGTGACCAGATAGAATATGAGTTGCAACAACGGCTCATTAATCCAGATGGACCGGATCTATCATTCTCTGGAATGCAGTTAGCGACAGTAGACGACCCGTGTACTAAATGTAAATATACGATATGGATTACTACACAAGGCAATCTTATCACAACTATTACTAATGCAGCTGGGCGTTTTGACTGGAAACATATGGAAAATACGTCATATGCAAGAATGCAATTGAGTGTAATTGAGTTCTTTGGTTGGAGTGCAGCCGCTAAAGAGTTATATACCCAATGTGGTATTGAAACTATCATCGAATTAAAATAAGGAGTAATATCATGCATGTAATTTATATCATCTCTCGTTTACTACAAATCACTGGCTGGTTACTGGCGATTGGTGGCGTATCTATTATGCTGCTGGATGCAATGGATGTGCCTCAGTTTGGTGAAGTAGATGGATCTGCTATCATCGGTGGTGGTGGATTAATAATAGGCTACGTGATGTGCTTGTGCACCCGTGGCTTAGACTACTGTCTTCGGCATACGCCATGGATCAGTGAAGTAACCGTATCGGTCTAATGTTAAAAATAATTCATAGATGTTACTATATGTAACACCTAAACATGTGTATTTAAGGTAAATATATTTATAACTCCAACACGAGGTTATTATGGAATTACAATCAATCGTACATGGTCAAAAACCAAATCGCTATACCTTTTACGTAGTGAAAGATGCACCACACAAAGTCGCGGTAGCAGTGTTTCGTAATGCAGCGCATTTCTTCGAAACTAGCGATGATCTGAATAAAGATTCGATGGAAGACTCGGTCTATCGTAAGTTTAAAGCGAAAGTGAAAAACAAATTCGGTGTCGGTAAAATCGTAGAACACACCGGTGTGCGTTTTAACTTAAGTAAAAATGAAGACGGTACTATGGCGGTAACTGCTACCCAAACTACTAATGGTGTAGCAGTAGATAGCACTGATTTCGTATATGAACTGTTAGCAGGGTCAGCGTAACCCTGCATTAATTAAAGGAGCTATATCATGCAAACAGAATTATTATTAGGTACTCTGCGGAGTACTAATGTCAATACTCCTGATGGACAATTGAAAATCAAAACTATCCCTACTGACAATTGGTTAGTAGACCGTGTGGTATTTATTAGCCACACAGTAGTTATTGATGGTGTAACCCATACTGAGATGCTGGTGTTCCCAGATTCAGTACAACGCCATTTACCTACCCATGAAGTAAGTACGCTGGTTAAGCTCGGTATCGATACTGGGCGTATGGTGGATGGTATGGCGATTCATGTAGTGCCACGTACTGCGATCACGATTAAAAGTGATACTGTAGATCGTATCACTAAACAGCCACAGCAACCCTACGAGACCCAACGTATGCATCTGAATAATCCATATCTAATGGATTTCCTCAAAGGGCTACGGGATGCTGACGGTAGCTTAGCTGCACTCGAAGACGCGGCGTAAGGAGACTCTAGTGTACAGTAATTTATCGTTAAAAGCTCATCTCGCAGAACTACATTTACGTGTACAGTCGATATCGGCTAAACATAATAGTAGTTTTGATGATGTGAAAAGGTTATTAACCCCAGACGTGCATATTCAAACTGACGTACGTCCACGGGGTAAAAGTAACGATGTTTATACCACCGTACGATATAAGAACCTACAGCTGAACTTTGAGTTTACGACCGATGGTCGGACCTTTAATGTTTATCCTGGGTATTTGACGTACAATAGTACTAAGATCGACTTTACCTATCTATCAACCCGGTGTAGTTTAACCACTCCACTGGATTTGGAGAGCGAAACTAAACTCGCTCGTATTATCGCTAAATTAATCGAGGTGTATTAATGTCTTGCTGTAAAAACCCTGCTGTTGAAGTAATCTATCTGGACCCACGTTATAACGATCCTACAGACCTGGACTTCCAGAAACTGGCGTACGCTACTCCTGATGCAGCCGCTATGGATCTGCGCGCTGCTATTGACTTACCGGAGGAGATTGCCCCAGGTGCTGTAAAACTGGTACCTACTGGCGTGGCTATTAATATGCCAACTCCGTATATGGCAGCACATATCTTGCCGCGCTCTGGCCTAGGTCATAAACACGGTATCGTACTGGGTAATCTGGTGGGTGAAATTGACTCTGATTATCAGGGACAGTTGTTTGTATCTGTATGGAACCGCTCAGATAAACCGTATACTATCGCGGTAGGTGAACGCATCGCACAGATTGAATTCGTACCAATCCTGCGTGTAGCGTTAAACGAAGTTACTGAGTTCTCAGACTCGTCCGAGCGTGGAGCTGGTGGGTTTGGTAGTTCAGGTCGTCATTAATCGTTATTTATTAAAGTAGGGTCCGCACCCTACTATTTATTTTTAAGCAAGGAGTTAATACATGTCTACATCCGATATCCAACCTTTAGATTTAAGTCAAGTAGTAGTAACTGGTGGACTGTCCGCTAGTACGGTGGATAACCGTTATCAGGTGATCGCTGATCGCATCGCTGCGTTGGCCGCACAGCATGTGTTTTTCGAAACTGATGTGGTGGTAGGACTGGCGGATTTTATTGCGCCTCTAAATATCGATGCACAACGTATGTTCAATTGCCGATGCTGTGCCGAGTTCTTTAAACGTGTCGGTAATCTGGTATATATCGAACCTACTACTGGTCGTCCTGTGTCAGTGTTCTGGCGTGATTACCCCACGGATGATACTGAGGCACGTGAAGCCTACAATCGTATCGCTCGTAAAGTAGAAACCGGCGTGATTATTGGTGTGTTTGATAACACGTCAGTAGTCGGTAAATACAACCGGGATAATCGTATCGGGGTACAAACTACGGGACAGTGGAATCATTTCTACGCTGATTTTAAGCAGCTGATGCCTAAGTCATTGGCCAATAAACATCGGTCAGTAGTAAACTCCATTTTAGTTACATATACCCGTGGTAATACACCATTGGATGTAGCCAGCGCCGCTAAGTCTTTGGTGTTACGTGCTGAGGGTGACAAAGGTTTCCCTGAAACTCACCTGCGTACACTGCAGAATGTCACGCAGATGTGGCAATGGTTAGTCGACCAGCTGACACTGTTGCATATCGATCCTGCACAACCTGTAAATGAAATGACTATCCCTGTGGTAGTGAACGCTATCCACGGTGCGTTTGCAGCGCATTGCCGCGATGGTAAACTCGCTGCGTTGCATGAGATGGAGCATTTCAATGGAAGTGTGTTGGGCAATACACTGAAATCTCTACTGGATGATGTAGACGGGGAAACTGTTTTTAACAACTACTTCCGTCAGATTGATCCACTGAAGTTCCGTGCCCGTGAAGCGCAGAAAGCGACTGAACAGGAGATCAAACTGGCTAAGGCGTTGTTTGATGAAGAACAATGTTTACCGTCGTTTATCCATCGTTTTGCCAGTCTGGCCGACCTACCAGTAATTTGGACACCTGCTGTTAAAGCAGCTGCTCCAGTAGAATCTGATAACCCATTTGATCAGGCATTGGCTGCGAAAGCGAAACCAGTAGACCCTACGAAAGAGGTGTTCTCAGAAGTCAAAGAGATCACGATCACGAAGTTCCGCACTGACATCGTACCGAAAGCAGTAGGGATGTCAATCCCGTACAATCGTTTAGGTGATTACATCTACGTGTTCTCAGTGCCAGTGGCAGCTGATACTCCACCAGTGCTGGTATGGGATACTCCTGAAAATCCTCGTCGTGAAATGACGTTAGTATCACAGGAGCGGGTGTCGTATGATGCATTTGACATCAATGTGTCTTCCGGATATGCAGAAGTAGTTGGGTTTACTACCATGCCATGGACACTGGCTGATGGTAAATCGTTGTTACCAATTGCGAATGGTCGCTGGGCGTTACTGGTAAAAGGTAACGATCGTCATCTGAACGAAACCAGACTGAATTCCATGGGAGGTGTGTTGTCCTCGAAATTCTACGGGGTGCGCCGTGCGCTGGACCTGGTGTTTGAAAAGCACTTCGTGCAGCAAAACGGTGAGATCGTCACTGGCTTTGAGTTGAAAGACCAGCGGGTAGTGCAGGTGGAGTTTGAGGATTGTATCCGTCATTACTGTCTGCGTGATATCGAGTAAGTTTAGGTCTGGTTATCCAGGTAGCGATCGCTACCTGGATAATAGCGTTTAAAATATAAGGATACTTTACCATGAAAAAATCTGGCGACTTCTTACTGGCCATAAGCAATGATGTGATACAGGCTGCCGCAGGGCAATTGCAAGTACACCACATTCGTACTAGAGACGGGTGGTTATTCGATATAATGATCTCCAACATTAATCACGAAGTCGAGACTGATCGCGATATGGCCTTAGTAATGCGGGTAAAAGGTACTACTGATGTAGCTATGCCTAAGCAGTATTTGAGTGAATTATCGCACGGCGTGTTTACGGGTGATCAATTGGATACGATAGTGGGTATTATCCGAATGGACCCAGCAGCTATACCGCGTTATTATTACAGTAGTCATCAATTGTGGTGACATGATGTTTATAATGCGTGCACAACCAGCGATCGTAGATGACGTCGGTGTAGTACAGTAAAAATACACGATGTGACACTATAAGGAGTAAGTTAATGGAAAACATCGCTAATGATCTGGCACAGATTACGGTATTGGCACGGACTCTCCAGCCACTACGTGATCTCAAAGCTATATTACCTGTACGTGATAGTTTGACGTGGGGTGTGGATGAACATATACATCGTCAGGAATACGAATATCTAGTAGATACCATTGATATTAAAATGAATTATAGCTACTGGCGAGGTTGGTTTAAAATAGCTTGTAAACAGGCAGTAAATGTACGCAAACGTAGTATTACTACTGAACAGTCAGCTACTAAAACATTATTAGATCTGGTTAATGGTACAGATCACCGTGCAGTTACGGAAGGATTACTGGTAGCATTTAAACGTTTTCGTGCAACGTTACCAGAATTGACATTGGTTACCGCGTCGGAATTATTTATTCCACATTTAACGCTATTAGATTCTATTCCTAATCTAGGTTTAGAACTGACGAAAGTTCTCCATGGTTGGACAGGTTGGCATATTCGTACCTGGAATGGTGTCCAGATACCCATTATTGAATATGACGGTGTGACTACACACGTGCGATACCACGACGGTACTACTATAGAGCAGCCCACTTTAAACGAAGCAGTAGCGGTACTACTCGAACATTTACGAGTACAAAACACGCTGTTACCACTGTCTTAGGCTTTAGTCGATCAATCTGAAAATATATATTACTGAAGGAGTAATACCATGGCTTTTAAATTCTACTCTGAAATGACGGAATGGTTGTGTAATGAATACCATGCCGATGCGATTACTTGTATCAATAACTGGATTCAATGTGGTACTATTGAAAATCCAGAAGATTACGATCAGCTGTGGCTCGCATTGCGGGAAAACCTGCAGTATGATCTCTGGGTAGGTCATTGGAATCCTGAGACACAAGTTATTGATGTAACTCAGTATATGGAGTTGACTCTGGATGGTGTGGCAGTGACGATCGCTGGATTAACTCAGCCTAAAGAGCTCTTAGATGGTTGTGTTACTTTTATGCAAAACTATTTCCCTATTGATCGACATGTGATAATTCAGGACTATCGATTTACCGATAAACTGGTACATCTCTGCGGTAATCGTACCGTAGCGTTATATCAGGCGTACAATGGTGCATTATTGTACAAAAACGAGCATGCATTCCCACTCGTCGCGGCAAACTACCAGCAATTGAAATACAGTCTGGCCGATGATGATCGTTATGTAATTCAAGAATTACTGTACAATCGTTTTGGATTACAAGGCGAGTTAGAAGCAGTATCTGTAAACGACTATTTATAATCACCAGTAGTACAGTGGCATGTGCCACTGTACTACCACTAAGGAGCATTTTAACATGGCTATTGAAAAAGATAGTTTTACGATTTTGATGGATAGTTTCTTAGATGACCTAAAATGTCAAAAGAGTGGTATGAAAAAGTTGTACGATTTCACCGGATCGTTTACAGGTAGCGGTAAATTTAACGATAGATATCATCTACATGTTTATTATAACGCCGGTGATGCATGTCCATACACACTAATGATTAAACAATTTGGTGGTGCGGATGATAAATATGTGCGTACGTTTGAAACCATACAGTCATTGTTAACACATCTGTCCATCTGTGATATTCCAGATCGGGATACTATCGAAAAGGCCCTGCTGAATAAGCGATATACAGTTAGTGCTGGATACGATGTTTATCATATCATCGGGTATGTGATCGCATCACATCGTGACACCGCATTAATCCAAACTATTACTGGGGCATGGGTGATACTCACCGATGAGGATCTAAAGCCACTGGAATATAAAACCACGGCAGAATTGATCCAAAATGTAACATTGGAGCATATGCCATTGCTAGCAATAGCTGGATTAGTGCCCACTAACGTAAACTATATAGTCTAGGGGACATTATCGTGTTAAAAACTATAGTATTAATTTATGTTTTACTGTGGTCATTTACTGTCCGAGCAGCTGTATCGCAGCCATTACAGGTAATCTGTCAATCTGAAGACTCCGCGTTAGACGTCTCTAATCAAGATCCTGATGATACTCTACGATTACCAGGTGATTGTGGGGTAATGCCACGCGGTTTGATCTACGAAGTATTAGGGAGCCATATAGGGGCGTTTTATAATGCCTCCTATATTACTTTTATCGGTGGTGAGCGTAACAGTACACAGGCCTGGATCTTTGAAAGGAGATAATTATGTCGGCCATTAAACTAACTGATCAGTACGTGTATGGTTGGACACCCGCTAATGGTGCTGGTCGTAAACACCGGTACTTTAGTTTACCTGAATTAACTGTGGTGGCTACGCGCGCAGTCTACCACTGGTCAGTTACTGGTTTATATTACATCGTTGATTATGACCCTACAATGCGTATCAATGCTGTCAGAAAAGCCTTTATGGATCAGATGGAGTTAAACTGGCCTAATAATCGTATACGTGTTACACCGATCGACATACCTGCGGATGCGTTATTACATCATACACCACCGGTAGGGTGGTCATTAGCACTACATGGTTTAACACCACGTAGATTAGTACACTGCGAGTAATTACTCACAAAGGAGTTCGTCATGAAACCTGAATATCAAGAACGTATTAATGCGTTAATAACCAAGATGCAGGATAGTATAGCGCGTGGGCAACCGTATTGGATACAAGTACCTGGTAAAGGTGCCTATTCTATCGGTTTTCGTGAATTAGGCTTGGCAGATATTTGTATCCTATTCGATGGACGTGTGCCAGGGTATACATTGAACCGCATTTTAGATGCGTGGCGTGTAGATCCTAAGTTAGGTGTCCATGAATTACCTGAGGACGATGATTGGCACACATTTTATTTCTCTGTACGTAAAATTCAAACGCCTGAGCCATCACAGCATTTTGCATTTAATCGCGACGTGTGTCCAAATCCAGAATTTGTACAGGTCTTTTTACAGTCCGAAAAGAACGGATGTTTACCTTTCGAACCTGGGTACGCGTTTGACCCAGAAGCACCGGATTGGTTATTCGATGATAATGTCACTTGGTTCTACAGTGATATCAAACCAGTGCGACCGGTTAAATAATACTGTTGCTAGTATTATAGTGAGACGTGCCGCAGCGCAATCTCTAGGTAAGTAACAATAAGGAGTGAATCGATGAGTTTTAAATTAGCGCAACTGGATATGCAGTATGATACATTGGCGGCTAAGCTGACAGCCATTGGACATCAACAATTACTGTGGCAAACCAGTGGTGATACTGGTTTGTGGGATATTCAGTCGTTGTTGTCGGAGACCGATCGACAGGTAATGGAATGTCGTCACTGTAAAGCGACGCTGCTAGAGTTAGCTAACCTCGTGACACTGGACCCTACTACAGGTCTGACACGGGCAGTATTCTGGCGGTCCTACGATGCAGGCGGTGACGTCGCCCTGCGTCGGGGTTTGGATTTCCTCGCTGAAATCGTAGAACGTAATCCCATCACAGGTCTACCGCGCAGATGGGTCAGTGCACGGCCATCTAAACCAACCATCGTAGGTATGACTCAAACTGAGCCGTATCCACATTACTGGGCGGAGTTGTCGTGGAATACACAGGTGTTAATACCTGACTACACTCGTATGTATAGTCAGTTAAAAACCTGGTTGTTGGATTATCCGCTGGAAGTGACTTTAAAGGAACTCACACGTATAGTGGAGTTTTGTATCGCTACGGATTTAGATGTTGTAGTACAACCGCGTCATATTCTGGCGCTATTAAAAGAACAATTGACATTACAAGCTGCTGGACATACCTTACGTAATGCGCTAGCAATGCAATATGCAGTAGTTACTGGTAATCATGCTGGTACGTGGCGAGCACGACAATTAACCGCACTGGAGAATTTCCATGAGTCTCCGCTGCAAGCCTGCATCACTGCATTGTCACGTACTGAGGACGACGTACTACGGTTAGAGTTGATTCTAGATTATGTGCGTAAGATCAATCCAATGGCTTGGGAAGCCGTAGCTTTAGCTAATTTAAATGACACTGAGGCAGCTAACGACTCAGACCAGCCATTAAACAGCCTGTAAGGTACCTGTAATCAATTCTAGCACTAAACAGTAGTCATCATAGCTATATAGCTATGATGACGTTATAATGTCTCTAAAGGAGTATATTCAAATGGTAAAATTATTAACTACTGACCACGTCCTCGCTACTAAGCTGTTACAGACGTTGGTACAAATACCGCGAATGGTACTGAATAAAAGTGGTGAATTAACCATCGCTTTGGCGAACAATTCAATACAGCGAATTCATTTGACTAAAAATATCACTACTGGCGTTTGGAGTAGTCGTCAGTTATACAATGCTATTCTGGATATGTCAGAAATCACTAAATTGTCCCCAGATGCACTGATTGGATTTACCACATTACCGTGGGAGATTCGACTCACTGAAAATTTCCACGGTATTATTTCCAGCGATGGTGTAGATGTTTTGGACTTCTCGATGGGTGATGAAGAAGAGATCTACTTAGACAGTTACGATCGTGCCGAAATGGATGCTGGGCTGTTACGCTGTGATAGCATTTGCCGCGGTGCGATCGCGCTGGTGAACATGTTGGCTATGGGGATATTAACTGTAGACGATATGAATAACATCTACATTAATCCGATTTTACCATTCCGCTCAAAATTAGCGTGTGAAGATACTCTGCGTGCGTGGATAACATCTTTACTCAGTGGTGATGGAGAACGTCGTACAGATACACTCTACGCGTTTCAATGTCAGTACAATAAAGTCAGTAGCGACCAACTGGACGGAGTGTGGGGTGTCGAGCATACACTATGGGAAGAATTAATTAAAGTCGGACAACTGGTACATAAATACCGGGTTTATCTGAGTGATGACAAAGTGTATTTTACACTCCCTGATGACACCACACTGCAGATTGATATCGATGCGATGGCGATCGCATTAGATTACAACCAACACACAGTACACTGGCTCCCAGGAGTTTTAGCATGAAAAATGAAGTTGCATTAACTGCACTGGTGAGTACCTCTATCAAACATGTGCAGTCACAAATTGAGTTAATGTTAAAAACTGATCCTAATGATATCACCAAACCATGGTTGTATCTCATGGAATGGTTGGGATTGGTAGCACCGCATATGGTGAATGTGCTGGCAAAACTGTCAGATACCCATCGCCACACTACGTTAAAATCAATCGCTGTGTCGGGAATGCAGTTGCATATACCGACAGCGGTACAATTTGATCCTGCAGTGTGTGCACAATTACACGAGCGATTTATGCCATCGGCTACGGCTAAACCATATCCGGTAGAAGTCCAGGGCTTAATGGACGATATACAATCTCTCTGTAATGCGATAGAGTCTGACGGTTTTACGTTAGAGTTAAATCAACGGTATAACCAAATCCAAATGCGTTGGGCCCAATTTAAATTACAGGCACATGCATTAATCGGTACTGGGGAACAACCTAACGATGCACACGATTACTATCACGAAGTGATGCCGCTATATCGTAAACTGGTACATACTGTTAACCGGTGCGTTTAGCACCTATTGAACGCATAAGCGCATAGGAGCGTTATAGATGCTTAGATACTTAATGCTAGCTATTGGTATGGCTATTAGTCCTACTATGGCTCAGAGTGACGCTCCTGCGCTTATGCGTGATGCTACAGGTATATTACATTATACCGATGGTGGTAACAGAATAAAAATCAAATATATATTACTAAATGAATCTAGTTATAGGCTGGGTGTAATGGTAGGTTCCGATACTACTATAGGCTACCAACAAGACCGCTATGGATTGATCTACTGCGGTTTATATATAACGTTATAAGGACTACTCTCAATGACTAAACCAATCGAATTTACACCGCATTACTATCAGATAGAACATGATAGCCTGACACTACTATTATTGGAACAGTGGCAGGATTTTCTGACTAATTTTCCAAGTGAGTCATTGTTAGACGCCACAATAGCCGATAATGCACAAATGATTTTCTGGCATCTATCGAGATCACAACGATTCTGGTTTACCGCGTGGTTGAAGGGTTGTCGTGTAAATAAAGTAAATACCTGCGAATTAATTGAATACTACTACGCGGGCGTAGCACGGATGGCGTGTCAGTCGGATCCAAAAATAGACCTTCAAGTTCGACACATTCGAGACACCTATGAATCGAAACCTGGCCTTGGCGATATCGAACTCCTGGGGCGGCTACAATATGGCATTATTGAGCTAAACAAATATCTCACTGGTGAACAACATTTAGCGTTACAGTGGATGAGAACTGTTCGTTATATTAACATGTTGATGCAGGATGTGATCGAAACCATTCAACTCTGTAAAACTCAGCCTACATGGTGTGCTAATGTAGAACAGTTACTACTGGTTTATAAACAGGCGTGCGAGCGCCGTAAAGTCGACGAACCGCGCGTACCACTGCTGATCCCTGTAATGCAATCTATTACAAACCGAACACGCATTTATAATGCTTTCGTTAATAATCTATCCAATGGAGTTACTACTATGACTGACACTAACCCAACTGCAATCGCTATTGGATTTTCCGATTTATCTGAAGTTATCAAAAATCGTGACATCACGATCGATTCTAAAATTACTGATATTTATGGTGACCGTGGTGTAGTATGTGAAGTACCGGCACATGTTGCACCTCCGGCTAACCTGCGTAAAGAACCAGCATATCAACTGAATATCAATGGCTGTGGGCGCGTCGCGATGCGTTTCACCGGTTCGCGTTTAGGGTGGATCAATGATATCTCGATGCATGTGGATATCACTATACCTGGCATTTCGGTACGCGACGATGTAATTGAATTATTAAATACTGTAGAATTCGTACCGTTTGAAAATTCATCTATGTATGAAAATGAAGCGATAATGGCTCAGGAACAACTGACTAAGTTCATTACCGAGCTGCAATCGCGGCCAGTATTAGAACGTCCTGAATACAGTGCGGAGATTTGTTTTATCTCCGTAATTCCTACCGTACGTCAGTCGATCAGTTAATACATACTACACATGGAGAATATCTATTATGAATAATGATAAACTATCGGCTGATGTAAAGAAATTAATGATTGACTGGTTAAATGATTTCGCCACAGATGTCGAATTAGGGAATTATGAACAGCTTACAGAAACTAATGATCACGTCGCTAAAACCCGCACTATTTCCATGACACGTAAAGGTAATATTAGTGAGATAATAATACCACTAAATCCATAATACTGCATAAGAGCTAGTAGCCCTCGGGCTACTAGCTCTATATGTGTTTTCAGTACTGCTATTTTTTTGCCTTAAAATTACTACCGCCGAACAACCGCACTGCGGCGACCATCGGGATACGATACCAGCTAGAGATCCCTAATCGTTTTAGATTAGTGTCAAACAGATCATCAGCTTGACGTTTAGTATTCGGGAGTAAACCTGAGTACATATAGTCATGGACTATACAGGCAGGGAAGTACTTATACACTGCAGGAAAGATATTCTGCAGGATACGTGGTACGGAGGCCCCATCGGTTTTAAAGCCACAGGGTACAGTAACTTCAGGAGTACGATAATCCGAGAGTAATACAAAAAGATTCTCAGAAGAGAGGAATCGTACATCTGGTGGTGGTAAACGATAAGCTGGCATAATCACCCCTGTAAGATCGCCTGATAGGTTTGATTGGCTTCACGCACACGAGTAGTCCAGCCAGACATAAACGTTTCATTGAGCTCACGTTTTTCGGCTACTTGGACGTAGTGTGCACCTTGCAAATCGATCAGGAGTTGGATTAGATTTAGTATCCCGTCTTTACCACGTTTAGCTACATATGCTTTTAACGCACCGAGGGTCTCAGGACCGATACCACCTTGGGTGGAGATATCACGGTAATCCTGTCCCATGCGGTTCATAACGTTCAGGATACGTTGGAGATTAGTACTAGCAGCACCACGACCTGCATTGACACCAAAGTCAAAGATACGATCAGCAATGAATGGATGTACTGCGAGTAACTCAGTGCAGTGGAGTCGATCCCACCAACCCACTTGGAAGATATAAATAGCCATCTCTTCAGTAAGGTTACGCATAGTACCGTCCCAGCGGTATTTAGCTACTAGAGCAGCTTTAAACTCAGCAGCAGTAGCAGCAGTAATCCCGTGGTTAGTTTCACCACCAGTATCGGCAGGGTTATTTACATACCCTGCCTCTACCGCACACACTCGACGAATGATAGATTCGCGAGTAAAGTCAGATAATTTAGTAATTTTCATGATAAGTATTCCATTTATTAGGCGATTATAGATGGATGTATGATGCATTTATACGCCACAGTATTACCAGTACTGCCGTATTGCAGATCGGCAGTACTAGCCTGCACAAACGATATATTGTGTGCGATGCCAGCAGATAAATATACATGAAATGGTACCTGAGCAATCAATGCAGCCGCATCATTATTAGATCCATCGCCATTTACATAGTACGAAGGCATTACATAATCTTCTGCCATGACCACATCGTCTAATCTAACTTGACATTTGGTTATCGCTCGATAACCAAGAAGTTGGTTTATGATAGGACTAACTTCGAAATACCCTGATATATACTTTGGTTTAGTAGATGCAGGTATATTTATAGTATACCATGTTTTGATCGCACCGCGCGAGATAGAAATTTTTTCTTTAGCTGCATACGATGCTATTACACGTGTATCTGCATCTGCTGCCTGCTGCTGCAATAATACTATTGCATTACCATGTGCGGTTACATTGGTCCAGAGATTGGATATACTGGCATCCTGATTCGAGTTCTTAGTTTCCGTATTCGTGACACGTGTTGCTAATAAACCAAGTGCGTTAGTATGTAAGGTGAGTGTGTTATCATGTGCAGTTAATCGACTATCTTGTACAGTGTTCTTAGTTTCGATCGCATCTAAACGAGTATTCTGCGTAGTGTTCAAAGACTCGATATCGTCTAAGCGATCATCTTGCTCGACGTTCTTAGCCTCGATATTAGTGGCACGAGTCTTTAACCCATCGATCTGCGTTTGCAGATTAGCATCTTTTGCTTTTAATGCGGTAATTTCTACATAAATCGCATCGATACTGACCTGGTGCGCTGCTAAGGTCTGGTTAATGGTCGCTAACAGTAAATAGAATTTACTCTGTTCATTTTCCACTGTCCCTACGCGAGTACTCAATGCCGCTAGCGAACTAGTCATTGAGGTATACTGCTGCTGGATCTGGGTAAAGGTAGTCGCGATAGCTTGGAATCGTGGCTCTAAATCAGCCAGATCTGACATGATCGCCGCGATCTCTGTATCTATCTCTTCACGTGTATACGCGTTTACCTGATGAGCAGTGGTTTTGTGTGGATTAGCGATATCAGCACGATGTGCATTTAACATCGTCGTTAGCGACAGTACTACGTTATCAATGCGATCGTAGATCTGTTGATGTACAGCATTGTCACCCACCAAAATAGCTTCACGTAATGCGACTAACGCATCGATCTGAAACTCCATCCCATATACATCACCGATGTCATGCATATGCGGTGCTGGTTGGAACAACGTAGGGGTATCGATTACATCTTCCCAGTAGACGTTACGATTATCTAACTCTAACGCAGTAATCGCCATCTGGATCACATCTGCACTGTGTGCATAGTGTCCACCTACGGTGTTATAGCCGACTTCTAAATCAATACCGATGGCAGCATTAGTAATAACGACTACACCGCAAACCTCTTTACCAGCGGCTAACTTAGTTAACTCTGGATAAAAGTACAGGCACTCATAGTCGGTACCACGTACTAGCAGTTTAGTTTTACCACGCTCTTTAATAGTTAGTGTGTTAGTAAAGAACGGTGCAAAGTTTAAAGTAAATGCACGATAACGATCTACACCGATCGTTTTTAACTCACCCTCGATGCGATTACTGGTGGCAGTACCACTAAAATCCAGAGGGTATAAAATCTTTCTGATGCTCATAGGGTCGATATCGAGGAGGGTCTGCCTCCTCGCTCCTTAAATGATAGGGGTCTCAGGCCATAAGATTTCTTGTGGTTTGGTAGGGTCGATAGCATAGAGATCCACACGATACTTGCGTAGGGCATTAATTTTGTTATCTAATGCAGGATTTACACCACTACTGAACTCTTTAATATCGTTTAAGATCGATAGTTGTTCAGAGGCCCACTGTAAGCCATTGTAACGCTTAGCAGTAGCTTCGATAGTTAACTCCTCTGTAGTCAACTCACGCGTACGTACGGTGTAGTTAGACTCATCTAGTTGCACGTATTCCAGCATCAGAATATCGTCGCCCCAATCCCCCTCCACCACCCGCGTGTTCGCAGGTGCAGTGATCTCACCACTCGCTGTAAATAAACAGCGGTTCGTAGTTATATCAAATCCATAAAACATCATTTTCTCCCAATACAGTAATAGGTTGCAGTACCAGCTACCCAGGTGGCGTCTGCGACGAGCTTACCACGTATAGTAGCTAAACCAGTAGCGTCTGCATAACACTCAAACATTTCTAACGCAGTAGCTACCGCTAAACTCAGTGACCGTGGTACGAGATGGAATGTACACTGTGCTGCAGTAAAACCAGCTGGTGGAGGTATTAATCCACCTTGTGCTACTACGCCAGTGGTGATAGAGATACTAGATTCCATCGACGTCAGTAGATTTTTAACAGTCTGTTCTGACGCATACTGATTACGTAAGTCTTCATCTGGACGAGTGATAGAACGAAAGGTTGAAAACGCCTGAGATTGACAAGCGTAGCCATATCGAGTAGTACCTTTAAATACAGCTAATCGCGGATCTGAGTTTAAATCCAGGGTACGCGTCCACTCTAAAGCACCACCGTTGAATACCTGCAAGCCATAAGCTTCTAGATTATAAATATCGCCACTACGAATAGCGCGTAAACGACACTCACCTACAGTAGACCAGCCATAGTTAGATTTAGAACCTTCCAGGGCAATATCCCAAGCATCTGATTGCAACATATTGTACACTAATCGAATGGACCATTGCATACTAGCTGAATCACGTGATAATACTTTTAGCAGTGATAGCGTATGCTCTTTACCAGTGGTTGGATCTTTGTAAAATCCAATTACGATACCAATCGAGTCGTCATCCGTGTTAGTAGATGATACCGCAGTATCAAACTCATAGTCACCAATAACATCATTACTAACAAACCCGATATAGCTAGTCGAGTTAATATCGGTAGTAATCGAATCAGTGGCACTATTATACGCCCATGAATTGATTTCGCTAGCCACGGCTGGATATGGATTACTCGATAGATGAGAGAACCGGTACCATGTATTAAACACATCAGCGAAGGTTGGTTTCACTACAGTGTGTACCAGTGGTTTGTTTTCGATATTGGATAACCCATATCGAACTTTATCGTACCGTAAGTTACCGTGCGCAGTCGTAGAGTCGATATGTTTCATCAACTCAGAGACATTCATAATCCGATACAGTGGTTCGATAGTACACGTGGCGACCGTAGTGGCGTTGGTAGTGACAGTTCCAATATAAGACATACTGTCAGAATCTGGTGTACGGGTTTCTACTCCCACTAAATCCTGACTACTAGTCATATACAGGTACACCGTACGATTGGCTGGCGTACCCTCATCAGCAAACCACACCGTGGCTAAATCCAGTGTAGATTTACGATAATCCCAAGTATCACCGATAGTGCGGAACTCTAAAAACTCGATTACCCAACCAGTAATAGATTCGTAATATATACCTGGAGTATATTTACCGTCCGGTGTATATTTACCCCATTCAAAGATCGGGAATTCCGATAGATTCTGCGGAGTCTCTACTGCATACGCGTTTAGCGGTGTTACACTACTGCCGTAAATCATAGCCGCACTACGAGTAGATAGAAATTTATTCGTTGGTGTTAACGACCCAGTAGCGATACTGGTGTGGAGCATCGCGATACCAGCATCGTCAGTAGTCGCCCACGGCACTGAGGTTAAATCACCCCACACGTGATCGTGGTCCACTAATGCTTTATCCGCTACTGCCGCTTGGAACGCAGTAGATACCGGCTTATCGGTATCTGCAGTGTTATTAACTGCGGATAAACCGATCACTGATTTATCCAGGGTAATATTACCAGTTAGTGCTTTACCGCCTACTGTTCGGGTATTGGGAACATATTTAGCTATCTGTGCAGCAGCTAGTGCTAATGCTTCATTACTAACCACCGTGGTAGTGGTATTAGCATTTAACACAGATGATAAACGTGCTAAACCGGCTACTGCGGTAGTGGCTTGGATTAATGATGTATCAGCCTGGATTGGATCTGCAGTCGTACCATCCCCAGTTAATTCGACCTCAGGTGAGCTCCCTACCACTAATTCTAAAGTAGCATTAGTTTGCTGGGTAGTAACGAATTGGCTGATGTTACCCGCATGGATTAATATCTGTCCATTCCACAATCCATGGTTATTGTTTTTACCAGTACCGCTAGAGTGCACCGATAATGTATTATTACCAGCCTCTAACAGAGCGCCCATGGTAGATTCATTTTTATCTGCATCAGAGATCTGCTGGAGATTACCATTAGCACTGATCAACAATTGACTACTACTTAAATCAATTAATGACATACCGGTAGTATTACGTATCTGAATAGTGCTAGCTGAATTGAAAGTAAGCCTACCTTCAAATAAACCACCTATTAAGGGATAGTACTGTGCTACATTAGTTGGTGTGATACCGATTTTGTTGATTAACGTAATCAACTCAGCCAATGTTTTACCGTATGCCACGATAGCATTCGCGGCAGTTTGAGTTTTACCTAATGCATTTAGTTGGATATAGGTATTCTCATGAGGATCAGTACCGTAATAGTGACCATCAAATTTATAATCAACTATTTTCTTAGTAACTGGTCGCATCGCTGACATCACTGCAGCGAATTTAACTTTCTCTTCTGCAACTAACTCCTCTACCCGATTAACCAGTGCGTCGATACTACGCAATACTGGATCAATCACCAACGCTTCCTGCATGGTCGTAGGTTCATCAAAAGGCTCTACTACTCTAGGCCATTTCAACACTGCTGCAAAATCGATGTTACGCGGGTCAGCCATAGGCTCACCAGCTAACCAATTATCGATATCTTTCTTACGTTGTAAATATTGACCGCCTACGGTATGGTAGCGGACTAGCTCTACTTTACCTACTAGCGTAGTATCGCCAAAACATATCCCGCCGTATACGCCACGGCGGGTAGAGTCAGATAACTCTTTATAGTAATAGCCTAAAAAGAAATCCAACCCTTCTGTTAAGATACGTCCTGTGTCTTTGTGTTTGACTAATAAATCATCACGATAGAAAGGTGCAGCGATTGGAATTAAACAACGATACGCATTGGTGTAATTGGCGAGGTCATGTACCTCGGCAGTAATGACATTTGTACTAGCTAACCCAGTACTATCAAACGGATATGCATAACCCGCCATATAGAACTCCTTTAATCTGTAGCGATCAAATCAATTTCATCACTGAAGCTAATCACAGTGACGGTGTAAGTTGGTGTAGTAGACGGTGAAGTACCATCAGTGATTTGCTGTACGGTAGGATTTAAGTACGATGAATCTAGCATTTTAATCTGACCATTCGGGTCTTGAAACGCACTAAAACTAAACGTATCGATCCCTTTACCAGCTACAGTCGTAATAGTCCGTGGTGACACCAGAGTAATCGCACGGGATGACCCAAGTCCATAATCAGTACTAGTCATACCAGTGCCAATACCTTGTGCTACTGCCATACCGGTACCGCGTTTCGCCAGCTCCATAATTAAGTTAGCTGAAGCGTACGCTGATTTACTATACGGTGTGGTAATATCAAACCAGGTATAGATGTGATTCGCAGGTTTCCGAGTGAGTAGACCCATTGCACCCGAGGCTAATAATTCAGCACGGTACGGGAACGCAGGTAAATCAGCCAGATTAAACTTGGTCACTGTACGGTTATTAGCCTGCTCTGCAGTACGTGATGGACTACCCCATTCAACGTTGGAACGCAATACTACCTGGATATACTTAGTACCATTATCGTTGCAATACTCAGCAGTCATATACAGTATCAATTTACTCCAAACACTGTAGACTCCACCTGGCGGTGTAGCAAACGACATACCGTAGGTAGGTTGCCAATACTCACCGATTATCTGTTCAGTGGCTAACCCTTTATTGTAATACAACTTAGAGCGCACTATATTAGGATCAGTACTAGATTGATAATGTGCCAGTGATAACGTATGTGTATTCCCTGCATTATCTACATACACACCCAAAACTAATTCAGTACTATCGCAATACGTTCTGATATCGGTGGAGAGTGCAGCTTTCTGATACACCACATCACGTAGGGTTGCTTGTGCTCGCAGTAAGCCCGGAGTACTAGTGGAATGTAATCGATCCCACATATTGGCTTTAGTCCAACGACCTTCCAGTGCTGTAGCTAATCCAGATAGATTGCACAATAAACTACAATTATCATTACTAGCTACCCACATCGCATCGTTCGCTCCAGTGTAACTAAACTTAGACCAGGTCTTTACCACAGAGAGTGGTGAGAACTGATGAGCATAATGCTGGAGTGGGTAGTTCTCTACTAGATCTAAACCTACGAGTGCAGCAGCATCCCCAGTGAAATTGTGGACACCACTGGTAGCATCGATATGTTCTTTTAACTCTTTGAACATACCAAAGCTAACGCGACGTGATAAAGTATCGGAAACTACTTTAGTGTCATTCGTAACTAATGCACCAATATAGATACTACTTTTAGTATCCGGTAATATAGAGTATTCGACCCCATAAACTACTCTACCATCATTCATTAATACCGCATGCATATGCAGTGTACGGTTGGTTACATTAGCCCCAAACCAGTACTGTAAATCGATACTGGTGGCGTTAACTGTGTAGCTCTCACCATTAGCGTAAAGGACTCCAGATGGCATAGTAATCACCCACCATGAAGCAGGATAAACATCCTCAATCACTTCCGGGGTAAAGGTAGGATTACCATCACCATCCAGTACTGGATCACCATTGGCGTCTACGATTGGTTCGCTGGGAGAGACTACCTGTGTCGTAATGGCTGGATACCCTATACTACCAGCTGGTATATAGTGAATCATGCTCACAGTATTACGTTTTAATAGTTGAGTACGTATCAATGTATTCACATTGGTATAATAGTCGTACGCTACTTTTAACAAGCTAGGGGCAGCTGCTACGCCTGAACTAACCTCAGCACGAGTAGTGGCTAATTTAGCAATACCATCTACAGTGGTAGACATTACAGGTGGCGTAATACTCGACCAATCGTGCGTATGTACTAAAGGTGTTTTAGCATCCAGCGCAGCTTGTTGTGCGGTGGATATAGGTTTGTTTAAATCCGCGGTGTTATCCACTACAGATAAACCATATTCACCCTTAGTAAAGGTAATATTACTGGTTAATGGACGACCATTTATCTTGGTAGTAACTGGAATAAACCCAGTTAACTGCGCCATTACACTAGCTAGTGCAGACGAGGCTGCAAACGCAGTGGTGTCTGTAGAGTTAGTAGCTACCGATATTTTAGCTTTACCCGCCACTGTAGTAGATGCTGTAGGGGTAATTGGAGTAAGTACCAGTGGGTCTACTGCAGTACCCATACCAGTCCATGCACCGGTAGCTGTGTTTTGTACCGTGACATGTACTGTACCAAAACTGATATTACCTAAGTACTTACGTAAGTTACCTAAATGGATAACTACTTTATCATTATAAGTTAAATCGTCAGCACCGATAGTAGCTGCATTGCCACGCACACGCAATACGTTATTACCTGCCTGTAAATAAGCAGATTCATCGCCAGTATCGTCAAAGTTGGCTAAGACTTTATTAGTGTGTACGCATGAAAGTATGATATTACCAGAGTTTAAATTAACACTACTAGCTAAACCAGAACTCTTAATGATAGCTACGCCATCAGTAAGTTTTAAATTCTTGGTTAATGTAACATCATCGCGTTTGGAAACGTATGCATCTAAATGAGCTTGGGTAATGCCTTTAGCGTTGATATAGGCAGCTAATTCGATTAACGTCTTACCGTACAGCTTTAATGATTCTACTGCAGTAGCAGTAGCTTGCAATGCATCAGTTTGATCCCACGTTACATCGTGTGGATTAGCTTTATCGATGATGTGTTGATTAAACTGGGTATCGGTAACGAATTTATCTAATGCAGCAATACGTGCAGTGATATGTGCGATTACTGCTTCTGATTTATTTGCCGCATATGTGTTTACTGCATCAGTTACTGTGTCTACCGCAGCTGCGATATTTTCAGTATTAACAAAATCTGACCAGATTTGTTCGTGGTCTTCTGCTGGATAGAACTCCGGTTTATTAAACACATCTTCCCAGGAGACTGACAGTGGATCAGTTAAATAGTTAGCTAAATAATCAGCTACTTTATTCTTAACTGGAATATATGGACCACCGATCGTCCGGTAGTTCAGTTTGATCTCCCCGAATAGTTCAGGGTTAATGAAATTGATAGAGCCGTATAGCTCTAAAGAAGCAATCGCTCCGACTTCTAAATAACGATGACCTAAATAGTAATCGACCCCCTCTTGCAGCGTTTTGCCTGAGGTAGCATGGATAACGGCTAGGTCCTTTTTGTAAAACGGAGCAGATTCCGGGATAATACAACGATACGTATTATTAATCGAGGAGAGCGCGTAGCTCTCCCCGGTAATAAAACACGCAGCATTGACACCCATGGGATCCCATGGGTACGATACTGTTAAAGCCATGCGCTTTAGTCCTTATTTAAATAGTTTAAAGCTAGGGAGTCCCACGATGATATACGCAGCTTGCATTCCATAGGTAATACCATTGGTCCGCGTAACCGTGGAGGTAACTACCAGGGTATTTGGATCGTGTGATAGATTTAAGCCTTTAATACCTAAATTTACCCCACCACCCAATACGGACTTATCTGGCATTAAAAACACCCGACATTGTCCAGCAGTTAAACCACCAGGGAGTGGTATGACACCACCATTAGCTACTACACCAGAGATGATAGCCATATTATCGGCAAAATAACTAGCACGGATCGCTTCGAGTGCAGTCGCGTAATAGTTCTTACCATCTTCGTCAGGCCGTTGGTAATTGATAAACGAGGCATCGATTTGAGATAACGCCGAATACCCGTACCGAGTAGACCCTTTGAATTTAGCCAATTCTGGTAGATCGTCTAACGTGAAGGTCATACTGTAGATAAAATCAGCATCGACAGCAGCTGACCAATTGGACGTAGTGATCGCAGTGGATTTGACTACATAGGTATTGCCAGTACGATTGACACGGATACGTGCATAGCGGCCACGCCAGATCCCCGTGTTAGTATCGGTCGCGATAGTATCCACGAGCGCCACTGGCTTTTGATCAGGCAAATGGAAATCGTAATACACCGCAAACTGATAACCTGCCACATAACCAAAGTCTGACACCTGGATAGCTTTCGGCATACGCAGTACCGACAGGGTGTGTTCTTTCCCATCAATCTCTACATAACCGATCACCAACCCGATGATATCATCATCGATATCCGTAGAAGTAGCTTTTACACCCACCACAGTATCAAACGTGTAGTCAGCTACCGATTCATTAGAAACGAAGCCTACATACGAACCTGTGTTTTGAGTGGATTTAACGGTGTCATCAGCTGAAGAGTAAGACCAGGCATCTAGTTCAGCAGGTACCGCTGGTTGTGTCCAATCGATCGATGCTACCGGAGTAACACCATGAGAGAACCGGTGCCAGCTGCTAAATACTTCCCCAAACAACCCCGTCTTTAACTCATACCGTGGTGACTTATTGACCACCAATGGTAAACCTATATCTGCTTTAGTTAATGCAGTTAATCCATGTGCATTTGGATCGTTGATATGATCTAATAGCTCACGGAAATACCCTAATTTCGTAACACGGTTTACCACCACGTTAGTGACCTTAGTAGCATCTGTAGTACAATAGCCGATATAAGTTTGGTCAGTAGTATCTGCTTCTAATGAAGTTTTTACCACGTAACCATAAGTAGCAAACACGCCAGCACCTGGTGTAGTAACTACGTATATGTAGAACCGGTTATTAATCCATTGACCTGGGAACAACGTCGCTAGATCTAACGTAGCTGCCGGTATAGTCACCGACATACCGTTACACACATACGTTTCACTTTCAGTAAAGTAAATTACCGAACCAGATAATACCTGGGACGAATGGATCACTCGATCACCATACTCGACTTCGTTGGTGATATCAGCCTCATTCCAACCAAACTGAGTAGCTATAACCGCAGTGGTGGATGCGTCTGGTTGCAACAAACATGCACCATATTTAGGTACTGCTAACCACCCTTTAACATTCCAGTTCGAGTCATGCTGAGCATTCGATATATCACTCCAAGTCATGTTCACCGTGTTATACATCATCGTGAATGACTCATACCCACTCCACGAAGTATAATCGGTCCGATGAGCAGCATTACAAATGTAAAAGAGATTACCATTAGACAGCTTCACGATAGCTGAGCTGTTAAAGTTGTTATCAGTACGGGTATAACCTTTAGCGTCAGCAGAGATCATATACGTCGCTATACGCAGCCCTAGAGCAGTAGCAGTTACTACCCCAGTACGTGCGTTCAGGGTTACTGGATAAATCGCAACACGGCGTGTATAGAGGCTATTAACCGGTGTATCTAGCCAATGGAACATCGCTACTACTGGATGAGCTGGATTAGCTGGCACATACAACATCACATAACTATCAAATGGAGTTACTGCTAAATTAGTTTGAATTAATGCTCTAATCCGTTCTAACTCAGTAGTGGTGATGCTGGCAGCAATACCATGGTACGTCGCATCAGACACCAGATGATTGGTAGAGAACACTACACCGCCTACTGGTGCGGTGGTATCAGTAGATTGGAGATAACTAATACCGTGTCTAATGGATTTTAACTCTGCATCAGACGGTACATACCCAACACCATTTGGATAAAACCCTTCCAGTGCAGTGGTATAAGGTATTGATCCAGTAGTGGTATACTTACGTGCCCATTTAGAACCATCTAGCCGGTTGATCCCATAGATAGTATCGCGGTTAATCGCCACAGATGACATCGTGCTGTGAGATGGACCACCATATTTACCGTCGACCAGTACTGCGTTAGCGACCGTAGCAGTACGTGCACGCAATGCAAAGCTATCAAACATCGATAGCTCAGAATCAGACACTGTGTAAGTGCCTATATACGTACCAGTGGCGTGGTGTTTTCTGCTACCAAACCGATACTCACCTACATGCGTGGTAAACGCTTCACTATCCCATTTCGCTATCGGGAACGTAGCCTCTAAACCTGCATCTGACATCCACATCGGGTTGGTTGATGCTAAGCTGTTATCCATCACGATCGGTGCTACGTCACCGTTATCTATGGTAAGTACACCAGTGGCTAACTCAATCACCGCACTACAATTCCAATACGCACCACCAGCGGTAGTAGTAGTAGCATATACTTCACTGCCAAAGATCAGGCGGATCTTAGTACCGTCTGCATTTATCGCAAATCCAGTATTAGCTATGTCGAAATGCGCCCATTCGGCACTAGCACCAGCAGGTACCAATATCAGTGGTTTATCTGCAGCGTTCTGTGATACACCATAACTTACCAGTGGAAACACAGTACCGCTTTGTGGCAGAGTGTATAAGTCATTACCAGACAGTGTCACTGGAGTAAAGGTAAGTGTACCATTCGTATCCAATGGAGTTAATGGGGCACGGTATAGCGACACCGTGAGTTCGCCATTAGCGGCTGCGTTGTACACCTGTGCTACCACATACGCATAACTACCTACAATAAACGGTACCATACGCTGGCTATTACGACTAGCCATACTGGTAGTTTCATCTGCGGTATACGGCACTCCGGACACTGCACCGACATGATGTTGTGTCCCATCAAACGTACCATTTAATCGCACATAACGCAATGATCTGACATTACTGGAATTTATCACTTCCACGAGCATCGCGGTTTCAGTGTTGTGAATTACTTTAGTAACTCGCAATCCAGCAGGCAGTGCAGATGGAGTATATGGTGTAATAGTTGGAGTGTAATTGCTAATCACACCGGAGCCGTCAATATCTGCGTAAGCATATTGTACTACTTCTGAAACTAAATCACGACCATTACGCAAAATCACTAACTTACCAGATTTTTCAACTAGGAACCCTGTGGACCAACTGTAACTAGAGGGACCAGATGCGATATAGGCACCCACTGCTGGTATAGGTAAATATGAATTATCTCCATACTGTACCAAATCCATACCGTTATTCAACATCTTGCTGTGAGCAGCGGATTCTAAATTACTTATCTCGCTATAGATATTCTCAATAGCCGTAGATTCAATCGCGGTAGTTTGTGCTTCAGTAATGGTATCATTCAAATCGTTATTGAAATGCGTAATACCTGCTACGGTAGGCGTCGCTAACGGTGCATCATAAACATCCCACGCGTGTACATGTCCATCGTCAGCATACTGCTCCAACAACGCTTGATATTGCGCGTTAACTGGTTTAGCCATGTCAGACGTGTTTGTGATGTTCTGCACACCTAAGTCAGTTTCAGTGATAATGATATCGGTATTTAACCGATGTCCATTCACGGTTACAGTATTAGGTACCAAGTTGGCTAACTGTAGTCGAAGACTATTTATCGCAGCTGGTGTAGCTGCTTTTAAATTCACTCCATCGAATGTTAAGTCTGATGTTAAGACTAATCTACCAGACTGGGTTTTAGAACCCATCGGTATAGCGATATCTGCTTTAAGCGGTGAACTAGATGATCCTTTACCACTGAAAGTCACAGGCGATTGCTGTACGTAATGTAAATCGATAGTAGCATTAGCATTCATCGGTACGTTAGCTGCTAGTGTTTCGGTAGTAAATACCTGGTAGTCGTTAAAAAACAATTTATTGTTGTCTTTATCTGGACCAGAGGAGACCACTTTCAATACGTTGGCACCGGATTCCAAAGAAGCAAATGCACCGACTGTATTTTTATTATGGTCTGCTTTAAGTATTACGGAAGAGATTGATTGCAGTAATTGATTACCGGCAGATAATTCAGCCGATAAATAATTAAAACTACTGTTAACCCATAGGCTACCCATGGCATCTTTTAAGATCAGATTGCCAGTCATTACTCGCTCGACATTAATCGGGAATAACCCACCCAACGATGCTGCCACACCTTGTTGCGCATTCACCATAGCAGTCAACTGGTCTAATGTTTGACCATTGAACAGATTAGCATTCTTTGCAATACCGTCAGATTTCAATGCGTTAGCATTATACCACAGTGTCCCATGTGGATTAGTACCTTCGGTTACGACAGGGGCTTCAATTACTGGACCAGTACCACCTGGTGTAGATGTCAGATCCACTAAACGGATAGTTGGATTCAAACCACGATACTCAGTTAAACCGATGTGTATCGCTTGATCAAATAACGTAGTATCAATACCGCCGTCAAACATGTAGAAATACAGCTGGACACGACCTTCTTCCAAAGACGTATAACCTGCTGAGATATTAACAGCAGTCGGTAAAGTACCGTTACTATTGAGATTAACATCAGCCCAATAGGTTAGGTTGTTGCGATAACCGTGTTCTGGGATATCGATGTAATCTAAACGCTGTGCTTTACCATATACGCCATAGTTACGCCAGACCCCAATACGAGCAGACTCATTAGTACCATCACCTGCACCAGTGAATTCGAATATTAATGAAAACGTTTCATTAACCGCAGTAGACTCTGGGGTACGTCCGATGATTATCCCCATCAACCCAGTAACGTTATCGACTTCGGGTAAAGTGTCATTATCGAATGAGTTAGGATCACGTAGGTAATGTAACTCCCACTTGGCTTGGTAGTTGGTAAATCCGTAGCCAGACAACAACCCGTTGTAATTGGTAGAGCGTAATGCGGTATCAACGACATACTTACCGACTGCATCATCCCAAATGAGTGGTGTGTAGTGGTACGCGGTATCTAAATCGTCATTAAACATCCACCAGGAGTCAGCATCGTCTACTACACCGTCTGCATAAAACCACACCTCATCATCATACATCAATCTACCAGCAGGTTGATGTGCGAAACCTAATGCAGTGTTTGGTTCATCACGTACCAATTCATACAGGTTAAAATGCTTAAGTGCAGTACCGCTAGTATCAGCCTCTAAGTATTTGAAGGTAACGTTATATGCACCGATGTTAGGTACGTTGACTGCACCAATGCCATAAGGACCGATACCAAACTCACCTACTGCATCAGTTACTACACTTTTCGGTACACGTAATTCATACGGAGTACCTTCACTGGTATACGACAGCTGTATATAGTACTCAGTATCGTTTTCACCCCATTTGACACTAACAGTACCCATCGAATCAAATTTACTACCCAGTGGTAATACCTGGGCTGGGTCAGAGTAGATCACCTGCTCGATCAAACCACCGTCATGTGTCCACAACGATAATGCACCATTAGACAACAACCCCTGCGGTTCAAATCGGAATGCCAAATACTGTGACTGATCTGGCATATCAAAACCATTACACTTTAATGCGAATTCCATGTAGTTAACGATGTCGTCTGGTGTCGACATGAAATTAACTCGGTCACCATAATCGTGTTCAAATATATAACTTTGACCACCGATATCGATGTCTGCACTAGCTTCCCAGCCTTCATGGATATTATCAAACGCTAAACCTTGCAGCTCAGTAGTATAGCTAGATGGATCTACTGATGGATTGTATACCACTACATCACTACTGAACATATAGTCATATAGAGAACTAACCCCATAGACTACCCCCACCGAGGTATTGAAGTTATTCCACTCACCAGGGAAGTTACTAGAGTTAATCGCCCAACCACCGATATAGTTAACCGCTTCTTCTACTAATACTTTGTCGGTGCCGGTAGCAGGTGCTTCTGGACCAGGTGTTACTGTACCAGTACCTGTAGTGGTAGAATTCTGATTAGCTAGATGTTCAGCCCACAGACTATCGTCTACGATCTTACGCTGTTCTTTTAACCAACGATCGTAAAGTGTGTATTCATCAGAGTTTTTAGGGTCTTGTGCAGCTACTGCTTCACCGAGGTGTTCGACTGCATCAATCAGCGCTACTTCACCAGTCCAGTTATCGATATCATAAGCGATATCTACCGGTGGGAAAAATGGGTCATTCGCTAAAACGTCTTCCCATCTAGACGAGATGGGGTCTTTAAGCTCATTAGCTAAATAAGCAGTAATGCGAGCGTCGGTAACCGTATACTGTCCACCTAATGTTTGATAGCTAAGTGTGACTGGAGTAGTTACTGTCTCATCCAAAATCAAGATACTGCCGTAAATCATTTGAGCAGTCTGATGTGTACCACGGACATACTGATGTCCAAAGTAGAAATCAACACCTTCTTTTAATACACGTGCACCATGCTTAACTACTGCACCTTTTCTATAGAAGGGAGCGGCACTCGGAATGATACAACGAAACCGACCACCGAGGGCAGGTACTGCACGTGATTCGTTCGAAATTAGACATTTCGCATCGACGCCATGTGGGTCGAATAGATATACTGTCTGAGTCATGTCACATATCCTCAGTGGGAAATATTAATTATTGCATAGAATTGGCTACCATCATTTTAAGGAGTGTCCCATGGCTAGCACGTTATACACCTACCGGCTATACCGGCAGTGGTTCGATCTAAGACCAACCAAAGTTGGTTATTGGTGAATATATTAGATATGAAATGCAGTGATTTGTATGCAAATTACCGTGATATCGAGATCGCCGTAGCAGATGCGTTTGCACAACCCTACACGTTAAATCTATACGATTATGAATCTGAACTGGTTTACAGTGCGGACACCTTTCGTACATGGTTTGATTCACTCGGTGAGCGTAATTTAATACTTAATGCAGGTTATCCTGAATTAAATACTGACACTGCTAAATATGTACCATTAGCTTATAAAGAAGGTGGTAATTATCAGTTGGCGAAACGTGGTTATCATCCATCGCATGTAGTGGCCTTAGAAGACTACGACGACGTGATCGTCACCCATCCTAAGGTAACCCCACAGTACTTACATGAAAACGCACTGTGGTCGGTAGGTGGGTTTTTCTTACCGACTACCTATCATGACTATGGACTACGGATACAAGGTGCTGGGGATATTATCCGGAAAGCGACTGATCTAACTGCTGGCTGTTTAAACTTTGAACGATTAGGTACGCTAGATCAAGTACCATTAACTCCACAGATGGTATTTAAAGTGGATGACACCACTACGTATTATAATCGTTTGATTATCAATACCGGTAAATCACTCAAAAACAAAACGGTCGGCATCGTCCTAGGTGGGTATCTACATTTACTAGATGGTTTCGTACGAGTAGTGGGTGATCAAACGATCATGATCTCACTGCGTAATCTACGGTTAGCCGAACGAGTACTAACGTCTCGTAAACATCTAGACCTGTCATTTATGGAATGTGATGACGTAGAGATCTCTGCGGTAGTATCGAAAATGCGCTCTGATGCCGCAGTATTAAAATATGTTACCTCACCGTATAGTTTTGTGGTAATCTTTGATAACCCAAATATGTATCAGGTGGAAACTCCAATTGATCGCAACGCCTTCCAGGGTAATTATCTGATGTCAGATAGTTATGACCTAGGATTATTGGTAGATCAGCATGGTCGGAATTTAGAGTACTGGCCACATTGGGAAGCAGGTATTTGGTCTCTGGAAACCCGACACTCGCACTTACCTTACTATGCGTTTATGACGACCACGTGGTATAATGAATCACGGGTGAATGACGCGTTAGTGGGCGAACATCGGGTCGACACGATCCAACCGCGTATGTTTAACTACCAAGCACGTATATAGTAGAGAGGAGCCCTAGGGCTCCTCTCTACCTATGCTGTATTAAGTACGATCACCTGAGGTACCACCATTAAAGGCAGCTGGTCCATCAAATGACGTACTGGATTTAAATGCTACCGAACTATCAAATATTACTGGAGAGTAAAATCTCGCTTTACCTCGAATCTCCGCAAAGCCTGAGTCATATGCACCAGCACCACCGATAGAGAGTGAGCGGGCAGTGAGATTACCAGTACAGGTCGTCTGTGGTGCATTCAGTGTAACTTTAGTGGCATCTACAGTAGTGGTTTGTGACGACACATACGCAGTCTGACAGGACAGTTTAAAATCTTTACATTTAAAGTCGATGAGATTCTGAGCTTTAACGAACATGCTATCGGGGGCGTACTGCTCGATATTCTTTTTATTCAGACGGGTAAAGGTACCATTAGCATTCTGAAACTTAATATCGGTATTGGGTGAATCCAAATAGACGTAATTACCTTTCTCATCTTCTATAGCGATAATACCCTCACCTGGGTTGATCTGTACAGTAAACTGGGCTTTCTCGCCGTTGGCCATACTGGTAGATAGTGTAATCGTTTTATTGTGGGTAGAGACTTCAAAAGCGTAGGCGTTAGAGTGATCGTCTTTAGTCGCATTCGCAGGATCCGCATTAAATGACCAAGCGACCGTTTCTAACCGTTTTACTCCTTCAGAGTTCATATCCTCCCAATAGTACTTATCTGAATCTCCTAAACGATAGATTTTAACTTTATCGCCACGACGGACATCAGGTGGAGTAACCCGGTTGGTATTCGCTTTAAACCAAGTCGCAGTAATAGAGTTATCCGTGGTAACTTGTACCGACTCTTGAGTACCGTCTTTGTTTTGAAATTGTGTGGTGTCTTTAGTAGGGTTAGTGAGGATCTCTTCGTTCTCTGAAAAGCGATACTCTACCAGGATCACAGAGATCTCTTGTGAAGACATCGGTTTATTCGCAGAGACTAATCCAATCGAATGTAAGTGTAGTTGTGAGGTATCCATGAGTTACTCCATTGTAGTTAAAATAATTACAGATATATATTATTTCATGCATTAAGTCCAATGCATCTTCTATAGAATTTAACTAAGGATACGATTATGGCCCATTATGCGATTCACCCAGTACTAATTGACGGTAATGATGTAGAGGCTATTAAAGAGTTAGATGATGGTCGTGAGCCAGATGCATTTACGGTGTATCGTGTAGATGACCAGGGCCATGAACACGCTGTCGGTGAAGACGAGCAGTCCATCTTGGACGCTATCGAAGAAGTTAGCGATTACGAAGATATGACTACACTGTCATTAACTCGTGTAGGTATTGCTTATTTACTCGATGAAATTGATAATTATTAATCGGTATGCGTTGTGTATCGCACAGCGCTACTAACTACTAACATGTTTATAAGGATTACTATCATGGCTGCAAAAACTAATAAAACCCCTATCTACTTTAATAACCAAGCTTTCATCATACCACACTCTGATGTAAATAAATTACCAGAGAGTTTTAAAGGTGAAGTAATCAATCTGGATGGGTATTTAATCGGCGTACCTAATGGCATGCGATACACAGGCTATATCGATATTAATAACATCGTTAAAACGCCAGTGTACACTAACGAATACGTACAGTTATACACTACAGATGTAGCACAAAATGGTATAGGTTGGTTAGACTACGACACTGTGGTGATCGCAGATGGTCACCAATTACTGTATGTGCACACCACTTTATGTAAACCCGACATTTGGTACCGTGTTGGCAGTGGTGTAAAACACGTGTTTAATAATGTTGGTAAACGTGTAGGGATAGCATCTACTGATTTAACTAGTTACCTCGTGATAAACGATTATGTCATTAAAGCAGCAGATGTAGAGTCACTAGCCCGTAGTGATTTAGGAGACTATACTGTCATAAATCATTGTGCAGTAATGCCAGAATGGACACTCAGTGAAATCGAGCTGGCTGGCTTGAACAATTACAATGAATTTACCAACAATAGTGGTGATTATACTTTACTGTTCCCAGATGGCGACCGTCAATATCTGCTGGTACACCATACCTTAGTATCTAATCCACACGATACGGTGGATCTACGATTCTGGTCTGAGTTATCTCAACTTGAGTTAAATAACAAGATAAAGGAAAATTTCCCTACATTGCACTATATGCTTTTGTCACTAGACTACGATCGTCGTCGTGGTAATTCATTCGTACTAGGGGTAAGATGCTCTAGACGTGTATACGATGATGTATCTCGTTTTATTGGCACTATCGATAATTAATACTTACTAATTAGGTAGTGCTAAGTACTACCTAATCTATTTACTTCTATAAGGAATACTCTCCATGGAATACATCATTTTTAATAACCAAGTACGTTTAGCTACGCTGAATGAAATCGCACAGATCGTTTCTGATAATGCTGAACAATTACAAATCTCTAATGGGTTTGCATACATCCTGCCAGAAGAATACACGTTCGGTGGCGACATCCACCAGTTGAGTAAAAACTTTGTAGACAGACCGCCGGTGGTCGTTTCTGACACCATACGTTTACATGCGCTGCGGGTTCCCATGAAAGCCTGTGGTAAAATGTCGCACGACTCTATAGTCACTGCAGATGGTTTATGGGCAGTGGAAGAGTGTGTAGGTAGAGAAGTCACAGCAGAACCATGGTTTACCGTAGGTAGCGGGGTACGTACTACCAATAGTGCGCACTTCGGGCAATATACACCAGAATGTAATTTGCATCAATTGGTTAATCTCGGATATACAGTAATAGGTCCATTGGTGTTTAATGTCGCTAACGTGGCTGAATTACCTGACAGTGATTTACCGTATCTAATTGTCGGTAAGTTACCATTTACTAACGTATTGCATTACAGCGATGTATTAGAGGTAACACAACTGCAGCCCGATGTAGAGGTACGGTCAACACCATTTAAACAATCGGGTAAAAATTATTACCCTGTAACAATCGACGGAGTTACATATGTAGTCGCTGTGGAAAGTCAGTATGGTTGTAATTTGCAAATGATAGGACGCACAGTACGACGCCATCAGGCACCTACACTCGATGCACGTAGCCGCGCTGAGTTAGCACGTCATGAAAATCCGATGCTGGCACATGATGCTCGACGCGACATACGTCAGGACTCACGGAGACTGCGATTGGGTGAGATGAGTGGTCGTGACATGACACAAAACACATCACTGCGGTTACGCGATGTATTGGACCCTGAGCGTGTAGGACACGTGTCTAATGCGGAACGCGTTGACGCTAAAGTACATCCAACACGTACGTCTCGTCGACCTATCGATACACCAGCTCCACATACTACCATTTACAGTAGTTTGGAATTGGCTGATATGGAACACGCACTAACTGAGTTAGGATACGATGTTAAATTATTGGATCTTTACGATGTTAAACACCTGTTCCAAAATACTTATGGTTATCATGGCATAATTGCCGCTAACCATGTGGATCTGCTGACCGACATTCAGGATGTATCTGATTTAGAGGAGATGATTAAAAAACCAGAGTATGCAGTAACTGTATTGCGTAACTCAAAGTTATCAGAAGCTGATATCCGCGAGTTGTTGCAATGTTGGGGATTTGATGGGATGTTGGAACACGGTGACGTACTGGGTGTGTATTATTACAATGGTATTATTAGCCCTAAGTATAAGGAGCTCTTAGAGACTGTTAAATTTGCCCAGTGGATTAATCGCTTCAATACCCACATACACGCTAATAATCAATCGACTGATAGCTTGTTAAAATGTGTAGAGCGATTAGGGTATCGTGGTGTAGTGATGTCTGACCCAGATGAATCTACTGCGCGTGTGATGGTAGATAGTGTTATGTCAGATGAAGAAGTCTTATCGGTATTAACTGGCGATACCGTAGATAATACACCTGTACCGAGTGAATTTGATTCTCGGTTAAGCGTGGATCGTTTAAAAGAGACTTTAAATCGGTTCGGGTATAAACGCCGTGTTAAATTGTTGAGTATCTGTGGGGATGTAAAAACTTACCAATACCCTGGGTTTATCCATGCCGATGTATTACGGCAAATTGCTCCTGCCGCCGATCTGCGGAAAATTGCCCGGAACATCACACCGCTCCACACGATGTTGACTATCGATCAGTGCCACGAGTTGTTACACGGTAATTATGACAATGCAATTATTGATATATCAGATCCAGAATCCACTATGCACCATTTTATCTTTATGGGTATTCTGCCTGCGGCTATTTTAACAGAGTCGATAATCCCGTAAATAATCGTGCATAACTAATTAGAGCCCTTAAGTGGGCTCTTTTTTTTTACCCGAAATAGCTATCGTATAGCACTTATACTCGATAGGCTTTCACATGTACGCAATCGAAGAGTTTCAATTAGATCATTTTACTGGTATGCGGTTAAATAATATCTCTCGGTTTAAATTAACTGAGATTGGTCAATATACCTTGATATTAGGTCGTAATGGTTCTGGTAAGTCACGACTGATGTCAATGCTCCCGCCACAGGCCCCGAATAAGAACGATATCACCGAGGGTGGTGTGTGGCGCCAGATCGTCAACTTCCAGAATACTCGGTATGAATTAACCTGTATTAATCAAAAAGGGATCAAGTGTTCTATTCAGAATCTCGAGACCATGGAGTATCTGGTAGAGAACGCTAATCCGACGGTGTTCAACACCACGATACAGGAGTTATTCCACTATAGTAAAGACCTGCATGAAATCTTAATGGGTAAAACGCTATTTACTGAGATGCGGACACCAGATAGACGCTACTGGTTTAGTCAGTTATCAGAATCTGATTTATCCTACGCTTTAAAGTTCTTTCAGCAGGCTAAAATACGTCACCGCGATTTAACCGGGGCGATTAAAGACTCCCGTAATCAAATCAGTAGTCTAAAACCTAAAGTATTAGAGTCTACCGAAGAACGAGATGCACTGCGTGTTCGTTTAGAGGTATTGCAGCATGATATCGGGTTACTGGATCGTGCTATCGCCAGAGCACCACAACAGAGCACAGTATCGTTAGATACTATCGCACAGATCGATGTGTCTTTAAACGCTCTCAATCAAACGATATTGAAATCTAACGTCTACCGTGATAAATCACTCATCAATATAGATAGAAATGCGTTAGAGTGCGATCTAGTGGCTTTAAAGACCACTCAGGATCATTTACTCTCTAAAGTAGAAGATATCGTGAAACGTATCGAGAAATTCGACTCTACTGAACGTGTAGATTTAGAGGGATTACAATCAGAGTTAAATAATCTACGCCACCAGGTGTCGGATTTATTAGCATTAGATTGGCAATTCCCACGTTTGCGTGAATACGATGAGTCTGCTTTACAGACAGCAGTCAATGGCTATCGCCACATTAGCGATACGTTAACTGATGGTTTAACGGCGTTAGGTGGACAATACCCGATTGATAATCTCGGTGAACGTTACCAGACTTTAGTGGCTCAAGGTGGTGAATTACAAAAACGTATCAACCAGATCACGAATCAGATAGCACTGCGTGAGGATCGCTTAAAACATATCGGACATACCGCCGATGTAGATTGTCCACAATGTAAACACCAGTTTAAACCGGGTGTTCGTCCTGACGAGTTAGCACAGTTACAACAACAGTGTGTACAGGGACGAGAGCTACTAGGTAAAACACAGACAGAGTTAGCTGAGTTACAGTCTCAGATTGATGTCTATCGTGGCTTAACAGAAACGATGCGACAGCTCTCTGAATTGGAACGGTTTAGTACCGGTCCTGTTACAGTACTGTTCGAGCATTTATCCTCTGTAGCTGCATATACCACACAACCACGCGAGCATATTGCTGTAGTACAGCGATTCGGACAGGAGTTACAGCGTGCAGTGTCGTTAGTACGACTGGAGTTCCGTGGTCGTCGTTTAGATGATGACATTCGTTTAATCCAAGCTACTCAAACTGAAAACATCGGTGAGTTAAAAGTGATACGTGGTGAGTTAGATGCGCAGATAGCGCAAATCCAATTACGTCAACGTGATGTACATGCACAGTTAACGTTATTAGATAACACACAACAGCGTATGGAGCATTTACAGCGCATCGATGGACAGATTGGTCAGTTAGTATCAGAAAGACAGTCAGCAGTCGCTACGTTGATCTCACAGGCTCGTACGATTACTATCAAAGAACATCGTCAGGAACTATGGGATGTGTTGATTATCGCCAAACAGCGATATGAAGACATGGAACGTGATCGTGAACAGTTAGTACGATTAGAGGCTCATCTGACCCAGTTAGAAGTAAAACAAGCAGCAGTATCGAAGATAATCCGGGCGTTATCACCCGATGTCGGTATCCTCGCTAAACATCTGTATCAATGTATCACTAAAATCACTGATTTCATGACTGCTTATGTAAATCGGATTTGGGGTTATGAGATGCGTATACTGCCGTGTGATGTGACTGACGGCGAGCTAGATTATAAGTTCCCATTCTGGGCTAATGATGCTGACTTTCAAATCCCGGATATTAGTTTAGGTTCAAAAGGACAGAAAGAAGTTATTAACTTTGTATTTATGTTAGCTGTCTATAAAGCGATGGGTCTAGAAGGCTTTCCACTGTTCTTAGATGAACTCGGGTCAGGCTTTGATGAATACCATCGTTCAAAGATGATCGACTTTATTAAATCACTGGTAGACCGTGGACACCACTCCTCAGTATTTATGGTATCCCACGATGCATCTACTCATTATCAACTAACTCATGCTGCGGCAGTAGTAATCGACCCTAATGGGGTAACACTACCTACTGTCTATAACCAGCATGTTACCATGCAATAAAAGGATTTCTATTATGTTAATTGATCGTCGTAAATCTCACACTCGTGCTGTGCATTTAACCCGTAGTGATTTTGAAGCGTTGTTAAACGAAGTAAGTCATCTACCGATTTCTAAAACACCGATGGCGATGTCGTTTGCACCAGGGGCTGCTGAAAAGCCTCGTCTATATATCTTTACTGATAGCGGTACAGAGTTATGCTTTGTAGAAGCCCATCCAACTAAACCGAATTTCTGGCATAGTGCCTCTAAACACCTGTGTACACGATTAACGGATAATAACATTGAAGTATTAGTATCGAAGACAGCTAAGAACCTGATCGGTGATACTTACTTACAACGTATATTAGATACTGTAGGTAACCCGATGTTACCTGAGCACGTGGTCTACTAATTAGAACGTAACCAAAGAGAGATATATATTATCCTAGGTACCCTGGTCTGGTACGGAAATCTCTCATTGGTTTAATCATTATTCGTGCTTAAAGCGCGGAGGTTTACATGCATCCTTACTTAAAACAATTATCTCATTTTAATCCTGATATAAATACTCTGAGCTTACGCGGCGCTCAGATCGCTGTACCGATCTTTAAAGACAATAAAGATGATGATCCACAGCTGGCATTGATCTCTATAGAGCCTATCTATGGCACGGAGTTGAATTTCTCTAAAGCGTATCACGAGTATATTAGTCGTTATATGGTGAATGCACACAGCAGTGAAATCACACCGGTAGTAAAAACACTATCTGGCGTGGAACGTATATTCGTACATAACGATCGCGGTACCAAAAACCCACCGAAATGTATCGCACGTCCTACCGTAGAATCCATACAGCTGGCGTGTTCGTTAACTGCAGATCAGATTGGTAAAAATATCTTATGTGATGTGCCAGGTGGTGTGTATCACATTGGGGCATTGTTTAGTGTTATTCAAACCCTGGGTTATATCGTAACAGCCGACGGTCGCTATTGTGACTTTCCTCTCTACTGTTTACGCTATCTCCCACCGATTAAGCTGTGTAAATTACAGGAGGTGATACCTTACGATAAACCGTTTCAAATTCCACGGATGTATGTGGGGCAGTTCAATCATGCGATAACGCCGGCTGCTACTCCGCAATAACATCATTCCTTTTAATCCAGACCAGTCCAAACCTTACTAATGTGCGACTTCGAGGTAATACATTAGTTTTTAATAGTCTCGACCTGTGGCAAGCTAGGAGAGTGCTTGCTACCAACGGGGGCTGTGTAACGGTAGGGGTAATCGCGTGTAGTCGGTTTTATACGGCTACTACAAAGGTGATACCTAACGCCAAACAACCGATGGAGGTAATTTCCTGTGAATAGATTCTTAACTACCCTGCTACTGCTCGTGGTGACATTGGGTCACCTGCAATACGCAGAAGCAAAACGTACTAAAGCTCCTGATATCAATCATAATGCAAAGCTCATTGCTAAAGCTGCAATGACCACCGGTGTAACGGTTGATATACTCGCGGGCTTTGGTGGCGCTGAAAGTGGTTTAAATCATCGCGCGAAAAGTAATAAAAGTAGTGCATCTGGTGTGTGTCAGTTTACTGGACGTACATGGCGTACTACACTCAAAACTTATGGTAAAAAATATGGTCTGGCGCGTAACACTCGTCGTACCGATGCGTATGCAAATGCGCTGATGTGTGGCGAATATATCAAGGAGAACCGCCGCTATTTAAATGAGAACTTAGCTCGACGTGTAACACCTGGTGATTTGTACTTAGCTCACATCATCTCCCCACAAAAGGTGGTGAAGTTAGAGCACGTGCGCAGTAACCGAACAGCGGCATCGATCATGCCGGACTTCGCTGCGGCGAATTACAATTTGTTCTACCACCGAAATGGTAAAGCTAAAACAGTAGCTGCTTTTCGTGCTGGTATCTTTGCGAAACTAAAGGCGAATACTGCGGTATACTCACCAATAGTTAAGCGACATCTACCGCGACCTGTCACAATTGCTAACGTCTCGAAACGTCAGGCCTTGTCACAGTCCAAGTGCCCACGACCAGATCGCTACACCACCGTGGTGAGTGAATCTATGGTCCACACTACACGTCTCATTACCATCGATCCGAATGGGACACCACAAAAACGACGGACGATGGAGAAAGGCGATTGTTATCTAGACCGTCGACGGATGGTTTAGATCGTGTAAACATAAAGGCATACTACCCTAGAGAGCGATCGCTCTCTAGGGTAGATTTATGTCTGTGTACTATTAAGTTTTTGTGACGATTTCTGGGTGTGCAGCGATTACTGACATCAACTGTTCGTTTTGGGTACGATATGACTCTAACTGTTTCTGGGTAGCCAATAGCTGTTCGTATATCGTCGTATAACCACGAATAGCGACTAATCGTGAAGCTTCCAGGGTCACATGTTGGTCATGGGTGATTACTCCAGTATAAGGTGCAGTCACTACCGATGCAGTATTAGCGACCCCTAAATTTTTGTGTACTAAGTCTTCCACTAATGGGAAGATATAATCTACGTCCATTTGAGTAGGTAGCATACCGAGTTCGATCACCAATACTTTACGATTATAAACTACTCCAGCATCGCCAGGGTAAGATTCGATATAAGTATTAGGTACATAGATAAACTCACCAGTACCCGATACTAAAGTAACGATCGATGCATTTAAATCGTAGTCTACTTGATATGTAGCTTCGGATAACCCTTTCGGTTCGTAATAGGTAGTAAAGACATTGATCCCTTTTTTGATTAACTCTTTAAAGGTTCGAATGGCATCACACCGATACACGATATTGATCGGTAGGGTAAATGGGGAGTAAGCAGTAAATATCCCCGCCGCATTAATCGGCGGAGTAATACACTTACGAATACGTTCGGCCATAGATCACCTCGTTATCCTTGCATCTGCGATGCTGCTAAGATCTTTTCTAGTGATCCACGTGACACTACCAAGAAGCTCACGTCTTCATGTGAGAATCCCACATAGAGAATCCCATCCCGGGTAATACGTGACATAGTCGCACCGATATACGAATACTCATCCATCTCTTCAGCAGCTATTACGGCGGTAGTGAGTTTAGTAATAAACTCAACCGTAGATGCTGACATTCGATTAAAATCGATAGAGGTAGTGGAGATCAATGCGTAATCTGGGAAATAATCCGTCAATAAGTATTTCTTATTACGATTCTCATTTCCACCAATTACTACTGAGGCAATAGACTTATATTGGATGCCTGCGAGCATTAAATATTTCTGCAAGTGCTCTACTGGCACGTATTTGGTGAATTTTGCAGCAAATCCTGGTAAACCATCATATGGAACTATAGGGGAGTATAGGGAGCCCCGTACGGTCTCATCTACGACTGATCTACGCTGCCAGAATGGGATAAACGTAAATTCAGTATTCGTGAAGATATCTGGGAACACCGGAATCCAATCATCCCGATCATAAGTCGAATTAGCCAGGATATAATCAGCTAATGCATCTTTAATAACTTCGAGGTTATTACCAGCGATACCATAGATCGCGACAGTCCAAGTAGTCATCAAAGTCGCAGTAGGATCTTCGCGGTCATACCACGGGTAATCCTTCGAGATCAGATATGTATATGGCTCGCCTTTAGTTTTCTCTAATACACGGACATGTAATCCAGGTACTGTGAACTCAGCCAATTTAGGCGCGACGATAGATTTAACTCGCTGGAAAATATCCACAGGTTCAATCGGTGGTATCACTACGATTTGATATTCGTCGTATTGTGTTTTAAATGCATCATCTGATAACCAGATGCGGATAGCATTATCTTCGCCGGCAGTATCAAATTTCCAAGCGATATATGAAGGTAACCAATTCCCTTTCTCAACTACCATTTTACCGATTTCACAATCATCGATAATAGTACCGTATTGGGCTAGGAGTAAAGTCCGGAACGCTTCAGCATCATTACTAATCTTATCTGCGATGGATTGATTAAAGATCCACTGCATTACGGTTAATACGTGATCTGAGTATTTAGCTGGTACTGCGATCTTAGGACCAGTGGTCGTGGCAGTATCATAGCGGGAAGTAAATGATACTAACTCTACATTTTCGAGATTCTCACGATTGTAATAACCTTTCTCGATAGCGTACGTCATCGATGCATTCGAAAGCTCCCCTAAAGCAGCCACAGAGCCCGGGGTATTGTTGGCTAACGCATCGATGTTAATAAACCCTTTCAATATGTACATTTTAAGACTCCGTCGTCATTTGACACTTAGGGGGTAATATGGTAATGTATTAACATAAAATGAAAACAAGAGCAAGGAGATAATATGATGGCTTTGTTTAGTGAGCTATTTGTACCGTGGTTATTGGAGCGATTAAAAGACGTGGCCGATAGTGAACGTGCACAGGAGGGGGGTAAATCGGGCGGAGTAATCCTGTTTTTAGCTTCGGTATTGTTAGCAGCACTACTGGGGTTAGCGCTGGTGAAAGTGTACGATCTTCAAGGGGAGAAGATCGAAGCTGCCGTCCGATTAGAAACGACTAAAGAAAAACTAGCCGATCTCAATAAAGATATCGATGACTTAGAAAAAGAGGTCGAGAAACTCCGCGCCACCAATGGTTACTTAGAAAGTGCCTTGGATACACCTGTAGTATGTCCATCTGGTCCCTCTACACGGACTTATAAGCGTAACAAACCGTAATCGAATCAGAGGTAGGCTTCGGCCTACCTCTGGTTATTTATGACAGTAGCACGTATCGTATAGTGATATAAATATATATCATACCTCGTATTACTACTGGAGCAGCTGTTATGAAAATCCCACGTTATGTTGCGTCACTGGATTTAGAAACCCGTGACTTCCTACCATCTGCGTATGTATTAGCTGCAGGTATTGCCGTGTTTGACGTACAGACTATGCAGCGTGTAGATTCAGCTGAATGGTTAATGGGTCCTGATGACGCTACCCAAGCAGATAGAACCATCGGTGCTAGTACTGACGAGTGGTGGGCGTACTCTGGTTCTGATCCTAAATATCCGTCACTGGTAGCACGTGATCATAACTGGCAGGTAACTAACCCAGTTACACTACGTGACTGCTGTGATCAGTTAGAAGCGTTCTTAGCGAAGTATGATCGTGAGAAATGGAATATGCCTATCGCTATGCGTGGTCCTGATTTTGACTATGTGATTATGACTAACGTCGTGCGTTCTTACGGCTATGATCGTTATCCACTGTTAATGCGCATGATGGACTCCTCTCGTACCATCGATCGTTTCTATGCCGCGGTGGATTTACCACAAGCCTCTGGCTTTACACTGGCACAAATCTGTCCTGATGGCCAGTACCACAAACATATCGCGTTACACGATGCCATCGAAGAGGGATATCACTGTGCGCGTTATTACAACTTCTTATCTAAGATTGCAGTACTGCCTGAAGTACGTGCAGTCATTGCTGAGTATACAGAATGAGTTCATTTAAATATGCAGTACTCTATACAGACGGTGGCAACCGTACCAGTGAGGAAGTTACTGGTGGTGGTTGGGGTATCCATGGGTATTTCTTTGATACGCTGCCTGGTTGTCGCTACGCTAATGCTGATGTGATATTAACACCGGATGGCTATCGTCCTAAACCTACTGGCGATCAATTGAAAGATGCTGAGTATAATCCTGAATACAGTAAATGGGATTACAGTATCAAACTAAAAGATGCGGGTGTGATTAAAGATTGTGATACAGTTCGGCTCGTCGACGGTTGGCGTGGATTAACTGCCTCAGCACAACGCTGTGAATTGTCAGCTTTCTTAGAAGTGTTTGAATCTTGCCCACATAAAGCCGAATACTACTTTATCCAAGCGGATAGTCAGTATCTGGTAAAAGGGTTTAACAACGACCTAGATAACTGGATCGCCAAAGGGTGGCGTAAGTCAGATGGCGATGATGTAGCGCATCGTGATTTGTGGGAACGTATCCTGGCGGTACGTACTGAATATGCAGGGCGCTTAGAGCTCAAGTGGATTAAAGCCCATGCTGAACACTTTGGTAATGAGTGTGCGGATCGATGTGCTACCTCTGGAGTAATACGCGCTATCAATAACCAAGGTTTGGATACCGATATAACCTGGCGTGATTATATCGTCGGTGACGCACGTTATTGGGATGTGGAGAAACCTATACCTAACGCGATACGGACGAAATGGTGCTACAGCTTTACTGGACGGACTACACGACAGACAGAGATTGACGGTATTAATTACCATCACTACTTCGTCGGTGACCACAGTAAATCCAAAGATGATGTGGAGTTATTGGGTAAGAAGAAATCAGACTCTGGGTTTGGGTTAGTGTTAACTAATAGTCCAGTGTCGATTATCGAGCGCTTACGCGATTATCATCAGTCTAAGATGTGGGCCACCACTAACGTCATGTATCAGTCTGAAGTGGTCAATATGATCAACCTCTCGAATCTGTTACTACCTAAAGTTATCTGGGAAGAGCTTCACGGTACTGCAGAAACGATGTGGATCAAAAACGCTCGTAATGACTTAATTACCCGTCGGGAAGAGATCATCTCGAAGATGTTAAGGCCACCTCGTTTATCCTACCGGATAGAGGAGGAGGAGGAACTACTGCGTACGGTGCTATACAGTCATCTGTTACAACAAGGGCATGTGATACCAGAGTGTCGTGACTTTACACCGCTGGCACTACAGTCGTTAGAAGTAACTGATCTGTTTTATACTACGGCACTGAAGAAAGATGGTTCTGCTGGTCAGACGAAGATGTCAGAGTTTTATAACATGACTTCGAAGTCGGTCAAACTCGATTTACCCAATCCCTGCACGGATACACTAATACCTACTATCTTTGCACGCGGTATCGATATACCTACCAGGAACATGATGGCTGGATTAGCGGACGATCACCCACGGGTGTTCGCAGTAACCTGGCGGTTCTCTAAAATTACATTCCGATATGCATTTATCATTATCACCGATGATAGCTATGGGGTGTGGTGTGGGAATTACCGTAATTACCGACATCTAGATCGTGATCAAGACCCCGTTAAATTTAACGACTAATACACAGGTAGAGGGCTTCGGCTCTCTACCTGGATTAGAAGGAGTATATTCGATGCGATACGTACTACAGCTCTCTCAGGAGCTTGAGGAGCATTTAAGGCTAGGGTGGCAAGACACCTATACTAGATATGAAATAGCTGGATTACCCACATTTATCCGTGAGTTTGTCCATACCTACTTTCAACATACATGTACTACTGTCTGTTTTGATGGTTGGTCTGAAGGAGTTTGTTATGGTGATTTCTACGAAGATGCGTGTTGGTGGTGTGCGGAACAAGGTCAGGATTTCGAACAGCTGTTTATAGATGTCTTTAATGATTTATCTACTGGACTACATATGTTCGTACAGGTCATTGAAGACGTGATTAACTCGTTACGAGAGTCGGGTATTACTGAGTTGAACGACGTACTACCGGATGCGTTAGTGCGGATACTCCCACCGTTCGCCTGGTATCAGACCTTAGCCGATATGTTCTACCAACACTTACTACAAACTAAGTTAGATGGGCAGATCACGAATATCGTCTGGCATCTCGATAAACACGTAGCTATCGTCCAGACAGCATAATGTAATAAAGTACTTACCCCGAAAGGTAAGTACTTTATTTTTTGTCACGATTTAGCGATTTTAGTCAGTTTAGCTACTGTGTCAGAGATAGCGACTGCCATCTGCTGGAGCTGGTGAGCGTAGGTTGCATAAAACTCAGTCCATTCCGCTGCACATTGTAAACGATGTACCAAATCATCCATGACTGGTTTTGATACAGTTTGATACAGCGGGTCGTTTTTAATCATATCAAAGAGCTTCTCAGCTAAATCCATTAACTGCATCGCTTCATCTTCGATTGGTGTAGCCTGTGCTAGTACTACGGTACTATATAACTCATGCGCTACCTGAGTTACTTCAGCTACTTCACCATTGCGTTGAAATGCTTTAGTAAATGGAGTAGTATCCATTAGTTGGGCTGGTGATAGACAAGTCGACATCTGTGCCGCGGCATCTGTTAACCATTTATTCGCTTTAGGTGGCAATGCACTACCAATAACATCGCCGGGTCTAATCGAGTGGGCACGCAGTGATGCCGGTGAATTAATGTAATAACCAAAAGTCGCGATCGCTTGTGATAGCAATACTTTGCGAGAGGTGGCTAATTCACTAGCGATTTTTAATAACACTGACTGGTATTGTGTGTAGGGCACTGACATATTTCGAGGGATATACACCTCTACGTGTTCTAACACGAGATACGATTCACGCTCTAACCAACCGTGGAGCTTAACATCGAGTTTTGATTCGATCTTAATCGAGTTGGATTTAAAGCCGCTGAACAGTCCCGTAACGAGACCACGGGCTTTGGTAAAGATCTGTCGGTCTTTCAGGTAGTTGACGATCTTATCAAGACCAAATAACTCCAATCCGATTGGAGTAGTAAATACGGTGGATAACTTGTCCATTAGAAACCTCTTTTAAAAAACCAACAATACAATATTGTGAACTTAGTCGAATTTGGAGTATAGAAACATGGCAGGTCCAGCAGGCGCTAAACGCGCTTCGGCAGTACGTCCATCGCTTAACGTTTTCAGTTTATTAGACCATATGACAGGGTCTTACCACCGTGGTTTAAACGGTCTATGGTACCTAAACGGCGGTATGTCTCATATCATGGGTTGGGCAGGTCGAGGTAATACCTTTAAAACCGCTGCCTCCAAAGCTACCAGTATGCGCGCAGCAGTACGCTATCAGCCTGAGTGGTTTGAAACGTATGACAGTGAAAACTCATTTGGTGGTATTCCTCGTTTACAAGCCTTCCAGCAGAATATCCCAGAAGCGCGTCATTTGGATATTCCATCGCTACTGGAAGAAGGTGGTTCATGGAACATCTCTGACTCGTCTATGGAGTTAGGGGATGAGTGGTGGAAGAAATACCGTGATGAGATGACCAATCGTCGTAACATCAAAGAAAAAGATTTACGTGTGACTCCGTTTATGGAATTGAACGGTGAAAGCCGTAAAATGCCATCACCGTGGATACTGGATGTCGATAGTTTCTCAGGTCTGCGTGTTAACTCAGTCGAAAACATGCATGACAAAAACAATGTCGGTGATTCAGCATTGAACACCGAAGCAATGAAATCAGGTGCCGCTAAATCACAGATGATGGGACAGATGCCTACAGTGGCAGCTGCTAGTATGTACTACATGAATCTCACTGCCCATGCAGGCGATGAGATTAAAATGGATATGTACGCACCATCGCATAAAAAGCTGTCTGGCTTGAAAGGGGATTTGAAACTCAAAGGGGTACCTGAGAACTTCACTTTCTTAACTAACAGTTGTTTCATTGCTACTGCATCTGGTCCTTTACTGGATAAGAACACCAAACTCCCGTTATTCCCACATCCAATCAAACCAGAAGTTATGGGTGATACTGATTTGATGGTGGTGCGTTTTGAACAGCTACGGGGTAAAGGTGGTCCGACTGGGGCATTCCTGGATTTGATCTTCTCACAACGTGAAGGTTTACTGGTAGGTTTAACTGAATTCTACTACCTGCGTGAATATGCAGGTAATTACGGGATGGAAGTCAAAGGGAATAACCAAGGCTTTACTTTGCATTTGTACCCAGAGTTATTCTTCACTCGTAAGTCAGTTCGCAAGTTATTAATGGAAGATCAGAAGTTCGCTCGTGCGATGGCAATTACCGCAGCATTGGCATACATGCATATCAACTGGTTTGATATGGATCTGGCTCTGAAACTCCAGCCAGCTGAGCTGTATACTAAGATCAAAGAGCTGGGCTACGACTGGGATGAGATTTTAGCTGATACGGTTGAGTACTGGTATTTTGTCGATCAGAAAGATGTAATCAAGAAACCGACTATTACAGCGATGACGCTGTTACAGATGGCCGGCGGCGACTACGTCTGTAAGGTCTTGAAAAAGCACCCTTAAATATATTACAGGCAGTGTGGTTCGCCACACTGCTCTAGGAGTCTTATATGGACGTGATTAATTGTATCAACAGATTAAGAAGGGTATTTGATCGTTACGGATCAGAATTTACCACGGACATTTTCCAGGAAGTTAATCTATCAGTTAACCGTATGGATAATAGACTGCATTGGGATACTATAGTTACTCAGATTAATAGTCGTTTGAATAGCTGGTTATTACAACAAGTACGGCTGAAAAACTACCAAGGTGATATCACACGGGCTAGACAGGTATTGGACTGTGTAGATAGTGAAGAGTACCTACGGTTTTGGATTAGTGACATCGAGCGGGAGTTCGCGCCAGTGGCGTGGGATATTTACCGCAGTTAAGGAGTTTATGATGGCCAATATGATATTTGAGAAACTCGAAACTGCATTAGATAGTGGGGTAATGTTTGGCCACTCCATCGAAGAGTCTGCTCGACAGTTCTTACAGGATATTCCAGAGGAGTCTAAGGATAAAGTTAATATCTTAATCTCTGGAGATAAAACCTGTACTAACGCACATCAGATCTCACGGCACTTATCAGCGATCTTACGCTATTTTGAACTACGAGATAACTTCCGTATCTTAACAGGTAATCTACCTGGGGTAGAGTCGGTTGTACAGCGCTATGCCCGCAATAGTAAAATTGAATGCGTAGTAATGAGTTGTAATCAAGATGAGACTGATGGTGACTACGGTGCCTTAAGTTTAAAAGCACGTAATCTAGCCTTAGTGGAAAAAGCGCATGTAGTGATCTTATTGAATCAACCGGGATCTAAGTTTTCAGATTCTATGTATCAACTCGCCCGTCAAAACGGCCGATTCGTCACTCGAAGATATATAGGACCAAAACCATGACCCCTCAACAACGTAAAGAGATCGAAGGTATCATTTTACAGTATGTCGGTAAGATCGATCCATCTGGTCTGAATACTAAGATGTATCAAGAGATATTTAAAACACTTAGTGATGCCGATCTGGTTAAACATATAGAAAAGCGGATAATGATTTATGCGCCTAACAATTCACCAGTAGATATCGACTCTAGTCGGAACGTAGCTATCGGTAAAGAGTTAGGGTATGATTTCTATCAGCAGTTATGGTTAACTGATCCCAAAACTGGTGCTTGCTCATTAACTAAGTATGAGCATATCTTGTTAGAGTTACCAGTACGTCGACAATCTCAGATGATCGATAAAAAGATCTCCATCGCTGAACACAACCGCACTATCGATAAACTCACTGGCCAACCTACAGGTGATTCCAAGGGTAGTAGCTTCTCATTCCCACAGACCTACGTTATGTTTGCGAAAGGGTATGATGCGACGTTAAAAGAGTTAATGCGTACTCGTGGTGGTGATACTAAAGCAGCTCAAGTAGTAGACCGACAGATTCGTCAGACTGGGCACTCTAGTCAAGAGTTTGAAGGTAGTGCTAACACACGTGTTAAATCAACTAAAACTACTGGGGCGATCTTTACTGCCATGCACCTGGGTAATAGTTTAAAATAAAATAAGGGTTAACGAAAATGGATCTACGTAAAGAAGCACATTCGTATTTGTTTAAACGTCTAACTACTGATGTAGATCGACTGCGTTTAACTGAAGAAGGTGCCAAACAGGGTGCTAGTTTATATCAGATGTTCTCTAGTAGATTCTGCTATAAACCTTTGACATTACTGATGGCGAATATCCACGACCAGATCGCTGAGTCTATCATGGATGAAGATTTAGCACTGGAAGAGTTTATTAACCTCTGGCTATTTGATTATGTAGTAGGACTATCTACGCACATGGATGGCTTAGAGACTAATGGCTATGATCATTTAGTCACATTGATGTGTACTGCAGTAACACGCTATCTGGAAGATCCAAAAATCCCAGTAGGGATAAAAGAGCGTGCTGATCCACAAGCACTACATACACCATTAGTGATGTTATTCTTTCTAATGTATGATGTTGTGGTACAATTTAACGAACAGGTGATCTTAAATGTCCGTAAAGCAGAGAATTCTCGTTGAGTTAGATTGTTTGATCGATACACCAATGGCAGTATTAGCCCAACATTGGCCAGAGAAGTTCGCGGTAGAAGATATCGGTGATTATCGTAAACGGAAGGATGACTTCTTTTGGAAACGGTGGGATATACCAAAAGAGGAGTGGTTGGAGAAATATCAGGGGCGGAATGAGACGATTCTCTATGATGCGGTCTCTACTGAACTGATGGTAAATATCCGGGAAGTGGTTGGTGTAGCAGCGATGCGTGGTGTTACTACGCCAGTGTTTGAACCAGTAGAGTTAATCCTCAATACCTACCCGTATAATCTCTCTGAGGAGGTTCAGCGTGAGATGGTGACGGTACTACGGGAATTACTCTTAGATAGCGTCAAAGTCTCTGTTACTGAAATAAGCACACAGGACCTTACCCCGCAGCTCATCAAAGAGAGCTACGAGGTGGTATTTACGCGGGACTTAATTGGGTGGTTAACAGTACATCCAGAAGTAGGTGAACATCCAATAGCTCGGGTAGTGTTTAATTATCCAGCGGTCATCCATACAGAAGACCCAGAGTTAATCGACAAAGCTATTCGCGAGAAATCCAATCCATTCACTACAGCCAAAGCGACGATGGCACCCTTTATCACTATGGAAGCGTTAGACGTGCAACTGTTCTGTATGCTGGACCCTAAGGAGTTGGACCTTTAAAGTGGGTACGCCCTGTATCATTAATCTGGTCGATATCCACGGTATCGCCAACATCAGATTTCTCACCGTCAGATACTTCAAACGAAGGCATCATTGATAAGTCTGGTTTAGGGACACTACCGGTACGCTGACCACCACGAGTAGGTGAGGTGAATTGGCTAACTACGGTTTCGAGGAGCTCAGCTGCTTTAGCGTCGTTCTCAGCTACCATGGTATCCAAATCGAAGCGTTTCTTGTTCAATTCGATTTTGGTGGTATCACCTAAAAAGTCACGGATTAAATACAGGGAATCTTTGTCTAGGGGAATTGCTACTGCACCAGCTTCATCAGTGGTGAGTTTGGTAATCACGTCATGACGTAGGCGTTGAGTGAGCTCAATGCGCTCGTCTGCGTTCATATCTTGGAATGCTTTAGTAGTCATAGAGGACACCTTTATGCTAAACTGGTTTAGAAATATATTATACAAATGGCAATCGGTTGATGATGCAAATGCCACAGATACTCATAGAATGCCGATAGTGACTGACCTGGACACGATGTTAGGGTTAGTGGCAGCTATCAAGGATTCGAAAGAACACTGACTGCCCAGGAACGTTTACGCTTAAAAGTAAACTCCTCGGCCAGTAGTTTTGGGTTACTGTTAATAGAATTACGTTTGATTGCGAGTGCGGTCACGTCTACAGATCGTCATCAGAAATACTACGAGACTTATCCCGAATGGATGCGGGCTACGAGTCGTAAATGGTGTTTAGATGAGTGGTTAGTAGATGAAAATGAAATGTACCAGGATTTGGATATATTAGTGCGTGAACTCGAGTGCGTATTAAATCAAATCTTATTACATTTAAATGCTGACTATAATCGTGATTTTACGGAATACTACATCACCAAACCAAAACGGGTTTATCAGTCTATCAATTTCGCATTGGACAGTTTGATAAACGTATTATAACTTCAGGTACTGTTGAGTATCGAGGTATATATGAGCAAAAAGAAAATTCAAATCGCATTGGAAGATCCAATCGCACAGGCGAAGAAATCAGAAGGGATGTTAGGGAAGTTGTTCTGGGGGATCGTCTCGCAGTATAACTTTACCTACGCTCGCTGGAATCACACGTTTGATAAATACGTTAGAGATCCATTGAACGTCCCAGAACAAACTTCGAACCGACGTAACGAATGTCGGAACAACCTTGTCAGTGCACTGACAGGACGTAATCCATCGTGGTTGCAGTTTTTGCGGGGATTGAAAGCAGTAGATATCCGGCGTATCCGTGTCACCATCGACGTCTGGCAAGGACCTAATATGGTACAGCGTACTGTGGCAGCTGAATCACTGCTGACAGAGCTACCTACTGAAGACTCCTCGTTACCTGCTGATATGGATGACCAGCGTTTGAATATATTGGATGAGGGTGATGAATAATGTCTATGATCACACCGGGCATCTACACCAGTGGGCCGAAAGACACACTGGTAACTAAAGATGTCTATCGTGAGGATGTCCTAACGGCAGCCAACACGTATAAAGAAAATCCTGTGGAGCTAGATAGCGCCACGTCGTATTTAACGGACGCTAACGTCAGTCCAAAGACGATTACCGATGCATTGAAAGATGCGATCAAATCTACCTCTACTGGTAATAAACTCGATATGTCGGTGTTAAAACGCCGACTCGAGAAATCCTTAAACATCCCTGGCACTCTTAGTGACCTTTCAAACAGTACGAAAAACGATCTGTTTAAAGGGTTAGAAGATATGACTGGGATGAAAGGACTCAAAGTCGCGTATAACGGCATAGAGTCCGCCATCAAAGGTTATGAGAGTGATAACGCCAGTGGGATCGTAGGGGTCTTAAATGCATTAGCTGGGGATAGTGGTGTATTATCCCTATTTGACTTAGATGCAGAAGCAGCAGGCTTACGGTACTTCTTAGGGTTAGCGACTGACTGGGGATTAGTTGACCTAGTAGACGATATCATTAAGAAGATGCAAGACTCCGATGATCTCAATGAGATGTTAGAGGAGTTGGCTATTCGTGCTGCCAAGAATGGTAATTTCACTAGCTGTAAATCATTGTGTGAAAAGATGGGTCACGATCGTACCTACGCGATCATGGACGATATCATTGGTAGCTTTGTAGCTTCGTACCAAATCGGCGCTAGTGAGACACGGGCATATAACATTATCGGGGCGGAGTTCTTAGCGTTCTTTAACTGGATCAGTCCTAATTGGGATCATGATACAGCAGAGACTGAGTTAATAAGTCTACGCTATTACATCAAAGCCACAGCTGGTATGCGAGAGGTGTTAACACACACAACTAAATATATACCTGCTGGTGCAGCTGAGTCAGTACGACAACAACAACTCAGTGCAGTAGTAAAAGAAAGTTTCCCTGACTTAACGGACCTATAAACATGCAGCAATTAAAATTACATGATTTGGAATTGTATTTAGAAGGTATGCAAGTAGTAGCGATGGGTAGTAAAGCTACTGGTACTGCAATCGTCTTTGATCAACTACGTACCGATACTGTGGTAGTAAATAGTACAGATTATCCAACCGTATTTGACGGCAAACGTTTTACTGTAGAATATCACCCCGACTTTGATCATGTGCCAGCATTGATCGATATTAACTGTGATTACACAGTCAGTGATAAAGTCCAGATGGTGGTACAGCCAGGACTAATGGATTTCATGGTGAAATATCTGAAGAATCCTGTCACTGTAGAAATCGGTATCCATCAGCAGCGAGTGCGTGCTAACCAAGAGTTAATGCGTACTGAACTGATCAGCTTTGCAGTAAGAGAATCACTACGTTACGATGCACATGCCCAAGCAGTGATTATCAAAATGCTGCGTATGTTAACGATATTAGGTGATAAAACTACCTTTGATCGTTTGAAGAAAACTACCGAAGATGATCAGATCGATTTTCTACAATACGGTGATATGTCCACATATGCACAGGTAGTACAGACCTTAGTAGGATTGCTGCTAGGTAAATATGATCTGGCTGATACTGGGGCGGTTAATTGGTGGGAATTCCCTGTCACTGATGCACAACCTATCGGTACGGTAGAAATGCACGACTGGTGTGTTGCTAACGGCTTTACCTTTAAACTATAAGGACTGAATATGCGTATTCACACATCCCATTTATCATTGGGTAAACAAATACCACGTGGTAAAGGTGTCATGTTCTTGGATGTGACGCGTAAATCAGGTGGTCCATTTGCACAACACTATCTAGCTCCTACCTGGGATTTACTCCAAGCTTATAAACGTAAGCAACTAACGTCGGAAGACTATACGGTGGAGTACATCGCGATGCTGGAGTCACACCGAATAGAGCTAGTAACTAAGCTTACTGAGATCCTCGATAAACTACAGCCTACTGATTTAATCCTCGGCTGTTATTGTGGTCATGGTGAGTTCTGCCATCGGCATTTATTACAGCGTTGGTTAGTGGTTAATTTGTCTGATGTTACGGCAGGGTGGGAATTACAATCAGGTAATCTCTACCAAGGTGATGAGCCAGTTAGTACGATAATCTCAGTAGCAGCTACGAAGGAGGACCGAAAGGCCCTCCTTCAATTCATGTCTACAGAGTTAGGTAGTCATATACTGTTAGGTGTGGAAGATGATCGTCGTGTAAATGATCCCGTAGTAGATATGCAGTTAGAGAATGATTTATCTGCGATGATACTGGCTAAAGCGAAAACACAGTTAATACGTCGACAGGGTCCGTTAATAGATTTAACTGAGTTTGGTACTTTAAACGCCATGAGACACACCTATGACGAATCCGTGGCTAATGTAGTACTAAGTTACCCAACTAAGCACGAACATCCGTGGCATGTCGTACAGGGGGATTATACGGCATGTTTAACCTATCTACGTGCACAGAGATTCGCACCGACCTTTGAAATCACACCGCCGGTACCAAATCCAGATTTTACCGATGACATGGATCGATTATACCATTATGGTCTGTGTAGCATAAAGGATAATAACGATGAATAAAATTACTATAGATGGTAACGACTATAATCTCTCCGACGATGGAATTACTCACATCAATATTTATTCGCAAGGTAAAACCGAGTTAGGTAAGTTTTTATCTAACTTTACATATGCACCAGTTGAAACTATCCATGGTAAGTTTTTATCACTGGAAGGTTATTACCACTACATTAAAAGTATACTGGCAATACATCAATCATCGCAAGCTGATGCATTGTTAGCGGCTAACCACGATCAATTAGAACACCTGCGTAAGTTGTATGGTAAATACGCCCAACATCAAGGTAGAACACTACGTCAGGAGTTGATGACACAGGGAGTATGGTTTGATGACACAGCATCGATTATCAAACTAGACTGGTTTATAGAGGCATTGAAATACAAAATCCGTACCTCTAATCATGTCATTACATTTCTGGAATCTACGCTGCCATTTACACACTATTACGTTTATGGTAATACAGTCAACCATAAACCACACTACAACGATTTAAGTGAGGTCTTAAACGACCTGCGTATTAACGGAGTTTAATATGGGATTCAAACATTTAACTAATCCCCATCATCGAAAGACACTAAAACAATCCGTACGTTATTTCGATGTATTGGAACGTCATCACACTGCGCGGGAGTTGATAGATCAATGTTTATCACTACGCTGGAGTAGTCCACGTGCCGATGCACTAACTGCTGAGTTACGACAATCTTTAGGACACGTAGACAATAAGTCCGCCGTCACTAATCTAAGAGATTATCGTGCTACCCGTATCCAGTTAAACACTACGCGACTACGTGATGAACTACGTGTATTGCGCGCTGCTGAATATATCGCTGAGATCGTCAAATCGATGCGGAATGATCAGACACTGGAAGCGGTGTTACCGTCAGGTAAAGCAGGTGTACGTATTCACTATAAGAACGGTGGAGCATTAGTCGGGTTTATACCAGACTATGATTCAATCCCTACCTATACCGACTATGTACGCGATAACTACTACCGTGCTGAAGTAGGCGGTATTGCCCCTGATTTATTAAAGCGCCACTACAGTAAACCATTCTTAGACGTAGTACGTAAACTACTCTCACATGGATTACAACAAGAGTTAGAGTTCTTTGCTCAGTAAAACACATAACAGCGCATGTACCCCGAGGGGTACATGCGTACTGTTTTTTTTTTGTGTCTACTGTAACAAAGTACCAGAAGTAAAGAGTGAAGCTGCGCGTGATAACCCAGTAGCAGATAATGAATTCGTAATACGGCCAGACATGAAAAATGATTTCCATGACTGTTTCCACTTATTCACGTTCAATATCACTTTGGAAGAGTTATAGATCAACTCATTAATACCAGCAGCACCGAGGGTGGCCATATAGTCAGTGTACTTATTAGCATCATCAAACCAACCCGGATCTTTTAGAATCGGCATAGTCAGATACCGTGACAGATCTTTAATCGAGATAGTCACATCACATCCTAGCATACGACCATCAGAACGCCAACCCATATTACCTACCCCACGAGTAATCGAGACTGAGTCGATAATCCCTAACCGGGTAATCTGTCTGCCGCGTGAGTACGCTTCCACCAGGAAAGGTGAGGTATGAGTTTGTTTACCAGTAGCCAGTGGAGTAGCTGCTGCGATAATACATGATATCGGTACCATGATATCTTGGAACAAACTTAAGTCGTTACCATATGGACATCGTAGTGGTATAGTGTAAGACACTGTACCTATAGAGGCCTCTGATGAATCCCATACATCCGGGATATCGACAATCGAACCACCAAAGAACGCAGCGAGTCCCGACATATGCACTGCTTCCATCGTCCCACCAATAACATCTTTCACACCAGAGATTAAACCATCGACAAAATCGAAGCCGGTATGCCCGTTAGAGGTAGAGAAATCGAATGACCGTGCTTTAGAGGAGATACCGTTCATACTAGCAGAGATTTCAGGTTCACGAGTAGAGTTAGTAAGTGAATCAGCGATCGTCTCTTTCGCGTCTACTTTGAAAGTTAAGAACTGATCGCCGTCATATAACTCAGACACAAACTGCTCTGCTGCATCGCCGATAAAGGAACTCCAGAAACCACCGGTGGTCTGTTCTGCTTTGGCATTAGCCTCTGCAGTAATCTGCTCATTAGATTTGGCCTGCGCGTATTGAGATTGTTCACTAGCGACTTGATCACCAGATACCCCGTGATCAGAGTTGAACTTATCATTCACTTTTTGCCAAGCAGCAGAGTCAGCAGCTTCTTCTTCATCAGTAGTTTGATAGAACGGATTCTTTTCATACTTACGAGCGAGGGCCTCTAGGTTTAACTCCTTATCCGATACCGCATCTTTCATCTGCTGGCTATGTTTAGCCTGCTGGATATAGCCACGTAACCGCGCTTGGAAATCTTTCTCCGTAGAGTTGGCGTAGATATCATTCAATACACGCTGCTGATAGCCAGCTAAGATCGTGTAGCGGTTGATCATTTTGTATACGTCAAACTTACCATCGGATTTCCAGATATCTGGTAATAGCGTATACACTTGTCGCATAGTCGAGTTCAGCTTGTTCTCTTTCTCAGTAACGTCAGTATACCGATTAGAAGAACCAATCATATCCCACATCGGTACTAAACGGTGATGTAGTAACTGTGTATCTAAGATCGCTTGTACTGATTGCCAGTACAAGTTAGGTGTAGGTTTCAGGTAATAGTACTTGGATGGTTTCATATCCAGTACTGCACCGAGTATCCACGATACTGCGAGGATCGGGAAAAACACGTGCATTGGTACTGCTACAAACATCGCAGTCAAACCAATGACTTTACCTACTTCCCGTAAGAAATTACTATAGTTACCCGTTTTAGCGAGCTTAGCGGCATTCACGTCATACATGTTAGCAAAGAATGCTATCGTCCCGGTGTATTTAGGTACACCAAAACGTAAATGTAAATACTGGGCATTATCGTCGATAACTTCACTGTAGACTCGACCCATGCAATAACTACCTGCAGAGGAGTCTGATTCCCAGAAGCTCGTGGACAGTGATGGACTACGCAGGGATTTTACTGCGAGTAAGCCTTCAGATTTTAAATCAGCGAATCGGGTAAATTGATACGGAGCGTTAATCGCTTGGTTACCACCGAGTGTAGTATCTGCGAACTTAAACGTAGATACCGTATTCTGACGGGTACTGATTTTTCGCCGATTTGAGTTCAGTGGGATCCCACCAAACATACCTCTTACCCAGGAGAGGTCATCTCTACGTTTAATAGCCATTTAAACCTCGTAGCATACATTATAAAGGATTGTAGTAGGGTAGCCTAGGCTACCCTACTGGTTTACGACTTAATTCGACTCACGTCGATTGGTGCACGATCATGTTTCACCACATAATTAGCTGGTGCCGCAGGTGCTGCACTACCTTGACCTGCAAACGCTGCCTGTGGGCTTAAACCACCTGGCGCGATCTTCGCAGAGATCTCGGTTAATACCTGATGAATCGACCGCAATGACTTACATTGATCCAACAGATAATTATCAGCACTGACCGCTTGCTGATATTGATTAGCTGCTACTTGTTTTACGGTAGAATCTGCTTTTGCTCCTACACGCGCTTTCTCGACTTCGATTTGTGTTTGCACATCTCGATTCGTTTGACGCATGGTATTGGCATCAGCAGTGCCAGCTGCTACTTTCTGTGCTTGCGAGACTGCGTTGTTAACATACGGTTTATCATCCACTGCGGTATTGCCAGATGGTTGGACTGTATCGTTAACATTAGCTGCTTTCACACCAGCTTTAGCATCAGTAGCTGCTTTCGCAGTCACTGCATTAGACACGGTGGCATTAGATGGTGCTTTATCTAAGCCTTTATCCGTAGGTGCACCAGCCGTTGCAGTATCACCTGTAGCAGGAGTGCTACCAGTAGCAGTACTCAGCGTAGATCCACCGAGGTCAGCGATCATACTGTTGTTATTACGCATTTTCTTCTGCATCAAGTTATACACTTGTGCATAGGTCCGTGGTTCGCCCTCCCCACCTTTACCGGCAGCAAAGATCGATCGGTTAGCACCTGATGGAGTCTTAGGTGCAAAGCCACCGAAATCTGCCGCAGCGATTCGGTTTGGATTAGCGTAGAGGTTTTTCAAGAACTTACGCTGTCCACCGGAACCTAGGAAATGACCTAAGTAGATATCTGCTGGAGTAACACCTTTCCCACCATTCACCGATTTAGCAGACTCTATCGATTCCTTGATATACATCGCTCCCAGTATCGAGTTAGCTACTGGGTCCATCGGTGAGGCATTAGCTGGGATACCGAATTCATTGGCGTATTTATTGATCATCAACTGCCAAGTAGAGTTAGGTTTACCATATAAGAACTGGAATAACCCTTTAGCTGATGATGTCTTAGCCCCCGCATTCGGGTCCAGTGATGACTCAGCCATGGCCACCGATAGTAATAAACCCTCGTCGACACCTGTGAGTTTAGCGACCTGCTTAATCACCTCCACCATCGATGCTTTGGATTTGTCCTTAGCACGGATGTCATAATAACCACCCTCGCCACGCTCACCCACCGGCGAATCCACATACCCACCCATGTTCACCGACTCAGCAGCACCTTCCGTAGCACCACTATACCCACCACCCTGACTAGAACCATCATACCGTTTATCACCCATCACTGAACGACCTAAATCAGTACCAAAGGAACCGTTACTACCCATACCACGTTTAGAAGTATCTGTAGCTTTATTCAGGTCGTTTATCAATACGACTTTATTGCTGTCTTCGCTGGAGGTTTGTTGTTTGAGTTCAAACTCTTTACGTAACCGCAGTAAATAATCGATATTGCCATCGCACGAGCGTGGATCGTTGTTAGGACTCGGCATATCTGCAAATGGTCGAGATGGTACTGACCACACGGTAATGAAATCTTTATCAGCTTCGTATTTGGTATCACGCGTACCGATACCGATATCATACAGACCACCAGTGGCTGACGATATTACTAAGCCAAACGGATTCGCATTAGGCACCAGTGTACGCACCAGCATGATGTACTGTACTAGTGTGGGGATAAACCGACTGGTTAACCACAAAGTAAATTCAGTAGGTGGTGCATCTACTGTGTTAGCAGCTGGCGGATAACCAAACTTCGACTGGAAGTCATTAGAGATACGTTGTAGATCCCCTTTGAATTTATACGCGGCGTTCTCTTTAACAATAAAAGGATATACTGCCTCCTCTAATTCGTAAATTGGACGCAAACGATCTTCCGTGAGAGTAGTTAGGCCATAGGTTTTCAACCGTATCGAATCCAAGGCATTGACGATGTTATCGACATGCCGACCCATTTTCAATCCACCAGTTTTCACCGTGGTCATGGTAGGATTAGCTTGATCTAAACTATTAGGTCCAGTCTGTGACATAACAGAGTTAGTGTCTACTGCTTTCTGTTCAGGAGCTTTCGGTTTAACGGCAGTGCCACCCATGAGATTAGTCATGGCCGGGGTTTTACCGAAATCCGATTGCATGAACAGTGGTTGCCCACCTGACTCTTTTATTTTTTTGGCATCATCCGGAGTGATCTGGGCTGCGACTAATCGTTTCAGGTCATCTTTGATATCTTTGGTCATTGACTCGACATCATCAGCGGTCATTAGATCTTCATCTTCAAACGGACCTAATGCTACGTTATAGATCGGGTGATCTTTCGGTAGTTCGATCTTCTCAATGAATTTCATTCGCTCTTTTGGAGTGAGGAACTGTTCTTTCGCTACAGACTCCAGTGTACCGCCATTTAACACTTGACGTACACGAGTAGACCACAACAAATACACTGGGATAAAACGACCTAAGATCCAGCGTTCGAACATAGTCTTAGTTTCTTCGTCATTGACTGGGATCTCAACACCTTCGGCGATCTTTAAGATGATCTCACGTGACATCCCTTTCAAGGCAGCGATACCTTGACCATCCCAGGTGGTGAACTTACCGAACTCATTTTCCAGATAACGGATTTTAGCTGCGTCATCATTATCACCGCGTTCATACTCCTCAGTACCGTAATACGCAAAACGTATTTGGTCTAAAACAGTATTGAACTTACGCTGTGAGAGTTTATACGCACCGTAGCCTAGCGCTGTCACACCAGCGATAATACCAGCACCAATCGCCACAGGAGCTGATACAGCACCGATAGCAGCTATGCCCACTGTACGAGCCCCATTCCATAGGACGTTGCGAGCAGTCCACGCTATGGCCCTGCCAGCGCCTTTAGCGACAGCTCCACCGGCTACGAGTGCACCACGACCTAACGCAGCAGCGCCAGCACCTAATCCTTTAGCTAACGGACCCAGTACTTTGGTAAATGCGTTACCCAGTAATTCACCACCGGCTTTAAAGATTGGGAATAAGACTTTAGTGAACACTGCACCTAGACCTTTACCGATAACATCGATAAAGATACGGCCCATGGTTTTACTAATACCGCCAAAGACAGTCATTAGTCCACCACCCAACATCCCTAGTAAGCCGAATAATCCTTTACCCTTTTTATCTTTCCCATCGCCAGCTACACCAGCAGTACCCGACTTAGCATCAGCAGCAGCTTTACGTGCCTCGCGACGACGTTTGAAAATCGCACGGAAGCTATTATCCCGTTCCCCATCACCATCGTCGTCACCAGCTAGACTACGCTCTTTGGCATCGATATTGGTGTCTTTCAGTCGATCATCTAAGAGTTTATAAATCTGATCTAACCGATCTACTACCTTAGAGGTACCGAATGATACTGAGAAATCGACTTTCCCAGATACCAGCTTGGCGAACCATTCACCACCAGACATCAATACATCACGAGCAAACGCACCACCTTTTAACATCGCCTTTAAAGGGAGTTTCGCTAACCCCCATGCTGCACGTGCAGTTTTAGCTACCCCATCTGCCAGGATCTTAAAGTTAGTACGTGATGCGACGCCTTTAACATCCACCAGTTGGAAATCAGGCTTGGCCATCTCTTCAGCTGAGATAACGACTTCACCTTGGGGGTTAATCACTGGGCCATCGATGTCTTTGATCGTCCGAATGAGCTTCCCTGTTTTCTGGGAGATGTATTGTCCACGTACCATTAACGTATGGTATAACCGAGGGGTACGTTCACCTTTGACATAAATGTCTTGGTTAGCTACTACGTGCCCAGTAACACTACTAGCGATCTGCTGTAAAAACTGTAAGCCAGTCTTAGGCATCTTTAGCGATCGATTAATAGACGTACCCATTAATCCACTGATACCCACGATCAACCGTTGCCAGCCTTTCGCGGTATGATACTTCAGACCTTTTAGTTTAGTCGATAACTCATCTGCAGAGATAATAACGTTACCAGAGGCGTCATAAACTGCACCGACGATATCTTTAATCGATTTGATTACTTCACCACGGGCGTTGTAATACTCACCTGCTTTTAGTTTAGCAGCAGTTAGTAATAACTGTCCTTCAGCAGAGTAGATATCAAACTGTCCTAATAAACCCTGTCCTAGTGCTTTAACACTTTTACCAGCAGTATCGAATAGTGACCGAGCGACACCGAGTGGATTAGTAGCACGCCATAAACGACCAATAGAGTTACGGAAATTATCCCGTGCTTTCTTAGCGGTACTATTTAATGCTTTACCACCACGACGTAAACCTGCTAAGCCTAATCCTGTTAAACGTTTGGCATGCCCCCACAGTGTATCTGCACCATTAGGCAATGGACCACCACCACCACCAGGACCACCTGGACCACCGCCGCCTAACGCCTGCTGCTGAGCGATGAGTTCTAAGATCGATAGGATATGTTCTACTTCAGCAGATAAGTTATTAGCGATTAACTGCTCGTGGATTTTCGTGACTAATGGCGTTAACGTATCATCACGGTCTACTTGGGTAGTATCTGACTTAGCTTTGTTTAAGATCGATACTAGATCCGGTAACTCATCGGTAAAGAACGCAGCCCGTACTCCATTACGGACAGTGTCCTCAGTGAGCTTTAACTGCTGTTGTAGTCCGTTAGGATTAGCCGGTGGGAATTTAGATGGATCAAATCCGTTTTGTATAAAAGCATTTAACGTACTATGGATATTACCTTTAGCATTAGGGTCTTTGCGGGCATTACCTTTTACGGAGCTGTATTGATCGTACAGATCTTTATTAGGTACTAACCGATCACCTTCACGGACGAATACATTCGCACGGACTAAGGCATCCTCGCCGTAGCGATCCACCATCTCATCGATATACTGCTGTGTATAGCCCATCTCAGAGCGCATCCGGTTCATACCGTTGGAGGCACTGATATTGAGTTTATACAGATTGGCTTCATCTTGCGTTATCTTAGAGAAATGAGATTGCAAGTTAGAGAGATCTTTCCCATTACCCGCCTGCCCATATCCATCAAAGCCGTTCGCCAAATCACGGATATCGAATTTCTCACCCTTACGTGTTTTCTCATCGATTACACGCTGCAGGATTTTACGTTCATCTTCAGATAATACTTTCTGTGGATCTAAGCTATCAACGATCTCATTACCCCGCTGACGTATCCACTTACGCGATTGTTCAGCATTAACAGTTTTACGTATACGACCAGAGATCTCTTTGGTATTAATATACGAGCGGGTCTCTGGATCATACTGCTCTAATGGTGATTCATTACCCGATAGTACCCGAATAGATTGATTGATCTTAGCCAACCAACCTGGGATGATCTCGTTGATGGACATATCGTTACGAGAGGTCCACGGTGCTGGTTTACTACCAACGCCTACGCCACGATCAGATAAACTAGCTTTGGGCCCGTGAAACTGCGGCAGTATATCCCCTAGGAGATTAGCCATCGGTCCCATAACACCGGCCTCAGCACCATCGTAGTATGGGTTTTTAGCATACGTATTTAGAATCTGGGGTAGATTCATTAAGTTGTAGGCACCCTTACGGACGGTATTAGCAACAGCGTTATCTTGACCTAAGTAGTCACGGAATTTATCAGTACCTTTCTTGATCCATTTCTTAGTGAGTTTATCAAAGATAAACCCACCGGCGATTTCAGCACCACCTTGCATAGCTTTAGTGCGTTTTTGACCAGGAGATAACTGTGAATCATCATCCCCAGTCAACCCACCCATCATAGCCATAGTCGACGCAGCACCGATCGCGTCACGGGTACCGCCAAAGATCCCCTTTAAACTTCGATTGGATATTCTCACCAACTTTATTGATATAATCTTTAAAGAGGTTAGCTGGTGAGATAGCTTCTGCGATACGACGTTTCAATAAAGCCCCAGTGATTTCACCAAACTCTTCTTTGGCATAATCTGGCAATGCAGTATTGTGAACGATGGTCTCTAATGCTGCGGTAGAACGTTCAGCAGTGGATTTAGTTACCTCTACCAGATCAGTCATAGCAAAATACTGACGATAGGTTAACTCTAACATCTTACGACGATAATCGGTCGTAACTGTATTTTGATAACCTACTACCTGGCCGGTATCGTGTCCGATACCTTGTACTAAATCTACTAACCGATTGAGCTTGATATCATTCGATTGTTCACGGAGCTCTTTCTCAGCACGTTCTTGTAAAACTGCATCCACCATCCGACGATCAGGTTGCTGGTTTTGAGATTTTACTTGATCGAAGATATTCGCTGTCGTACCTTCGATTTCGGCTAAGCGCGCATCGAATTCCTGGTACTTATGTTCTTTGGTAGATTCTAAAAGTTTATCGTAAAGTTTCTTCGGCATGAAGTTTTTGATAGCCGGTAAAACATCACGTCCAGTGCGTTTTAACTCCTGCTTGGTTTTACGATATTCATCTCTGGCAGTACCAAGAATTTTGTTACCTTGATTTGCTAGACTATCATATGCTTCATATGCAGCTTTATATTCTTTCGGGAGTGAGTTACGTATGATCTCATCCCGTTTACCTGGACTACGAGCAGCGTTTAATGCGCCTTTCGCCAGATGTTTAGGTAACGATAATATCGCATCACGTCCCTCTGGAACGGGTGCTTGAGGTGGGTCGAAATCAATATTAAAGTCTAAGTCGTCATCGAGGTCAAACTCGCTTAGATCGATTTCATCGCGTTTTTTAGCCATTTTTAACCTCGGAAATTAAAAAATGAATTGGTTATCTTTTTATCTGCTTAACGTAGATCGGCGCTTAGTGCAAACACTGCGACCGACTACTTCACTGGACACCTTTCATGGTGCGACCAAAGATTTCCACGAGGATGGTTTGTATTCATTACTAACGTATGGTCAGATTGGTTCAGAGCGTCGTGATACGACTTTCTCTTATATCGACCTCGGGATCGAAATTATCTCCCCCGTAGTAGCCCTTACGTTATTTGAATTAAAACAGTTATATCGTGAAGTGATGTCAGGTGCACGCTACGCGATATGGGATACAAAAGAAAAAGACTTTATCCCAGCCTCCCCAACTGATCAGGGTGCTGGTACCGGCTATAGCTTTTTTATTAGTCATTGGAATGAACTCCAGCCCAAGCAAACAGAAAGTTTGATTCGGCAACAATCCATCGATCTGATCGATAAGTTCCGTGATATTGCCCTGTCGCGTTTTGTAATCGTATTACCGGCTGGATTACGTGACTTGGAAGTCACTGCAGACGGACGTGAACAGGAGAATGAAATTAACGGTATGTACCGTAAGTTGATTTCAGCCTCTCGTATCGTACCGAGTATTGGTACCAGTAATCTCCAGACACTGGATAGTACTCGCTGGGCAATGCAGCGATCGTTTATCGAGATCTATAAGTATTTCTTCGATATGCTCGAAGGGAAGAAAGGCTTCTTAAGAGGTAAATGGGCAGCTCGTAAGATCTACAATGGTACTCGTAACGTATTATCCAATATGGATACTACCTCGGTAGTAATGGGACGTGAAGATGCCGTTAAACCCACCGATACCATCGTGGGTATGTTTCAAGGATTGAAATCGTTACTACCAGTTGCAGTACATGCGATACGCACCAAATACTTAGGCGATATCGTTGGTAGTGATGGACAGATGTTTTTGGTAAATGCCAAGACGTACCAGAAAGAGGTCGTGTTTGTCAAACCAGACGACTACGATAAGTTTGGTACCGACGAAGGGATTGAGAAACTCATCAACCTATTTCGTAATCCAGACGGTCGACATAAACCAGTTAAAATCGGTAATCACTATCTCGCGTTAATTTATAACGATGGGAAAGAGTTCCGGGTGTTCTCGGATATCCGTGATTTACCCGCTGGTAGACAACGTAAATATGTATCGCCAATTACGTATGCCGAGTTACTGTATCTAAGTGGGCATGAAAAGTGGAATGATTATTTCACACTGGTCACGCGATTCCCAGTAACGGGACAAGGCTCTACCTATTCGAGCACTATAAGATTGACCACCACTGTCCGTACTAAAATGGAGTGGGAATTAGCAGAAGACTGGTCTACACGACTAGCTACCCCTGCAACAGATTTCCCATTACGGGACGTGGAAGAGTTTGTATCGAGCATGATCCCGCACCCAGCTAATCTCAAAGCGCTGGGAGCAGATAAATGTGTGAATAGATAAAATCCAGTAATATCAAGGGTTACAGTGTTATTTTGATGCTTTTGTCTCTATTATATGTGGAATATAGTGGAGGTCTGGCATGTTACAAGATTTCATAGATAAACCAAGTATGGTTATACCGCAAGCTAATAAACGTTATGTTATAAACCAGCAAGGTGAAATTTACGACTGTGTGAAGAATAGACAACTATCACCTGTAGTAGATAAACGAAACCGAAAAGTTGTTAAAATCACTATTGGCACATCGTGTAGATTCTATCAAATTACACGATTGGTCGCATTAGCATATAAGCCACTACATTTTGATTTTAGTAAATGGCAACGTGTTAAGTTAATGTATGTAGATGGTAATCGTGAAAATGTCCATCCTAGTAATCTTGTATGGCGATACCCAAATGAAGGTATACCAATTGCCAAAGGTTCGGAATGGTATCACATTCCAGGATTTTCTAAATACGCTATAAATAAGCAAACCTTAGAAATTATGGATGTAAATAACAATACATTTATATACATACCACGTAACACCTATTTACGTGCCATGGTAACAACAGATGCTGGGACTAAACGATATTTCCAACACCATCGTTTAGTAGCACTAACGTTTTTACGTTATCCTGCTAATGCAGATTCTTTACTCGTAAACCATTTAGATGGCGATAAACACAATAACTACCCAGATAACCTAGAATGGACTGATTACAGCGGGAATATTATTCACGCATTTAAAACAGGTCTTCGAGGTGACAACATTCGTGTTAAAGTACGCGATGTGGAAACTGGAGAAGTTAAAGAGTATTATAGCTGTACTGAATGTGGTAATGCACATAATGTAACTGAAACGACTATCACTAATCGTATTAAGAATGATTACTACATTTATGATGGTAAGTACCAGTTTAAATATGCTGACGATGAAACTGGGTGGCCTGAAATTAGAATTAGGCCAAAACCAACACCTATTACAACAGATCCGCGTATATGTACCGTATTAGCTAGAAACGTTCATACTAAACAAATAATAATCTCTGCTGGATATAACCCGATGAGCCGTTATTTGAAAGCGTGTACCAAAATTATAGCTGAAAGATTACATGCAGGTGACCAGATACCTTATAAAGGTTGGCAGTTTCAGTTTAAAGTATATTTAACAGATTGGATCGAATGGACTGATGAAGAACTACGTGAGTTTGAGTTACAATACGAACCGCGGGGTAGGCGCATCAAAGTTACCGATCGGAATACTGGTATAGTAACAGATTATGTAAGCATTAAAGAATTTGCAAATGAGTTAGGTATCGATAAAGCGTGGGTAAATAATTGCCTACGTCGCGGTAAACCATACAAACATTACACCCTTGGTTATATTTAAACCGGTTTTATATATTCCTACGAAGTCCTATCCGGGAGTAATTCCGAGATGGTTACCTTTTGAATTGCAGGAAGGCGGTAAAGGTTCAACTACTACAACGTGAGTCGAAAGACTGGGCGTGACAGTCACCGAAAGGTAGAAAGAAATGTTGATCATGACCTATGCTAATACATAATCAGCCACGTTAGAGTGGTGCTAAGGGTCGGCTCTTAAATGAGTACAATTCGCTAATCAGTGCAGCTAAACCGCTCAGGTGTTAACACACGTGCGGAATGTTCAACGACTATCCCGTTGCGGGGAGTAGAGCAGTAAGCTTACGACTGTTCGAAGTGGAAGGCCCCTCTAGGAGGGTGAAGAAATAGTCTGGTATCCGTCTGTAATGGACGGGAAGTTCCCTGCTCGTAGTGAGTACGAGAGGAGAGAACTGGTGAAGAGTTGCGTCTTTGCTGAACACCCGTTTGATGGGGACACTGGTTCTGCAGATACTGTGTATACCGATGAATCCTTAGCTGAGAATCGCAGACTAATGTCTACTGCAAGCTACTGGATAAATGGTGATAACACTTTAACGATCGATATCGAAACTGATACGATCATGCGTACTTTACATAATCTGTTAGGAGACCCTCAGTAGTCTCCTAACTACTGAAGGAATATGGCTATGTCAATGTTACTTAAAAACTTTAACCGAATGTTTACAGTGATTCGCCTGCAACAATTCGGTGCTCCACGTACTGCCTCTGTGGCACTGATGGAGTTCCCACGTGGGAGTATCTTTCATTATATTCCATCTGACGTTACTGAAGTAGGTCCATCACAGACCTTACCGATGATTGACAAAGCCGAGAAGCTCGTACTGGTAAATCACGTAGTCCAGTATGCAGAAGGCACTATCGGTCGTCCTATTCCTTTAACTGCGCCGTTAGAGCGTGATGTAGTACAGTATCACCGTATCAATAAGAAACTGCGTAGACTACGGGAAGATGCTTTGGTACAGAAAGACCCACGTACCTTACTGGTAGAAAACTATGCGTTACTGGCACGTAAATACCGTTACCAAACGACTTTAATGAGTTGGTATGATCGTTGGTACAATACTTACAACACCGTGATGTCACGGATGTTAGTAGATACTGCTAAATACGAGCGTCAAAACTTTATCGTATTAAACGTACCGGATATCATCCCAGCAGTAGTTAAATTCCGTCGGGCAGAAACCCGTCGGGACAACATCGCGTTAACAGAGTTTCATGACTCTAACATCATGATGTATCTGGATCTGTGGACTTGGTTAGGACCACATTCAGATCAGTCTATGTTAGCGCGTTTTAGTGAAGAGCAGTTAAAACGTATTAACTTTGTGTTAGTGTACAAAGATCGTTTTATCAACTTGAATCTCGGTGAGTTAAATTACTGGCGCAAAAACGCTGAAGGTAAAGGTCTGGTGAAACCAGAACAGATGCAATTACGTCTGTATAAAACCACAACTATACTAGCCACCACTGCTGCGGTAACCACTCAAACCACGATCAGCGCTAATCCTGTTAGCACACCGGTAGATGACGAACCTACTCAGGTGGATATCGATGGTATCACAGCACAACGTGATGCCGATGATATCAATAGCTTAGTTAATGATGTATTAGGCACAGCTAAAATCGAAATCGCAGATGCTGCTGCCCTGCGTGCTGATACTGATGACTCAGATGAAGAAGCAATCCAAGCTGAGATCGAACAGTTTGATGCAGAACCGATCGTCGAAGATGAGAACTTCGAGGTAGTGGTAGCGAAACCAGTCGAACTACCTGAGATCGACATCGATCAACCAGTGACTTTAGATAAAGCGGTAATAAAAGCGTGTGATCGTTTTATCGAAGCAGGTATGTTGACCACGAAAGAGTTTAAGCGTATTACAGCATTGTCTACTAAATATCAGGAGTTGGACAATCCATTCGGTCCTGGTAAACTCGTGGATATGCTGGATGTACAACCGCATGAATTGGTGATAGAACCTAAAATACTGTTAGATGATGTAACTATATTAGATAAAAATATGGTGAAGTCCACTACCGCTGATTTCAATAAACAGTATGTCGAACGAGTGATGCCTAAAGACATCATTGGTGCAGTAATGGGTATCCAGAAAGCGGGTATCATCGTTACCGACTATCAAGTAGAACCGTATGTGGATGCAGCTAATAAATCATACATGCACACAGTACGTGTTACACCGGTAAATGGTGAGTCTGCGACACTACGATTCACCACACCGATGATTGATAGCAAAGGCTACTGGACTGCCAATGACATCAATTATACAATGCGTAAGCAACGAGTGGATTAACACTATACTATGTATTTTATTACATGGTATACGTATATGAGAAACAGAAAGCTTAGGGTTAAAAAGTTCTTATCGCAAATAAAGAAAATTTATGGAGACAGTATCTCGTTTCCAGATTTAGATTATCGAAATAACCGTACACGTGTTAACGTTAAGTGTAGTATCCACAATACTATTTATACTGCATGGCCATGTAATTTGATAAGTGGGCGCCGCGGCTGTACTAAATGTTGTGGTAATTTAACACAAGAAGACTTTATTGAAAAATCTATAGATGTGCATGGATTCAAGTACAATTATGATAAAGTTAAATTTGTTAACACTACTACACCTGTCACAATTACATGTCCCATACATGGTGATTGGGATACTAAACCCATTACCCATTACCATAATGGTAGTAAGTGTCCTAAATGCGCCCCATTTGATAGACGACTATCAACTGATGAGTTCATTGATAAAGCACGACAAGTACATGGGAATAAATACGGTTATGATAAAGTTGTACTTGATACCATACAAGCCACTGTAGAAATAAAATGTCCTACACACGGCTACTTTAAACAGCCAGCGCGTGCACATCTTGCAGGGCACAATTGTAAAAAATGTGGTATATTAAGTACTAAGAATACTTTAGAAGAATTTATAACTACTGCCAATAAAATCCATGGTAATACTTACGATTACAGTCGGGCGGTTTATGTTAATAGTAAAACTAAACTAACTGTAGTCTGTAAATATCATGGGGAGTTTTACGTTAGACCTAACTCACACATAGCCAATAAGTCTGGTTGCCCCAGATGTCGTGAAAGCTACGGTGAACGAATGATCGCACATTACTTAGATCAATTCGGTATTACTTTTAAAAAAGAATATTCATTTAAAGGTAGTAGATATAGGTTTGACTTCTATTTGCCAAAACATAATGTATTAATTGAGTTTCACGGTATACAACATTATGAGCCAGTAGATAGATTTGGTGGATGGGACAATCACTTATGTACAGTACGAAACGATGTTGTTAAAGTTAAATTTGCTGTGGAAAACAACATGCATTTACTCGTATTTAACTATAAAGATTTGTCCGGTAATAAATTATTCGATAATTTAAAGAAAGAACTTATTAATCTAAATATTATTTCTGCTTAATCATTTACAATCGGTCCACTGAGTCGGCGCGAGTTGACTCTAGCGAAACCTACCTAACTGCGGGAACCTGTCTATAACCACTATACTACCACTTACACGTAGAAATGCAGTGTAATACCTATCCCAGTAATGGAAGTGATAGGCATGGTAAAAACGTATAGTGCTGACACAATCGGCGCAACGAAGTCCCTAAAGCATAAGCCATGGGATGTGTTCAGAGGCCATCGAAAGCTACGTCTCTTCGGAGATTAATGACAACTGTAGTGTAATAGCCAGTTGGCTGCGTGTAAACGCGGTTAAAGTGAGTAGAGTAGGGGAAACCCGAAACGGTAGGCTCTCAGCAAAGCTGAGATGAATATATGGTCCACTATGATGGGAGTGCTTCCCATCCGAAAAACAAGTCCAGATACCGTGTCACTAACTAGCTTCTATGGTAAGAACTTTATTCGACGTAGTGAGAAAGCCGCTAACGATCGTCCTAAGTGGTTAACCAATGAAATAGTCATGCGTGGTATCGATACCACGGACCATACCATCACTGATCTGAAATTCGCTAACTGTTTTGACCCTACACAAACAGTACCACGTGATTACTCAGCTATCGCGCAACGGATTAGTGGGTTTACTGCTAATCAAGTCACTTTTACCTTTGACATCAATAAGGTTGATGAAATCTATGGTGCTGAAGCAGTGACTACCGCGGCTAAAGCGGAGACTATCGTAGTGGGTAAAGATGCTACTGCGGTGTATGAAATGGACCATGCCAGTCAGGTCTATCGACGCACTGCGAATAAGTTTGAACCAGTAGGTACTCTACCAGAGCTGTTACAGTTAGACTTAACACGTGCACCGCGTGAGTTTACTGAATTATCCATGATGGGTAAAGCAATTCCATTGGGATTGATCTTCGGGTATTACTTTGGATTAGAAGGGGCATTGAAGCTCTTTAAAACACCGTATCGGGTTTATGATGCCGCAGAGCGGGTAGTGACACAACCTACTGATCTGGTGGTGAAACTAGCGGATGCTAAGCTAGTCATCAGTCCAGATACCCCGGCACAGGCCCTGATCTTTAATGGCTTTGAACCGTATCTGAAAGTCGCACGTGATTTCACACAACGTGATCTAAACCAACCTGATGTGTATTTGAATCTGATTCAGAAGAACGGATTAACCGTGCGTTATCTGAATGAGTTGGATAACATGGATCAGTTGTTTGTCGATCCGATTACCGAGCGTATCTTGCGGAAGATGCATGAACCAGTGACTTTTAAAGGTTTATTACGACGAGCGAATGAGCTCCTCACTACGGATCAGCATCCTGAAGAAACTGATTTGAATTACATGCATATCTTTGGCATGCAGCGTGTGCCTGGAGCTATCTACACAGAGTTAACGCGAGCATTACGTGATTACCGGAATAAACCAGGTACACGTAAGAAGTTCGAGTTACCTAATAATGCCGTGTGGCAGAGCATCACCCAAGATCCATCAGTAATGCCGGCATCAGATGGCAATCCGATACAGTCTATTAAAGAAGCAGACGTAGTGACCTTTGGTGGTAACGGCGGACGTAGTAGACGATCAATGGTAAAACGGACACGTAAATATCATGAGTCTGATTTAGGTGTAGTATCGGAAGCTACGGTAGATAGTGGAGATGTGGCAATCACAGCGTATCTAACATCTAATCCAGTATTCGATGATGTGGATGGGATGGTTAAACCGATACCGAAGGATCAACTAGACGTAAATCAAATGCTGAGTAGCTATGCTGCACTGGCACCAGGATCAACGTTTGATGATTCAAAGCGCGTAAATTTCGTTAACACGCAGCATGGTTCAGGCATTGCAGCAGTGGGTTATGAGGTTACTGGGTTACGTACTGGCTATGAAAAAGTCGTAGCACACCGTACTAATGATAACCAAGCGGTAACAGCAGAAGCTGATGGTCGTGTGTTAGTGGCTACTGAAGAATTAGTCACAGTAGAGTATACGCCGGTGACTGGTAACTCTTATGTTAAATCGTATAAAGTAGGACGCTACTTTGGACGACATGAAGGGTCTATCTACCCACACGATATCACTGCGAATGTAAAGGCAGGTGATACGATTAAAGCTAACGATGTATTGACCTACAACTCCAAGTTCTTTGAACCGGATCTGATCAATCCGAAACAGGTGAACTGGAAAGCGGGGGTAATCGCACGTACTGCACTAATCGAAGGGGTGGATACTTTAGAAGATACTAATGCTCTCTCTGAAGACCTGGCGTTGAAACTGACAGCGGAAATAACCAAAACCAAAACTGTTACTGTACGCTTTGACCAAGCAGTACATAACTTAGTTCAAAAGGGAGACCTAGTCGACCCAGAAACTATCTTATGTACGATCGAGGATGCCCTCACGGCAACCTCGGACGTCTTTACCGATTTATCCATGGATACGTTACAAGCGATTAGTAACCAAGTACCTAAAGCTAAAATGAAAGGGGTGATTGACCGTATTGAAGTTTTCTACAATGGGGTCAAAGAAGATATGTCGCCGAGCGTTTTAGCTTTAGTAAATCAAGGTGATCGTAATCGAAAACGTGAATCAGCAGTATCACCTGAGTTAATGGCTGATCATGGACGTGTAGATAGTAGTTTACGTATTGATGGGAAACCAGTCGAATTAGACACAGTGGTGATCCGTATCTATATCAGTAAACATGTAGGTTCAATCGGTGGGGATAAATTCGTCTTTGCGAATCAGTTGAAAACCACGACTCGTCGTGTATTGATTGGACGTAATGTATCCAAAGATGGTGGTAAGATCGATGCGGTCTTTGGTAAAGTCTCAGTGGATGCGCGTATCGTATTATCGTGTTACAAAATCGGTACTACTAATACACTGTGTCGTTTAATCGCTGAAAAATGTCGAGCAGTATTACAGTAATCTAGCTGGCGAGGGTCGCTACCTCGCCAGTATAATTCATATTCTCCGGAGCGTTATATGCACATATCACAACAGCGTCACAATTTAATAGTGGCCAGCAATGCGGTAGAGTTAATCACCGAAGCAGTTATGCAGGTTATGGGTAATGATACTTCGAAAGAAGTAGGTGGCGTAAAACAAACACGTCAGATCATTGCAGACGCGGTCGTGGCGCGTTTAGCGTCACAAGTACGTATGAACCAGGGAGCTTAAGGCCATGATTAGTCAAACTTCCCTGAATGCAGTTTATCCGCTGGTAGACCAAGTTAACGCCGGTGGTGTTCGACTGGGTGCCGATGGTAACAGTATTTTAGGTGCATTAGTAGTAGCAGCAGATACTCCATTAACTGAAATCTATGGCGATGCAGTTGGTTGGGAAAAACACTGGTTAGAATCACTGCAAGCAGACCCGATCTACGGTAAGCATGAAGCGGTGATCTTGGATACGGATGATGGTCAAGTAGTACATGTACCAGTATCGGTACACAACGAGACTATGCATAAAGCAACTAATCTGGTAGCTGACTCAGTGATCCGTGCATTAGGCTTTGCTCGTAATGTCGTGAAACCGTTAGTTAGCGATGTGATATCTAAAGTAGAACACTCTTTAGAAGTAGCACAAACGGTCGTAGAGCCGTATGAAATCGTACCGCTGTATAATTCAGCGATCTGGCAATCTGGTATCGTACTGAATACCCTGGGTCGATTTAAACATTACCAGAAACCTACCAGTGTGGCACGTAATGAAATCCCACAGATTCCAATGCCTGAAAATCTGGCAGCAGAGTATCTGGTGACAGGTAGTGCTGAATTAGACACACTGATACAGATGACCCTGAAAGATCGTAATCTGACTGCTGGTATGGTATGGACTTCGTTATTCTTATCGACTGATCCTATTGGTGGGTATCGTGCACAGTACTGGAATGATCTGGATTTGATGTTGTTACAATTCCTGATGTGTACTGTATTAGCAGATAAGCCGGTGGCTAACTCTGGTATGTCGTTGACGGATTGGGAAACGCTGATGACTCGACTCTCAGTGGCGACCGGTAGTGCATGTGTAGCGGCACTGGGACAACAAGCGGATGATCTGGCTGGAAAACGTCTGTTACTGGGTTATCAATCTAACACCGGTACCATTTATTTAAACGGTGTGGTATACGATAAGTTCATTGATGCTGGCGGTACACCTGAGTTAGTATACGGTGCGATCATGCAGGGTGATGTTGTGGGATTGCAGTTTGATAACTTACTGACTAAATCTGCTGATTATCAAGCAGCGTGGGCACGATTCCATACTGCACGTCGTTTTAAACAAGACAGTGAATATCTGGCACGTATTCGTGATGCATTGTATACAGTGATTTGTGGAGAGATCCAAGAGATCAATCCTAGTTTGCTACATCCTACTGCAAATAAATCTGCGATGATGGATGAAGCGAAAAAACACATCAGTAAGATCAGTCATTATCAAACGGCTGAACTCGGTCAGATCTGTTTGACACTGGTCTCGCATATCCTGTTCAAACACACACCAGCTTTATATATCCTGACTCGTATCAGTGAGTTGTGTGAGAAAGGGTATACTGGTGAAGAAGCAGCGACATTGACAGTCGTGGAGTACATCACGGATTGGGTTGCTGGTTCAGTGACTGTGGCAAAATAACTAAGGTAGAATATGGACACCTCAAAACTCAAGCGCGATGCTGCACGAGTGCGTAGCACACTGGTAGAGACACCAGATCATCAGCTAATCACTAAATCTGGCTGTACGATTTATGTACCTGCTAACTATACTGATAAAGGGTTGGCAGTGATTACGTCAGAGGTGTCTATATTGGGCGTATACGCGCTCTTTATCGATGATGTAACGTATTGTGTCTCTAATGCTACTTGTATGTTGACGATCAGTCCTGATCAGATCAACACGGTACAGATGGATGATGAGGAGTACTTTAAATTCTCATTTAATCCAGGTAGTGTAGTAATACAGAATACCATGTCAGTTAAGAATAAAAAATTAACTAACTACATCATGGACTATTTCATCGACTACGGACATACGCCGTGGTTTATGAATTACCAGGATTTGGCAGAGTTATTCAGTCAATCTCGGTATTACAACAACATGCGTATGGGTCAAGGTCAGCCAGTATTAGATATTATCGTGGCAGGTATTTCACGTAACCCTAAAAACGTACGGGAGTACTACCGTCATGCGATTACCACGGAAGGTGAGATTACTGGGAAACCTCGCTTTGTTCCCTTACGTGACATCGCCATCAACACTACTTCTAACTTAGCGAGACTGAATGGTTCTGAACTACAACGTGGGATTAAATCTGCGTTACTATCCGAACCACAGCGTAGTGAACCGTTAGAGGAATTACTGATTAAATAGGTCTTAACATGAGCATTAAGTTTACATGTACTGCATTGGCAGGGACCAATAAAACCGGTATCCTGAAACCAGATGAACATGGGTATTACAAACTTATTCTTGGTGCTTTGAATTTCCATAATGCAGCGGGTATCTTTTACGACTACGATAGTTCCAAAGCAGTGTTTGAGGAGAGCTCCTCTTTCATGCGGCGGATTCGAGGTGGTAATCTATACAGTGAAGTAGAACACCCGGAATGGGCTCCGGGTATGTCTATCGACGACTACGTACGTCGCATTCGATATATTGATGGGCACAACATCTGTGCACACATCCGTGAAATCGAATTAGTGATGGAGGAGTCAGGTGCGTATGGTAAACGGGTGTGTGTTATTTACGGTTGGGTAAAACCTGATCGTGAAAAAGGACATCTGTTAAAAGCCGCCTTAGAAAACCCGAATCAAAATGTGTGCTTTAGTATACGTAGTTTGGTAGAAGAACGCCGTGTGGGCTCTACTATCATGCGTAGTATCCAAGAGCTAATTTCGTTTGACTGGGTCGTTGAGCCAGGTATTTCGAAAGCACATAAATTCAATGCCCCTGGATTAGAGTCGTTCTGTGTGGGTGTAGATCACGCATCAGTAGACATCCCATTAGCTGTACTGGAGAACGTAGCTGCAGGCTACAAACGTTCAAATGGTATTGGTTTGGGGATGGAATCAAACCAAGGTCAAGGATTAGATGAAGCGTTGCAACGCATCCGTCAGAATGCGCAGACCTTCGGTCGTCCAGCAGCCTTAACGAAATGGTAAGGGTTGGGTGGAGACATGGCTAAAATAGACACATGGCTTGCAAATCAGTTACCTGATATGCGAAAGAGCATGACGGTTTTAAAAGGGGTGGATTTTCTACACATCTCTACCGATCAAGCCATTAAAAAGATGCGACCACGGATCGGTTTTCGACAAATGAAAGTTGAAGATCGCACTATTCCGCGCATCTGCGGTGCCTCTAATCTCATTGGCTGTATTTATGGTCACACTGCAGTAAGAGACTCCTATGTTGATTACTACGGTAGTTATGATGTCAGTAAACCGTGGAATGGATTATTCGCTGTCTACAAAATGCCAGTAGAAGCAGTGATTAAACCATCGAAACGTTTGGTGCCAGATGGACCACAAACCGGTGAGATATGGGTAGTACCGTATGCGCCAGAGATGTATGAGATCGTCCCTAGTCGCGTAGGCACGGTATTACTCCATTCGACGAGTTCTACGATCGTCAATGGTGATGTTAGTATTAAAAACGTGTTCTACTTAAAAGTCGATGCAGCGTTTAAACTTACTGATAAAAATCTCACTCCAGGGTTTTATAGCTTTGAGTTAATGGGTGAACTAACTGCCTATAACGGAAAAGCGATGGCCCCAGTGCAATCTCTATCAACTTTAAGTGCTGGTGAATGGAACAACGCACTGTCGAAACTGAGAGCCGTGGCGAAAGAACGCGCCGAGGCTACGTAAGTGTAGATATCGACGCTTATATTCTGTTGCAAGAAATTATAGGCGGTTTCAATGGCAACTCAAAGTTTCAATCTCCCTATACCACATACTTTGTTGCGGTTAGGGGTCAATGTAGTACAGGATCTGGTAATCAAAGGGTTAGCTGGCGAAGTAACCTTAGATCATATCAGTGAAGTATTGGCTAAAGATTACTCTAATGCTAAAAGAACGGCACGTGCTTTATTGCGTATCGTACGGGAAGAGGATTTGGTTATCTTTAATAATCGTTTAACGGAATTGCGTGTAGATTTATCAGTGAGTGATAGTTTACGATTGAATACGTCGTATGCGCGGGGGATCTGCCAGATCTTGAAATACGATAAGAGATAAAGGAGGTGGGTAAGCAGTGTTTGTATTAATGTGCTTAGAAGCTATACCTATTAACGAGATTAGTTCAACACAGTTTAACCTATAACTTTTATTTCTATCGTACCATGAACGTCAGGTGTTAGGAGGAGCTTCGGCTCCTCCTAATGGCTCTATGCTGTCTGATCTAGTCTCATAGTGTCTCAAGATGTCTTATATTTAACTGTGTGTAGTATCATTTGAACTAACCACAGATATTTAATATTACCAGGAGTAACGTATGTCAGTGAAATCAGTAACTGAGTTAGCGCAGGAGATCACTGACCGCGCTAACCAGCAGTCATTGGGTAATCCAGCTAAGTCAGATTGGAAAGCGGCAGCAGAACATGTCTACATGGAAAATCTGCCAGATGGTATTACCGAAGACACCTTACTGGATGTCAAAGCACACAACGAACTAATGGGGCGTGCTATCACTGCCTCTGTAGGTCGAGCAGTAGTACTACAGTGTAAGGCCAGTATCTTGGAAGCTGACAGTGTAGTGGTTAAAACACCTATGGTTAACTACTCGGTAGGTGTAGTAAAACGTAGTAAGAAAGATGGTGAACGCAAAATCTACTCAGTGATGAACGTCTGGGGTAATATGCGTGCTGAAATAGACGCTATTGGCGAAGAGTGGGAGTCTGGTTCCGTAAAAGCTCCAGAAGTCAGTAGCTTCGACGACATGTAATAAAAGGAGTGTCACATGGCTGTAAATGAGATAGTTGAATCCATCAATGCGTTACCATTCACACAGTTGAGTGAATTGGATAATGAAGCTTTAGGTAAAGTCTACGAACAACATATGCCAGATGGCTTAACAGTAGATGTTGTTAAACTGAATACACAGTACCGTGAACAGTTTCACGAAGCGATGATTCGGTCTAAGATCATGGATCAGGTAATCGTAGAAGCGCCAGAATACGCTGAAAAGTATGGTAATGTTGATGTGACATTCACTACACCTGATGTGGTTTTTAAAGTAGGTGGATTTACTACTGGGATTAACATTGGCGGTAAAACTAATCCAGTAGTGGCCACTGCTGAGATAACAGTACCGATGCCAGTAACATCCGTGAACGCTTGCTATGATCGTTTGAAAAGCCTGTGGGATGACGTTACTACTAAAGACACCACTGTAACCACTGATTAAACCTCGTGTAACGCATTGTATTGCATTATAACTGATACGATTTATCATCGTATCAGTTATAGACTACTATGCTGTGTGGTTCGATTTAAAGCGTTTTAACGTATATATTATCTATTGCAAACCAAGAGAGTAATCCGCCTCTCATACTTTTTTATTAATGTACTAAGATGGAGTAATACAAATGACTCAACCAAACCGTATCGAAACACTGACCACTACTCTGGCTGCGGCAGTATCGGTAAACGATCAGAATCAGGTGACGTTGAAAGATGGTGGTAAAATCTGGACAGAAAATCTGCCTGAAGGTGTTACTACCGATATCGTTAAGTCACTGGCATCGTATCGCCAAGACTTTACTACTGCGTATGGTGATGCAGTAGGCGCAGCGATTGTACAATACGCTAAAGCGCATGAAGATGTCGCTAACTTGGAACATACATTGGAAACTGACGATGTGGATTTCGGCGCAGGCTTTGCCCGTCCAGTCGTTAAGAAAAACCAGAAAGTAACACCTGAGCTAGTAGAAGCTGGTATTACTATTTACAACCGTGTGAAATGCAATGAATCTGTTGCCGGCGTGGCTAAGAAATTAGCTGGCCTGTGGGAGTAAACCGCCTTTGAGTACCCTTCGGGGTACTCTCTTTTTTTGTAGGTGTGCTAATATGGCGATTAACAAACGTGTAGTAGCTCTGGGTACGTTTGGTACACCAGTCATCACTACCGTTAAATTATCTGATGTCTGGCAAGCGGCCATAGACTTTAAAGATCATCGTGGTTATAAACCATTACATGAACGTCCTAAACGTTCGAAGTTTAAAGCACGTAATAGAAGGAGATATTAATGCGGACCGAATACGTTACCAGTAATGTCAAATCAGTACCAAGCGGTGTGTTATTGCAGTTCACGATTGAAGGTATTCGTTACGAGCAAGATATCACATTAGCTGTGGATCATGTAGGCGGTAGCATCGACTGGCGAGTAGTAACTCAACTACTGATCCAGAAAGGCTTTAATACTGTGATGGCGACCAATCTATCAGTAACCTTTGAACGACAGGCAGATATCCGTGAGAGTACTGCATGTGCTGAATATCGTCATCCTTTTGCGAAGTTCATTGGTCAGAATAATATCCGACGTCGTAAATAATAGCTAGCTACCCCTAGGGGTAGCTAGTAGTCTATGCTGTCTATGGTTTTATTTTTTGTTCATTTGATGTACTATAACTTTTAAAGGAGTACAGTATGTCCATTGAGCGATTAACAGATCAAGTTATCGATGGTGCAGTAAATAAGGTAGTGCATAACTCTACTGTAGAGACTGCAGAGACTGTTTTAAAGGCAGCTAGCGATATGCCTGGACACGTAGGGTCGTTGTCTGGTAAATTAGCTGAAGTTATCGACGATGTGCAAGAACTGGTAGGCGATGTTGCTGATATCGTAAAAGAAGTAATCGATATTATCATACCAGATAATAAACCAGCTGAGACTAGCACTACTGTGCCAATCGAAGATCCATTACCACCACCAATACAGGAGTAAATCTAATGGCAAGTTTATGGCAGCGTATCAAAAACCTATTAGGTATTGATAAACAGGAAACTGAAATAGCTAAGCAAATCGGTATCAATATGGAATCATCTAAAGCGATTCTAAAAGAGATCAAAGAAACTAAAGCAGTAGTCAGCAATACAGTAGAAAAGATCAATAAAGATGTAGTACAGCAAGCAGCAGAACGTGTAGCAAAACAAACGTTAGAGACTGCAAAAGAAGCGGCAATACAACAAAGTATCGACGCGATTAAAAAGATCAGTAAATCATAACAGCATAAACCCTAGGTAGAGACGTGAGCCTCTACCTAGGTGTATTATGTTAGATCTGTTCAGATGCTGCTTCCGCAGCACGTTCCATGTAACCACCGGCAGTCGCAGCGACATTAGCGTCAATAGATGACACAAATGCTTTACGCGTCATTGGGTTCAGACCTTCACGGTTCATCTTATCCAGTTCTGCCTGTGCAAACTCCATAACTCCCAAAGAAGTATCTTGTAAGCCAGTGAACGGGATCGCCAGTTCCAATGGTTGGCCAGGGGCAGTCAGGTCACGACGACCTTCATCCTGTCCGTTGTTACGTGGTGCCATGTTAGTAATCAGCCACGCTTTCTGTACAGTCAAACCACGTGGATCTGGCTCGAAGTACAGACAAGTAACTGAGTACATGTCAGGCAACATATCAGTGACTGAGGTAGACAGCGTCGTAATCAATGGGATCATTGATTCCGGATCCATCATACCGTAACGCATCCAGATCGTAAACAGGTTCTGATAAGGCAACCCGTATTTATCGGTCATAGTGTGCGTCAGGTCAGACTGGGTGATCGTAGTCTTAGTCAGGTCAAATTGACGATGACCTGCTGGACCAATCTCCTGCTCGTTGAACTCAGCATTCAGCCCTTTCTGTAAACCATCGATCTTCGTTTGAACTTCGAAGAACGTTTTGATGGCTTTACGGAACACCGCTGGATCAGACATGTAGTTGATCCAACGTGGGAATTCAACTACACGGCAGATAACAGGACGTGAAATATAGGCAGCGTTATTGGTATAACGACCCAGATTCAATACGGGGCCGTTCTGGGCCCCGACGAATGGATTCACGACTGGTGTACGAGCAGTGTTGTTCACGAATGCATTGGACGAGTCAAGCAAGCGGTCTTTTAAGAGAGCCATAGTTATCTACTCCTGGCCTATGCCGCTGCACTATCAGCACGACGTTGTGCGACGATAGTGTATTTGTGAACGGTTTTGATGACTTGACCATACAGGTTAATATCTACAGTAATGGAGTAACCATTAGAGAGATCCTGTGCGGTGAAATATGCGTTAGGAACGATATCCACTACGCCATCATAACGACCTTCGGTTTTCTCGACGATCTTCTCATTAACCATCTTGATCATCTCTGCATTAGTCAGAGATGAGGCACCAGACATTTCACGCCATACAGTATGTGCGATACGTTCTAGGTCACCGATGATCATGGCAGCCAAATAACCTTTCAGTACTGAACGGTCATTGTTGTACACGGTCTGCAGTGCTGGGAAGAAATAACGATACTGGTCGAATGAACGGATATTGATCAAACCGGCTTCCCAATCAGACGAATAACCATCTGGGGTTTTGTAAGTCAGGTTGATATCATAACCTTCTTCGATTACTGCGAGTTCACCGCGATCGAAACGATACGCTGAGTTGAATTTCGCAATACCAGCACCAGCATAACGTGCAGTCATCTTCGCCAGTGAGTAAGACGCAGGTACATATTCAGTGTACTGTGAGTTATTCAACAGGAAACTGTGGCCGACTACCGAAGCACGACACGTAGCTGTACCGTAACGCTGTGACTCTGGGTAAGCACGAGCATAACTTACTAACGCCACTTTCATGGAGTTTTCAGCTTGAGCATCGTTCTGACCTTTATCGTAGACGTGGGTAGACAGCACGACATTAGTGTCTGGACGCTCGCCGATGAAACGGCACAGTGCTTTTTTGGTATTGGTAGAGAAACCAGAATCCCACAAATACGAGCATGGATATTTCGCAATATCCAGATAGTTTACAGTGCCAGTACCGAATGCTTGCATTTCAGTGAGAACTAACTCATCGAAAATAGCATTGGACATAGTACCATTAGAACCACCTTCCAGGTAGTGTGTATGCGCTTCTGTGAAGATCTCACCACCCAGTAAACCGTCATCTACCATGAGACCATTATATGGATTACCGTCGGTATCCAGACCAGTATAGATGTCCACCATGTGGATGTCTGTACCGAAGGTCTCGCCGATCGCTACGTGTGCGTCGGTCAGGATTTGACTTAGATTCTGCTGGTAGATGTACAATTCAGATACTGGGCCTAGATCAGGTGGTAAACCTGAATCAGGATTCATATTACGGAAAGCAGAAACCAGGACTTTATTCACATCCAAGTTCATACGCATATCACGGTAATATGCACCTGGCTTCATAGAGAAGCTCACAGACGCAGCGCCATCCAGAGTACGTGTAATAGTAGGTGAAGATGTATCTTCATCACGTTCTACGAACTGCATGGTCAGAATACGTGCACCAATCGCAGTGCTGATTGAAGTATCCAGTGGAGTCGAAGACTTCGCATTTGGACAGCTCAAACGGAATCCGATATCAGAACCTTTCTTGCCGAAGAAACTAGCAGGTAGATCCATGATTGGATAAATCTGTGAAGTTACACCATCAGAGCCTGTAATCGAACCGTTGTAAATCACACCTTGACGAATTGGGTTAGCGGATTGAATTTCACCCACACGCCAAATAATCGCTTTACCAGTAGTAGTACCAGTTTGTACTGGTTTACCAGTGGCAGGATCGTATACTACTGAGTTATCAGCAGCACGTTGATATACTGGAACTTTAGCAACGTAGGTTTCAGCATAAACACGCAGGGTTGCTTGTTTAGCATCTACAGGTAATACGCGTTGAACCATCACCGCGTTAGCTTGGCTATTGAACAACTCCAAGAACGGTGTGTTAAATGTAGTGTACTCGCTATCCAGGTCCGCTACGTTTGTACCGTACATACTGAATAAGCTATCGCCTGACACTACGTAGGCGTTTTTATGATCTCCACGCTCCGCAAAAGTAAAGATCAGCGGCAGGTGGATCGGTGATACCACTGGTTCTGGTACGAGAGCAGGGATCGATTGATCATCTGTACCGTAGAAAACCGGTTGTGGGGCACCGTTGCGCAATATAGCGGTGGCCATATGTGTAACCCCTATCAATAAGTCGACTTATCTGACATAGTTGTCATAATAAGGACTAATTTAATTTTTAACGGAGATTCAAAAATGGCGTTACAGGATTCCTACGATTCCATAATTACCACTGGAGTTAAAACTTCGGCGATCGTTTTGGATATTAAGAAAAGTGCATTACTGTCTCCGTTGAAACAGTTTAATGATCATATCAAATTCGTTACCGAAGAACAAACGGAAGTACCGTTATTTATTCACCCTATTTACGATCGTGAAAAACAGATCGTCTATGTAGACGCACGTGGTTTTACTTCAGTTGATCGTGGTGGTGAATTAAAGATTCGTAGTGAGTATGATTATCAGTTATCGATTATGCGGGCGAAGTTAGAACTAGCCTGGCAGTTAGAAGACCGCACTGATATTTACTCAGCCTTAGAATTACCTAATCAAATCGCTACCCGATGGATCAGTGAAACGATCTCACATCGTTATGGTTTAACGCCAGTACAGCAAGTGAAAGTTATTACAGTAACTGCGATGTTTATTATTGGTCAGTATTTCAACTCGATCGAAGATGAACTATCGATCAATCGTTATCTGCAGATGATCTCACGTCAGTATCTACTCGATGCTACTACAGTAGTACAAGTAGCTGAGACACTGGAAAATAATTTCCCGCGTGATATCAGTGAATTCATTGAAGCATTACAACGGTTAGAGATCTCCCCACGTTTGAAAGAGTTCAATCGATTGGTGTTCTTTAACATGTTATCTGGTAGCTGGTTCATGAATGCAAATCATCTGCAGATCGTGAGTTTGGCAGTAGAGTATCCACCTGCATTTGCATCGCTGGTATATATGGCTACACAGTTCACTGTCTATAAACGCTCAGGTATTGGTCAGCGAGTAGACAAAGCGAATCGCCAGAATGCCCATGCTACATTTATTCGACAGTTGGCACATATCACGGCTAATTACGACAAGGAGTAATAGATATGACGAATGGCTGGTTAGTTGATCATGCGATTAATAACGTATGGTGTCAGCCGTCAATCGATGCTCGTTATTTAGTCCGACCTGCCCGCCTCTCCCCACCAGAGGGAGAGGTGTACGGTATGGTTGTCTCTGAACACAGTATTCGGTTGCCGAAAGAGGAGACCTGGTATCATGTCTTCCAGATAGGTAATTTTGATTTAAGTCGCATTGGAGTTACACAGCCTTGGCGTGGTTGGGCTAAACTCGATGTACTATGCAATACTTACAATACCCACATCATGTTATACAACATCCATGGCAGGACGCTGCCACTGAGCTTGGCGTACATGCGGGTATTAGAAAACAACAATGTAATCATCGCGTTAGAGAGATATGACCTGCAGGCAGATTTTTCTAAAGAGGATCTCTATGTTCGCTTTTACGATGGTAAATTCAAATATAGTGCCGACTATCTCGATGCTTATAAAAGCTTTACTCAAAGTGCGATAATGCGTAATGGCGAGCAGATCTTTAATTTCATTGTTGAATATCAGAAAGCCAAAGCCATGGCTGGTTATACCTACGCATGGATTAATGGACACGCAGTAACTAATCTCACGCTAGATAATATCAAAATCTGGGATTACGTGGAGTTCTTCCACGATGGATTAGTGAAAGAGGTCGTAACTTTTAACGTTAAGACATTACCTACGTTTACCAGTACATTAGATCAAAAGCGCAAATACATCTTACATCCACCGAAGAAAACAGATACCATCGATTTCAATAACGATGTAGAGATCTATTTATTCGATGGAACTGATGGTCGGTATTTCACCACGCATCGTAGTGAATCATTACGTCAGTTAACCCATCGTGACTTCGTGATTCCTACTGCTGATGTACAGCGATATACTGCGTATGAACCAGATTGGGTTGGTGTAGATAACTTAAAACTACAACTGACTATACGTCGTAGTGGTTTAGATCGTCCACTGATCTTTGAAGAGCATCGTATACATGAGTTGTATAAACTAAGCGATAGTCAGATACTGGCAGCAATGACTGGTATGGATTCATTATTGGCAGAATGGCAAGCTGCTAATTTAGAACGGTCAGATTATCTGAAAATCATGGCGGCTAAATACCCTAATATCACCAATGCATTGTGCACCTCTGGATATGGGTATAATTCGATCTCTACCTTGGTTGCTAGTACGCCACAGCGGACTGTGATCGACAATGGTCAAACACTGGTTAAGTTACCTCCACTGTTAGCGCAAAACTGCACGGTATACGAGTATGATGCTGCTGGGTGGTTGTTAGGCTATTACAGTACTACTGGTGACCCTACCGATACTTACTATTGTAAGAATGCTAACTGTGTTACTATCGAAGCTATTGAAGGTATAGGTACACGTACTTTAGATATCAATTGGAATGCTGCACTGTACCAGGTGGAAGATGGATTAAATTATCGCTTCTATCATGATACTTTATTGAGTGGGGTAGAAACTCACAACTATACGGATATCACAGGTACCGATGCGTATGCCATCGATGATAATGGGGTAGTTACTTGGGACCTGGATCAAACCAGACGTCGTCCGGTAGTGTGGTCAGATAAACGGTTCTTAGCGTATAGCTTTACTGAAGCAGTCACAGACGGGATATTGAAATTCAGTATCACACATCATCGGGCAGATTTGAATGCTGATCTACCGCTAGAGTTCCAACCTGAGAAACTGGAGCTGTGGTTAAACGGTAGACCATTGATTCAAGACTTAGATTACTTCGTACAATGGCCACAGGTAGTAATATGCTGTAAATCTTACCTGACTATTAATGATCAGCAGGTAGTTAACCCAGCTATTACTGTGCGTGCACGTAACGTCTCAGATCAACTCATAGTACCTAAATATGGTTTTGTGGTAAATGGGTTACTGAGTAACAATCGATTATTCGATGTGCGTGATGATAAAGTCGTGCGTATTGTTGTAGATGGTAAGTTACAGACCCGTGACGATTTAAGCTTCCGTGAAGATTTATCTATTGCTGTGGATAATGGGTTGAATGGTAAACCGTATCTAATTGATGATGCGACAATCCCACTGCGTCAGATAATCACTGGCAGTACCTATACCCTGCGTGATAAAGCGCGCGATATCGATGCTCGAGTAGAGTCGTATATGTCTGTACGATATCCTACACCGCTAGTCGCTACCGAAAACGTCATTACGGATAAACATCAGTTATACAGTCCTCTATTACAGAAACTTATTAACGATCTGTTAAAAGGTTTATTACTGCCAGTGGAAGATGATGAACGTAACTATATCAGTACACAGCAGTTTGATGTATTGATGGCGAATTACGAATATCTGGTGGACTTCGATCCAGTTACCCAAGGGGTAGATACTAAATACGTCGAGATACATCCTCACAATACCTATGAGGTACTCGAATTAACTCCGATTCAATACGCTATGGTCGAGCGGGCTAATTTCCGCTATCTGAAAAACCAGGTAGTATTAAACAAACTCTTACGTGTGAAGGTGTAATCCATGGCAACCGATAGCTCGAATACAACCGGCATTGGTGTACCATTAGTTGATATCGCCAGACGGTTTACCGTCTGGTATATTGATGAATTGTATACTGGGCCCACTGGTACTGGGCAATATGTACCTAATGTCAATGACTTGGTTATTGATTATCCGTTAAACTGCATGTGGCGTATTACTGAAGTTGATTACTCTGCATTGACGTTTACTAAATCACTGTATAAACCTGTGACTATTTATAACGATACTGCAGAGATCGGTGGATGTGCTCCGTCGTCATCCGATACTTTCCGGGTGTATGTGGATCCATCTAAACATCCATATACCCTGCGGGTAGATCCACGGTTGAAATTCAGTGGGATGGATTTAGATCATATCAAAGTCTTTAAAGGCCGTGACATCACTACTAATGGTGTGGTATTATCTGCTTACTTTATAGATGGTAAATTGGTTAGTACTAGTATCCCTCTAGAGTTAGCTACTATCGATGGTGTTACCAATAAAACGGTTAAATACCCAGTACCTGGTGCGTGTCGTGAATTACCTGCCGATGGTGAGATGGTGACGATCGTGGTTTATTCTGATACTGATGAAGTAGCGTGTGTGGCAATTGCTTATGTCGTATTAACGAACATGGTATTAGCTGCTGACTCACCGTCTCGTCAGATCTTGGATATTCGACTGGTTTCACCATTCTTAGCGCCAGGTGATGATCATCTATTACAGTTACCAGTGAATATCCCATTGGACGATATTCCGATGTCTGGTCAAATCGTGTATAACGATGGTACTCGATCAGTGCCACTGGACGGTACCCGACTGCGATTAGATGGTTTACGTAACTCTGGTGCACATGACACCTATTACATCAGTACTATCGCTGGGCAGACTTTAGACTTGTTACTATCATATCGTTTAGCTTCTGATGAAACGTATTATGGTGCGGATATGCAGTCTGGGGTAATCTTTAAAGATTATCAAGCGACTACGTTAGATGTCGATGGTGCTTATAGTGTTAAACTGTACGTAGTTCCAAAATGGTTAGATGCTTACCGTGGATATCGTTTAGAATATTATCTGTATGATTTAGATCGAGGTAATGTTTTCTACGCAACACCATGGGTAAATCCAGCTGTGAACTCTGCGGTATTTGACCCACTGTTATACGGCGTTAAACAGCGTTTAGCGGTGACTGTAGATATGTCTAAAGTATCCTCTATCTATACGCCTCACATTCACGTACAATCGTTTGCAGTGTCTCTAATGAGTGCTGCTACAGTAGCTACTGCTAACTTCAAACTGGAATATACTCAGAACCAACCTGAGTATGGTGATGGTGTCTGGGCTAAGTTCTACTACAACAACATCACTTTCTGGATGTTGGATATTGCCTGTGGTGCTAAAACGAAACAAGAGTGGTTGGATTTATTGTATTGGAAGATCTATCCGCTATACGATCGTCGGACAGAATCTAGTGCACCTACCCCTACTCATTTCGAAGTAGTTACCAAGACGAAGAGTTATCTACGCACGATTGATCAATGGTTATCGCCATTCCATATTGACTTCCAAGTAAATGACACAGAAGAAGTCTTGATTAAATGGATTGCACGTACACCTGCAGATGATCTGTGTTTAGGCATGTCTTCAATGATTGCACATCAGAAAACTTAACACTAGGGGAGGTTCGTCCTCCCCTAACCTTATGTCCATGGACTATAATTATGATTTTACGAGAAGACGATTGGGGTTACTATGACAACGCCGTGATTGACTATAATACACCTAATAAGAGTTTTTTAAAATTAGCTTTTATCCACAAAGAGTTGGGTGTTAAACATTGGTTTATCTCACTGGCATTACATAACCCTACCTTAGCTGGAGTTAATCCCCATGGGACCGGTTTAACCATCGAACAGAAAGCCGGGATCGCGGTGGAGATGATGGATAACCCGTGGTTTCACTTTAGAGAGATCTGTAAAGTACCGCAAGATGGTACTGACCCAGTCCCCTTTAGAATCAATCGGGGCAGCTTTGCGTTATTCTGGACCTTCTTTAACAATATCGACTTAGCGTTGTTAATGATTCGACAACAGGGTAAAACCGTAGCAGTAGTGTGTTTGCTAGTACATCTAAAGCGTATTTTAAAGGACTCACGATCGATCCTGTTAACTCGCGGGAGTGATCTACGTACAGAAACCATCTCGAAGATGAAACAAGTACGGGATAGTTATCCTAAGTATTTGTGGAAACATGATCGATTTGATGCAGACAATACTGAGATCTTCACTTATAACGCACGTAGCAATAAACTACTGACCTGTATTGCCCAGAACTCAAAAGAGTCCGCGCTGAATGCAGGTCGTGGTATTACTACAGCACGGTTGTTCTCAGACGAAACTGCCTTTACTAAATTCGCTCGTATTATGTTACCCGCAGCCCTAGCGGCCGGGACTACTGCTCGACGGATTGCAGAAGAACATGGGATACCCTACGGTAACTTGTTTACCACCACCCCAGGTAAGCGTGATGAACCTGATGGTAATTTTGTGTACACAATGTTTCATAATGGTTTCTATTGGAAAGAAGCGTTGTTGGATGTGCCTACTCGTGAGGAGCTGATCCAGTTAATCAACACCAATTCCAAAGGTGACCGTACTCTGATTCATGCACCATTTACCCATCGTCAATTAGGACTAACTGATTTAGACCTGTATAAGGCGATGGCGAATGCCGGCGGTACCAAAGAAGAGCAGTTACGTGACTTCGGTCTACAATGGACTGCGGGTAGTTTGATGTCTCCTTTGACGGTAGATGAAGCGAAAGTCATCAGTGATAGTAAAACTGATCCTGCCTACATCGAGATATTCCCTAATAACTATGTATTGAATTGGTACTATCGTAATGAAGTCGATATTGCTAATAAGATGCAAGTTAAACATATCATCGGGTTAGATACCTCAGATGCGGTAGGTCGTGATAATATCTCATTGGTTATTCTTAATTCAGAGACATTAGAAACAGCAGCCGTATCTATCGTCAATGAAAGTAACTTAGTTACATACGCTAACTGGTTAGCTGATCTTTTGATCAAATACCCTAGTACTATTTTAGTGATTGAGCGTAAATCCTCAGCACCAACGATGATTGATGCTCTGTTATTAAAACTCCCGGCCAACGGTATAGAACCAGCACAACGCATGTTCAATGCGATCGTACAAACCAGAGAGAATGATGACGAAGACCTGATAGCATTTAAACGGTTAAGAGGGGCGCGGGATGATCGCTTCTATGATACTTACCGGAAGTACTTCGGGTTTGTAACCACTGGTCCATTACGTGATCGCTTATATAGCGATACACTGAAGAACGGTGTGAAAATCGGTGGAGGATTAATCCGTGATAAAGGACTGGCGTCTGAGTTATTAGCACTGGTCGTAAAAGACGGACGTATTGACCACAAAGCCTCTGGACACGATGACTGCGTTATTGCCTGGTTATTAGCGTGTTGGTTTATGTTCTATGGAAAGCGTCTTGATTTCTACGGGGTGAATAACCGCGTGCTGATGCGTCGACAGGCCCTAGGGGCAGCCGGTACTGAAGAAGAACTCGAAGACATCATGATGGAGGATGAAGAACAACGTGCATTGAGCGATGAAATAGACGAACTATGTTCGAAGATTACGCAGAATCGTAATCCTTTCATTAAAACGAACCTGGAACGACAATTGCGAGTGAAGCTAGCGGGGTTGAAACTGGATACCAGTCAAGCCTCTACATTAGGGGAACTCCAAGACTTGATCCGTAACGAAAAACTAAAATCGAGGTACTCTTAATGTTAATTGCCTTTATTGTGTTGGTGAATCTAATCATGTTGGTTATGTGTCGCCATCTCATTTGCTACGCTATGAGTAAAGCCTCTGGTTGGGTTACAGCAATACCATTAACATATTACCGCGGTGGTGTAATGGCTAGTGCCGCTAGTTTGGTTGGCATTACTAATAGCCTTGTAGTACACCTAGCCCAAATATCGTGAAATATGCGTAGTACCTACTGGATGTCCAGTAGGTACTACGCCTTATGCTGTTTAATCAAACCTTAGGTTTATTCTAACCTCGAATAAAAAAATACTCAGATATATATTACCTAGTGAAGTTAAGTAGGATAACCTGCTTAGTCTACTTCAAATCTACTATTAATTAAGGAAATATATCATGAAAAACAAAACTAAATTCGCATTGAAAGTTACCGCAGCAGTAGCATTAACCGCCACCGCAGTTTACTGTGTTTACCGTTTAGGTAAAGATCAGGAAGTCATTACTCCTGACGAAGCAGAAACCATCGCAGATGGTGCTGAAACTGTAGTGACCACTATCGGTGATGGCATTGAAGCTGGAGGTAACTTCTTCCGTAAATAATTACTAGTCAGTAGGTAGTCGAAAGACTACCTACTACTAAGGATCTATCATGAGTAATAAAAATAATAAAACTACTTTAGGTTATAAACTTAGTGTAGCTGCAGGATTCGTGACTGGTGTAGCCGTAGTATCTGCTGCAGTATACATTGGTTATAAAGTAGGTTATGGTAAAGGTCATACTGATGGTGAAACTGTCGGGACGTTGTTCAATCTGGCATCTAAATTAATTAAATAGTTATCACAACCAACGCAAGCTAATGGAGCAACGTATGTCAAATGTATATTGAGCATTTACACACTCATTACGTCGATACATTAGCAGAACATCATTCAATGTTTGCATAAGGAGTACTATCATGGACTTCAAATTAATCGGATTAGGAGTAGCCGGTATAGCTACTCTGTGTGGTCTAGTTTATGTCTCAGCGCGTGCTGGGGCTAAAGCTGGGGTAGCTGCACAAGCGGGTATACTCCGCGATGCAGCACGACAAGGTGCCGAAGAAGGCGCTACTGTAAATATCACTATATCAGGTTGTGAAGAATCTGATGTAACCGCAAACGTAGTAAACAAGGAGCAAAATCATGGGTAAATTTATTGGTGGATTCGTAGTTGGGATTGTCACTGTAATGGCAGTTGGCGTCTATATGACTGTGAAAGATGCTAAGGCTACTCCGCAGGATGAGCAGCCGAAAGATACTGATCAAGAAAACAAACCTGAATAAATATCATTAGGTGGACCGAGGTCCACCTACTATCAACGTTAGCTAATAGGTATAAATCATGAACAAATTAATCGAAGTAGCATTAATCTCTTTAATCGCCATTGCTGTTATATTTGCGATGGTTCTCAAATCACCGGTGATTGCATTCGCTGGATTGTTAATCACAATCGGTTCAGTAGTATTATTCTCTAATGATACTACTCCTATTAAAGCTATGGCACGAGGTAAATAAAATGTCTTTATTAAACAAATATGATTGGGTAATGTCAGTAGTACTAACTGTGTTTATCACTATGTTAGAAACGGGTTTCTGTACCACTGGAAGATTCTGGGCAGTAGTAGCAGTAGCTGCTATCGGACATATGCTGTATCGTCATTTAGATCGCAAACATCGTAAAAATGAACGCATGTGGCGATTAATTGAAAAACGTTTTTAATCAAATAACTTAACTGGAGTAAAAAATCATGTCTATATTAAAAGCAGGTTTGTTGTTAGTAACTGGTGCAGTACTAGGTGGTGGGGTAGTATGTGAATTACTACGTCGTCGTGAAAACTCTAAGACGTATGAAGTGTCGTTGATCAAAGGTGTAGCGACTGAACCATCTGAATCAGATGTCTATATGTTAAATGGACAACTGAACACCATTTCAACCGCTCCTTTCCGTATGCATGTTATTCAGGATTTTAAACTGGAAGTTACTGTAGCTGATGACGGCATTTATTTCATTCCAAAACATAATGACTTAGAAGTCGTTATGTTGGTGAAAGAATGTATGGGGTTGAATCAGATCGATGGTGTTATCTTCCAATTAGGTCAAGAACCTGAGGAATATCACACTGTACGTACCGGCGAAGGTTGGAAAGCTAGCAAGATTGCTGGTGATAAAAGTACTCCTGTAGATAACACAGTAGAAGTCCCAGTGGCTGAACCAGTAAAAGAAGCTAAAAAGGCATAAGTCTCCATTAGAGTAGTCCCATATGGGACTACTCTAACTGGTTGATTTAATTGATCTTTTTTTTATCTGTATTGATTAGACGAGATGGCACGTAGTAAACAGTACAACATAATCGCAGTGCGTACTGAAGCTAATGCTGCTGGCGATTTCAAATGAGAATTCGCTTTAGCGTAACGTTCAATACGTTCCCGTAGTTCTAACAAGATCGGATCAGTCGACTTCGACGACATATACATGGCTCGAAGTTTCACCAGGATAATCCCTACGTCATTAAAACGGATACGATTACGGGCGATGTAATCGAATGCATGGATCAGTGTATGCTCGAGCATCCATTCGACTTCATCTCTGTGTGTACCTACTGGTTCATTACACATCATCTTTAAGATATCTAAAAATGCTTGCTCTGAAGTAGTGGACATCAGGTTCAGTATCACATCCACCAATGGACGTTTAATGAAACTCGCTTCATTACCCGATACATCAAACAAATACTGTTTGGCATTATTAAAGACATTGACATGATCTTTAATGATTTTATCGCCATCTATCGTTAAAGTCGATTGAGTAGTCTGTATACGTAGATTACCTGATCGGACTTTATCTAAGACGTTGTACTGATCTTTGATCGTTTTACGAGTACGGGTTTGCATATCGGTTACGATATAGACGACTTTGTCATCTGGTTGGAAAGTCTTGAGTGCATGTACGTGTGGTGATTCATAGTTAATGAATGACTCTGCACGATCACGGAGGATCTCTCCCCAGGAACCCATACGCTTGATATTGAACTTCAGTGTAAAGGCCGCGTAGGTGGCTTCTGCGGCAGCTTTATCTACTAGGCGTGGAAAGTACTGAGAGTAGATCGAACTAATAAACCGGAACTGTAGGATTACTAGCGTATCAATCATCGCCTGATAGATCACCGGATCTTTCGCATGTGGTGATTTATAGAACTGATGTACTACCCAGACACAGGATAAGTTAAATACATCAGCACCAACTTTCCAGTCTTTATCGATATAAGGTACTGCATGTACACACTCTCGTAAATAGTCTTCATCGATCTGTAAGATATCATCAAACCATTTAGCCCGATCGGTATCTAAGAATCTGATACGGTCGGTACCTAACAGATTACCACCAAAGAAGTTGATGTGGTCATCATTACAAGTTTGGAGTCTTACTAAGAAACTACTGATGGCACGCGCTAAACGCTGCGTAGGCTCGATATTACCAGCAGCAGCCGTAAAGGCTGACGTGAGTATAGGAAAGTCGTTAGAATTGCTTACAAACGATTCTAGGGCCACTATAGACGATGTTTTAAATAGCCTATCGGTGGTAACATGTAAAAGTGATTGAAAAGGCATACTAACCTCGGTTTAAAGGGATCTAGAATATATATTATCTTGTGTTATTAACCCAACTAAATAAACATATCCTCACGGAGAATACTCACAATGGAAATTCTATCTAAAGGTGATTTTTACACCCATTACAACAACGGCATGTTTTCAGTGGAGTCTACCCATGCAGTTACTGCATGGCGGAAACCGACCGGTGCACTGTGTCAAGTAGTTCAAGACGGCGATTGCACACAGCTATTCAATGGCGATGTACGATTGATTAACGATGCATTATCAGCTGAGTTAGTTAAGCAAGGTGTAACTGGTGATGTAATTATACATCATCCGACTATCACTCGTGCAGTCTCTCGTTGGTTAACTTACAACCTGGGTAAAGAAGAACCTACTGAGTGGTTAGATGTGATACGGGTTTATACTTTCGGCGATCCAGGTACACCTGGCCGGATACGTGTAACTAAACTCGAACCATTTACTTTACAACATAGTGAATTAAAATCCACGATTGATTTATGTTCTAAATCACTGGAGTTTGATGGACTGTATATCGATGCTGAGTTAGCCGTAATGGGTATGCGTCGATATCACTTACTACCGAATCGTTACGTCACTGCCACGATTCTATCAGTATTAACTACCACCACTAACTCTATCAAAGCGTTTATCTGTGAAGTGGAGCACGAAGGTCGTAAACACCACATCAAGATCACTGCAGCACCCAGCTGGTTGAAACGTGATTACTACCGTTATCGCCATCAATTAGCTGGTAAACAAGCCACGATTCAATATACCGTCTTTACACCAGGTGATCGTATCAACAACTTTAGCTCACCTGCTATCATATCAATTGCCAACTAAGGAGCCGGATATGGCTATGGATTTACCTATTACCCGGATCTCCATGGGGATCCTCACCCAATTAGACACTGGTGGTGTCTCGATCACCGACTGTGCATGGCATCAGGAGTTGATCGGATTACATAACGATGTAACTCTCGGTGATATCGTTGCTTGTGTGCATACTAAACGTGACGGGATGCATATTCGCAAACTGATGCGGATTACCTCAGATTATGAGTTTGAAACGCTCAATCGACGGATGATCAAATCTGCGTTAAAAGATACTCTGCATCCACAGGGTTTATTGATCCTGGATATCGGCTTACTCTACGAACAAAATGGTCATTGGTTCGTGGGTGAACGACCTATTACGATTCAACCGGATGGTGATTCTGGTGAGTTTCTTTATACACTGGAGACACCTTAATGACTACCGCATTACTACAGCTACTACTGTGGAAACAGATCACAGTAGGGATTATTGGACTAATACTCTTATCTGAAAATCACCAGCATCGCTACTCTGCACTCGGTAGATTGCAAGCGGTCTGGTTAGCAGCACTGGCATTTAGTCCACTACTCACCATAGTCTATGCTACCGTCTGCCGATGCTTTGCAGCTCCTGTACTACCACCTATTAAAATTAAAGGCTTTACTGGTGGGTATGCCTTGGTTATAGCTGCCAATTGCGTCAGCGTACTTCTGATTGGCTTTAAATGGCCTTTCTGATCTACTAACTGGATACCTTCGGGTATCCAGTTATTTTTTGTCTTAAAATGTCCTATCGAGTACAGACACAAAAAAGAGCTAGGTAGGCCGAAGCCTACCTAGCCAGTTACCCTATGAACAGTCTAACTATGATTAGACTTACTGCAAAATCCAAAGCAGGAGAATGGCCCGGTGTTGCCACCGGGCACTGCAGCGAACCAAACCTCGATCGTAATACGAAGATTCTATCTGACGTTGAGAGGAGGCAATGTCTGACAGTCATCGAAGCTCTGATGTCACCGGCCTACACACCGGCGTGGATAACCCATCAGGGGTGGTTCGTTTGATGACGTTAGTCATCATCTCGATAGTCCCATCGAGATCACTGTCTACCCGACAGTGATGGATTTAGCAGGTCCGAAAGATCGTTCACGGCGATCTACAGAGTCTAATGACTCCACGGACAACTGGCCAGGTTGATATACTGTATCCGCATCCAGTATACCGCTCTCAAAGGGACTGACTTTGAGAGATTCCACAGAATTGAGCCATGGGCTACCCACTGGTTTACCAACGACGAGGTGAAGGAGTAAACCTGCTGCTGGAGTGCTCAGCAGCACAGCGGCTGCAGTGTGCTGAGCGGTGGGTAAGTACGTAACAACACGGGAGGTTGTGTACGGTGAATCAGCGAGTGTGCACTGGTCACATACCATGGGATTCAATTCCGGTGAATACTGCGTCGGAGACCGACGCGCCTAGACTTCGATGATCATCCAATTCGCTAACCAAGCACGGAGGCGCTCTGGTGTTTCTGCTGTGGACCAACCGGTAGTGCCAGGAGCCTAGCGGTTGTAACGAGTTAAACTCGTCAGATCACGTCGTCGATTACAGCGACGACGTATAGCCACCCCTAGTGCCGCCAGTCCGAAGACCAGCCGCTAGGCGGTGTAATATCCAACTGGACCTTTCGGCCAGCCAGAACTGTGTAGCGCTACTGGCCGGAGCCAGTACGCTGTGGCCGAAACCACTGGTGATCACTAGCCGGGGCTACCGGCGGGATCGAGTGCCAGGTCAAGCCTGGTGGAGTATCCCAGCTCTGCTGGGCGATGTCAGCGGCAGCCCTAGGGCTGTCACCAGGTGCTGTCACGGACTAGGGCCGATCAACCAGCGTCACCGCAACCAGGACGACCAGTGCCGTGGGGCAACGGGTTACCGGGCTGGGTGTACTCGGCGGTCTGGCTGAGCCAGGTCGTCGGAGTTCGGTGTACCGAGTTTGAATTTTTCAACGCAAATTTCGGTGCATAGTATTCACAAACTTTCCGGGAAAAAATCACGGACCCTTGGATTTACTGGGTTTGTCGAAAATAATCTACTCGAAATCGTGGTGATTTCGGCGGATTGGGATTCGAATCGTGGTTTTCTCGGTCGGTTGGGTAACCGCCAGGGCCGTAGCCCTGGGGTCTAGATCCAGTCCCTGGGGACCGGCTGCCCTCGGCTGGACCTCAGGGGTCCTGCACAGCCCCGGAGTGATCCGAGTCGAGCTCCTGGCTCTGGGCCAGGTGTTTACCCAGCGGCTGGGTCCAGGATCGTTTGGGTCGATCTGGATCGGCACACGGAGTTTACATACCATGGGGATCCCAGTGTAAAAATTTACACGTTTGGATTTTCCGGTTGGGTCGTCGGGATCGCTGACCGGGAGGTCGGATCGATCGGACTGGGTAATTTACATACCATGGCCCTGCCGTGTAAAAAATTACGTGTTTTCGAATTCGGGGATCAAGACCGCCGGTTCGGTTGACCGACCGTCGGGGTGGGGGTTTTACCCAGCGGCTGGGTCCAGGATCGTTTGGGTCGATCTGGATCGGCACACGGAGTTTACATACCATGGGGATCCCAGTGTAAAAA